AAAAAAAAAAAAAAAAGGGGGGAAAAAAAAACCCCCCCGCCAGTCTGTTACATGATGAAAGGGCTGTTCAGCTTGTCGCGACCCTCTTTCATCAGAGCCAGCGCCTTGGCATCGTCCACCGTGGAAGCGATTTGACAAAGCACCTTGTAGTTCTTTTTGGGCTGCTGCGCCCCGCTATCCACACGATAGCCCAGGCCGTTGCCGCGCATCATATCCGTTCCCTCAATCGGTTCATACACCTGCACATGAATAGAGGGCTGCTGCGCCACCGTCCGAAAGTTTTCCACCACATCATGATATCCAACCGTGACGCGGAGAATCCGCCCATCTTCCAATTTGATATCTCGAATGGCCTGCTTTTCGCCCCAGGTGACAAAGTGCATCACATCCAGCCTAAAGCCGCCGCTCAGTTGCCCGTTCCACTTTTCGATCTGCGCCCTCGTGATTTTTGCCATGATAAAATCCTCCTATTCTTTATTCAACGGCGATCCGCTTGCAATCGCCGGAAAGAACACGCTCCAGCTTGCTTTTTACACTGCCCAGGTTTTCCGCCTGGAGCTTTGCCATGCCGCGCTCCATCTGGTTCGTGCTGCGCCGTGCCACCTGCTCATAGTAGTTGATGGTCAGCTCCAGAGCGCTCACCGTCCAGGTGATTTCCGTTTTCGTCAGCTTTTCCATTCATTACACCTCCAGGCCACGCCGCATCTTCATGCCGTCCACAACGGCACAGATCGCGCTCATTGCGTCCATATAGGCATCCATTTCCTCATACTTGCCATCCGCCCGGCTGCTGCTCGACCACTGCCCATACAGCATCACGGCCATATCACGGATGTTTTGCAGCTCAATGTCCGTCCGGCCATCCAGCTCCAGCACTTTCTTGACTTGCGCCGCCTCTTCCTGGTCAATCCAGCCACGCTCTTTCGGTTTGAAGTTTTCCTTTAGCTCCATGATGGAGTGAAAATCGGTTTTGGTTGTCATGGTAACATCTCCTTCTGTTATATCTTCCGCCGTTCATCAAGGGGAATTAACCATAGATGCAAATTTCTTTCGTGAAAATTAAGTACAGTCCAAACGGCAGGAGAAGAACAACCGCCGTTGCATCCCTATCTTCCGGGGTCTTTCCAGTAGCACACACCAGGCAAATCAGGATGGAGAGAAGCACGAAAACCAGCCCATATAGTTTCTGTTTCCGCATCAGCTTCCGCCGCTGTTCCCGTGTTTTCCGCCGCATCATCCGTGTATTTTCCATTTTCTGTTCCCTCCGTCTGTTCTACTTATTAAAAGAGATTCACACCATCAGGCATGATATAAAGGCTGATTCCGCTATGCTCGACCTTCCAGCCCTCCAGGTGGTAGGCATCCACCATGGGCAGGTAAACGGGATTCTTCCAGCCATCCACCACCAGGCGAAAGTCCAGCCCATCCACCAGGACGGAAACGACTTGACGGGAAACGGTGCCGTCTGTGATAACCACCAGGCCACCGGACGCAATCCACGCCGCCAGCCCCATTTCCAGCGTGGGAAGCTGTTCCACACTGTTACAGCGCTGCATATCGTCATCCACCGCGCCCAGGTTGAACACACGCCCCAGGTAGTAGGCTTTCGCCTCTTCCAACGTCCCATTGAAGCCGGTTTCCAGGCTATTGCCATTTTCAAAGCCGATTCTGAAATACAACATGCTAAAGCCCTCCATTATGTTTTCCGCTGTTCTGTTCTTGAAATTAACCGGAAATTTCACTTTTTCAATCCATCCGCCCCAGCGCCGGCGCTCATCCAGCGCCAGGGCTTTCGGATTGATTAACTTATTCCTTACGCCGCCACCATGCCAGAGGCCACCAGGTCAGCGCGGATCTTCTTCAGGCGCTTGCACACCGCCGCCTCAGAGATTCCGATCATGGCCGCAATTTCCTTGCTCAAATAGCCGTCACGGATTCCCTCAATAATCATGCGGTCTTTTTCGTCCCGTCCGTTCACGAATTCATCCAGCGCCAGCCGGGAGACGACGGCGGGTTCCGTGTTGTCCTTGCGGTTCGTCGCTACGGTTTCCAGCGCGTCCACCTGTTCGCCGTTCTTGTCGGTGATGGTGTCCACACGACCGCGCCCGCGCTTGATATCGTCGTTGTAAACCTTGCGGATAGCGTCTTTTGCGGAGCGATACACCAGAGAGGTGAGAGAGATATTGACCTTGCCAGCCGCCGCCCGCTTTGCGTTCAGCGCTTCCAGATAGTCAGCGTCCAGTCGGTCCGCCAGCTTCAGCCACGCCTCATTCACCAGCCCATCAAGGCCATGGTAGCCCAGGAACCACGCTACAGTCTCGTTATACTGGAGATAGTGATCTTCCGTGCTGTAGCCGATCTCGTTCTTTGCCGCCCGCTTGACGCAAGCCGTCAGCATGTTGATCTGCTGCTGCTCGCTCATCGCCTGCCACTGGTTCAGGATGTTGGAGTTCTTGACGTGTTCCCACGCCATTTCCAGGCAGATGGAAAACACAGGGCGCAGGCCGCCGGGCTGCTTGTTCGCGTGGTAAATCTCCCACGCCTTGCTCATGACTTCATGCAGATTGTATTTCATGGTAAAAGCTCCTTTCAAATCGTCAGGCGGTTTACGCCGCTGTTTGTCCTTTCTTTTGGGTTCCCACGACCGCCCGCAGGCGGTTTCGGAAAGTCCCCAGCTTTCCATCATCAGGTGGGTTACTCAATCGCGCCCCGCTTTTTCAAGTCGTAGAAGCACCAGCGGTTCACAGCCGGTTCATCCATTCCCTTGAACGCTTCCATCTCTTCATCAAACTGCGCCTTGTACCGCTCGATCTCGCCGCGCTGTTTGGCAATGCTTGCACCAAAGTAGTTGTACCCAGCGGCCAAGTCCGCCGCCATGTTCCGCATCATCGTGCCCATCATCGCCTGTTTATCCTCAAACCAGAGGTCGAACCAGTCGTTCCGCTCATTCAATCTTGCCATGCTGTTTAGCTCCTTTCTTGAAGTCCCAGACCAGCGGGGAGAAGTCCCCGCCACCTGGATTGCTTAACTATTTCCTTAGATGAAGTACATGCTGCCGTTGTACTCAAGCGCCACGGCCTCTTGCCCCATCTCGTGCTTCAGTTCATTGCAGAGGGTAACAACATCGTCAATGTACTTTTCAGCCGCCGCCGTGTCACAGAATGCGAAAACCATCGTTGTTTTCTCAGCCACCAGAGCGCCATTCTCAGCCACCCAATACCCACGGACAGGGGAAGCAGTAGCACCGCCGAAGCACTCAGACAGCAGGCGCGCCACGCGCTCAACCTGGGCGGAGTTGTCGATCTCCTTGTTTACATCGACCGTAGCAGGCACATAGACGGTGATCTTGCTTTTCAGGGGAATAAGGTCTTTCAGTTTCATGGTGTCGATCTCCTTTCAAGATTGCTTAACTAATCCCTTTTGGGGATTCCGCCCGCCGTCCACCAGAGGGGAAGCGGCGAACCGGAGTTGATTTACTATCTCCTTAACTCTGGTACTATTATACCGCACTTTATGGGCGAAGTCAAGAAAAAACCGCTCAAAATTTATCGCTTTTCCCTTGAATAATAACCAAACCTGCAAGGCTTGATCTGTGCAATTTGACGAACGGGATACGCCAGCCACCACGCCCACCGCCTGCCCATCACCCAGCCCAGCCACCACCACCGGCACGGCCTGGACACCCGCCAGCCCTGCACCAAGGCGGAGCCAGGAGCCAGGGAAGCCCAGGCGGAGCCAGAGCCAGCACCCAGTAGCCCCCAGGCAGTCAACGCCCAGCAGAGGCCAGCAGGAACCAGGGGAGAGCCAGCCGCCAGAGGACGAAAGGCAAAGCCAGCACCCAGCAGAGGCGGAGAGGACGCAAGGCCAGCAGGAAGCGCCAGCCCTACCCAGCCCAGGGAACCGGGAACGCCTGCGCCCATGCAGAGCCAGCGCCCAGCCAAACACCAGAGCCAGCACCCAGCAGCCTGCACCCAGGGAGCCGACGATCTGGAGAGGGAGAGAGGGGGAGAGGGGAGAAGAGAGAGGGAGCGCACAGAAAATCACAGCATAAGAGCGCCGCCCACCACCTGCACCCGATGAGGCCACCGCCCAGGCGCTCCACCCATGCCGCCAGCCGTCCCAGCATCCCAGGCCAGACGGCCAGCCCTGGAGAGCGCCCAGCGCCAGGGAATTCAATTCCGCTTTTGTGGAGTATGCGGAACCGCCCTTGACCAACGCCGCCCACGCTATCCCAGGGGAGGCAAGGCAAGGGGGATACTTTACATTTTGAGCGCCACCGCCACGGCGAAAAATCCGCCTTGTACCCCTTTCTTCACACCTCTAAACTTTTCACCCACCCAAAATCCTTACATCACACCCTTGGTCATCGTGTTAATCTTTGGTTTTATGATTTTTCGACTCCGCACTCGGTTTTTACATGTTGACCATCGTACTTTTCTTTGGATCTCAGATTTCCCAGCTTTTATTTTAACGGGTGGATTTGGAAAGGAAATCGCCGTTGATTATCGCACGGAATCTTTATCCTATCATTATAAGGAGTAAAATAATCAACTTTTTTACCAGATTTCATTGACAAAGACACCCCATTCTGCTATAATACATAGTGTAGAGATACCTTACCTTTAAGCCGTAGGCCAACGGTAATTTCTCTTACAAAGAAATTAGTTAATCTATCTTAAATGGAGGTTGTACTATGGATCAGCTTGCCGAGAATACGATTGTTACGGTTGCCTTACATCCTGGCTTGGAGCAATTCTTTAAGCAGCAGAAACCTCATAACTACAAGAAGAACGAGAGACAAACCGTATACCCGATCAAGAAACAGGAAGAGATCATTGCTATGGCGAATTGGCTTCTGGAGCATAAGGATCGGAAGTATGTTCTGGCTTTTGCGCTTGGTATCAACCTCGGACTCAGAGCCAATGAGCTTCTGTCCTTAAAGATGAACCAGGTTTTCTGGCCTGATGGATCTGTAAGGATGAACGACGATCTGGAAGATACCTCAGATGGGATTGAGATTCTTCAGAGTAAGACAAAGAAATTTAGAACCGTATTCCTTAACGAAGCTTGTAAGGATGCTCTGGAGTGGTGTTTTCCAGAGAGGGGAAGCTATTTACATTGTGATGGATACCTCTTTCCCAGCAGAGAAGGTGGTTCTATCCAGGTAGGCACTTTCCGTAAGGTTCTGAAAGAGGCAGCGTGTGCTTGTGGAGTGAAACAGAATGTTGGAACCCACACCTGCCGTAAGACATGGGGATGGCACCAGTATAAGTATAATTCCGACAAGGCGAACTTGGATATCTCTATGCTCCAGCGGGCGTTTGGGCATAGTTCGCCGGAAGTCACCCTCAGATATCTTGGTATTACGGATGAGGAAGACAAGGCTTTGTATCGGAACATGTGTATTCATGTTGTTTCAGACAAAGGATTTGAAGACCATGGTTTGCTCAAGACATTAGGGTGAGACAATGTTATTTTGAGACAGAGGAAAGAATACATGTATCCCCCACCCCTCTAAAAGGGAGACACTTTTCAAAACCCATTCACCAACGGCCTTTTCTGCTGTTTTTTCAGGGCGTTTTGCTGAATGGTTTTCAGCAGAGTTTACATAATCACCTGCTTGTAAGGTCTAAAATCAAAGGAGCGAGATACCATTGGACATCAAAATCTGCGACGCAATCATGGGGGCGGGGAAGACCAGCGCCGCTATCAACTACATGAATGACTCTCCTGGGAAATTCATCTTCATTACGCCGTATCTCAAAGAGTGCGACAGAATCATTGATAACTGCCCCATTAAAAATTTCAAATCGCCAAAGGATAAGCCAAGGAGTAAGCTGCTCAACCTCCACTTCCTTTTGGAGAGAGGATTCAACATCTCCAGCACACATGCTCTCTTTGCCAGCTATACGGATGAAACCATTCGGCTGATCAGAGAAGGGCATTATACGCTTATCATGGACGAGGTGTTTGAAATCGTTAAGGAGATCAACGTCTCGAAAGGCGATGTGATGGATCTCCTTGCGAATGGATACATTGAAATCGACAAGGAAACCTGCCGGGTTAAGTGGCTCAATGATAACTATGTCGGAACAACCTTCCAAGATCTTATGCTGAGAGCTAAGGCCGGCACTTTGCTGTACTACAACGACACTTTTCTGTTTTGGATGTTCCCGCCGGAGGTGTTTCAGGCTTTTGATGAAGTGATCGTCCTGACATACTTGTTTGAGGCGCAGCTTCAGAAGTATTATTTCGACATCAATGGATTCACTTATCGGTACATTGGTGTGGAGCAGCGCGGGGGCAGTTTCTACTTTTCAGAGACGAACAACCAGTTTACTAAGATTGCCGGCCTAAAGGAAAAGGTGCATATTTTCGATAACAAGAAGCTGAACAGCGTTGGGGATGATAAGTTCGCCCTATCTTCTTCATGGTCTGAGAGACATTTTAGAAATCCTGTTTCGTGCGCCAAAATGCGTGATGGGCTATACAATGTCTTGCGGCATTATTACTCTGGAAAGAGTGGGAACAGCATGTGGACTTCCTTTAAGGCGCAGAAGGATAGGCTTACTCCGAATGGGTTTAAGAATTGTTTTGTTTCGTGCAGTTGTCGGGCTACAAATGAATATCGTGGAAAGAAAAACTTGGCCTATTGCGTGAATATCTTCTTCAATCCGTTCTTAAAGCGATACTTTGAGGAACATGGGTGCGTTGTTGACGAAGATAAGTATGCGCTCAGCGAAATGATTCAGTGGATTTGGCGATCCGCAATTCGTGACGGACACGAAATAAATATCTATATCCCAAGCAAAAGAATGCGAAACCTCTTGACAAATTGGCTAAATGAGGTTAGTATATAAGAAAGGAATTAGTTAATCTATATGTGTGAGTTTTGCAAGAAATTTGACTTTGGAACTGCCACTGCAAAAGTTGATAAGTACGGTGCCTCTATCTGTTTTGCTGGAGGGTTTGGGCGATATCCGAAAGAAGAGCAGTTCAAGTTTTGTCCAGTATGCGGCAGACGGCTCGATCTGTACAGTCGTGACGGCATGACCAATGAACAGGCAGAAAGATTATTGTTGTCTCACTTGATGCAGGTAGCATTTTTGATGCCCATTGAATGGGTTGAGAAAAACGGAGACGGCAGTGATTTTCAGAAAGCATATGGCATGGCTTTGGACGCTCTGCGGCGTGGAGGTGGTTGATTGAATAGGCCGAATTGCTATAAATGCAAATATCGTGGAAATGTACCAGGCGATGCACATAGCTGTTGCCGATACCCCGGAAACGATACGAACCTGTTTGCGATGTTTGATCAAGACAATTTGATTCAGATGATCAAGCTTGGAATCAAAGCTGATCGATACGGATTTGAAAACGGATGGTTCATGTGGCCTGTGAATTTTGATCCAGCATGGCTGTTAAACTGTAATGGGTTCACACCAAAGGATGGTGATGTGATGAATGGGCAACCAGATTAAGCAAGCCACGCAAGAGGCGTTTATGCCTCATGCGCTTCGTGTGGAGTTTGGTGATGCCTTAGCGATAGAAATTAGTAAGGCATATAAGATCGTAGATAAAACGGATGAAGCGCTCAGCTCGTTTATATTGGAATTGCGGCAAGCGGACACCGATGAAAGACGGATGCAGCTGTTAGACGCTATTTGGCGACGGCATTATGAATGTGTCGCTGACAAAATAATCAAAAGGAATTAGTTAATCAAATTTGGAGGTAAGAGAAATGCTCAACATTGAAAAGCCGGATAAAAATCATCCGTGCAACGGCTGTCACTACTGGAGGTGGATTGGAATCTGCCAGGCTTGTAACTACAGTCTTTTGACTGGACGGCTTAGGGGCTGTAAGGCTGGTTCAGAATGCAATAGAAGAATCCCTATGGATGAGGACTTGAAGCGGAAAGAGCAAATCAGGATTTTTCAGTGCGGATATATTGGGAGGCTTGAATGATTCCTTATGGCGCTATTGAAGAATGGTTTGGTGCTATATACCAGGGGGTAGATTATAGCTGGCGTTTTGAGGTGTCTACATTTGGTAGGTTGCGGAACGCAAAGACAAAGCATATTTACTCATTTGGCTACGGTGATGGCGGATATCTACAAGCTTGTGTGTCTATCAATGGTAAGCGGCTTAATGTACATGTACATCGGTGTGTGGCAGAAACTTTTCTACCAAATGAATGTGGGTATGAGATCGTAAACCATATGGATGGCTGCAAACAGCATAATGATGTGTGGAATCTCGAATGGTGTACCAGAAAAGAGAACTACTTTCATGCTGTAGATATGGAACTGATTGATTACGACATACCATATCGGATCGGGTATCTTTCTCATCTTGGAGCTTATTCAGGTAGTAGCAATGGAATGGCGAAATTGACGGAAGACGATGTACGGTTTATCCGCGAGGCATATGTCCCAAAGGCCAAAGGACAGAAATGCAATCGAAAAGAGATTGCGGAAATGTTTGGTGTTTCTCCAAATTTGATTTCAAAGATTGTAAGCGGAGCTGTGTGGACGCATGTTTGACACGAGCTTACATTTGTTAAAAGGAATAGATGGTAGGGGGTGTTTTGATATCGACCTAAAGTATTTGAAGTTGAACTGCGACATTGTTCGCATGATTTTAAGCGGAGATAAAGCTCAAATTCGAGTTCTTGTGAAGCAAGCAAATAGTCAAGATGAAGATCCGGCAGATCAATATGAGGCTGGAGATGTTATTGCCGTAAAAGAGACATGGGCTGTAAAAGACGGGAAGTATATTTATAAGGCCGATTACGACAACAACTATTCAAATGCTCTATGGGTTCAGTCAACCAGAATGCCGGATGACGCAGTTAGGCTGTTTTTGCGGGTAGTGAGTGTAAGAAAAGAAAAATTGCAGGATATTTCATCTGAAGATATGGAAAAAGAGGGCGTTTGGTTCCCAGGCACTTTAGATCCGCAAAATGAGTTTGCTGCAATGTGGAATGAGTCATTAAGTCCCCGTAAAAAAGAGAAATACTCGTGGAACAGAAACCCAATGGTATGGGTTATCGATTTTGAGCGAGTATCAAATAGTGAGGTGGCTACATGACGCTATTTGAATATCTTTCTTCGTCCATGGAAAATATGGCTCAGTTTGTTTGTGATCGTGCAATATTATCTCCATGCGATATTGTATGTAGAGGTAAGGAATGTACAGCTGTGAGTGGGTTTCATAAAACCGCGAGAGAACAATGCTTGGATAAGGTACTATCATTTTTATCCCAGGAGATCGAGTCTGAAGATGAATGATATCAGAGAAACATCTATTGACCATGTTTCTGGCGAGGACTATGCGACACTTTTTACAAGCGAGAGAAAGTGGATCAATTATATTTATAAGCTTAAAGAGTCGCACCCCGACGAGGTAGATATCAGGCATGTAAACGATGATGGAAGTTTGATAGTGCATATCCCAGCTTCATGGATGAAGATTAAACCCAAAAAGAAAGTAGTATTGACAGATGAACAAATAGAAGCTTCTAAAGCGCGTCTTGAAAGAGGTAGGCAAAAACGATTGAGTATGATAGGAGATGATGCGCATGTAGGTCTGGAAAGGAGCAGAAAAGATGAGCAATAATAAAAAAATGTGCGTCAGCTGCTATTGGTACGAGAATTGTTGTGGCGCAGAAATTTGCGATGAGTTTACGCCGTTGGATGACAGTTTAGACGAGGAATACTATGCTGGCATTTTGAATGAAAATTTAGAAGAATATCAATCTATTGTAGTGGAACAGCAATCATAATTTTCGGGCAGGTAGGATATATGATTTATTTTGATCATGCAGCAACAACACCAGTGAGAAAAGAAGCATTGAAATGTATGTTGCCGTGGCTTAGCTGTAATACGGGGAATGCAAGCTCGTTGCATAGTGCCGGCAAGCAAGCCAGAGCCACAATCAATCAGGCGAGAGCTTATGTCTCTGAATTGATTGGAGCAGAACACGCAAACGATATTATATTTACTTCTGGAGGAACGGAGTCCGATAACATGGCTCTGTCTGGGATGGCTCCGTTCCTTATCCAGTCTGGGAAAAGAGTAATCCTTACCAGTGAAATGGAGCACCACGCAATTTTGAATCAGATTCCGCATATAGATTTGCCCATTCAAAAAGCGCCGGTTTGCTTAAATGGAGTTGTTGATCTTGGCTGGATTGAGGATCGCCTTAATAGGTTTGATGTTGGCCTGGTCAGTATTATGGCAGTTAATAATGAAACTGGCGTTAAGCAGCCAATCAATGAGATTGCAGATCTTTGCAGAAAGTATGGTGCTATTTTCCATACGGACGCAGTTCAGGCAATTGGTCATATGGAAATCAATGTTTCAGATGTCGGTATTGATCTGCTATCGTTAAGCGGCCACAAATTTGGCGCTCCAGATGGGATAGGGGCTTTGTACATATCGAAGAGGGTAAGAGATATGATTTCTCCTATTTCATATGGCGGAGGACAGGAGTTTGGGTTTCGGCCTGGGACAGAGAATGTTGCGGGGATAGTTGGGCTTGGAGCTGCCGCACACATATTGATGGGCTGTATGAGAGAAGAGATAACGCAGTACGAGTTGATGTCGAAAATGTTTATCAAGCATTTGCGCACCTACGGATGCGATTTCCAAGTGAATTTTGAAAATCAAAATAGGGTTGGGAATATTTTAAGCCTATATTTTCCTGGCGTTGAATCGGAACTTCTTCTGCGGATGTGCGATGCAGACAGGCTTTGTATATCGGCGGCATCGGCGTGTTCGTCTGGTTCAAAATCTCCAAGCCATGTACTTACTGCATGTGGGTTTACGGATGATAAGGCAAGATCCACGGTTCGCATCTCGTTTGGGCATACAACGACAATTGATGAAATCAATTTGGCCTCAGTAAAGCTATTTTGCTGTGTCCGTAAGATAAGAGAAATGTTTAGGAAGTGATTAGATCAATGGTGAGTAAGACAGACCTTTTACAAAAGACAAGCGAATATATGGATTATATCTCTGAGCACAAAAAGAACATCCAAAAGGCATGGGATGAGATCCGAAATGCTACAATCGGGATTTCGCTGCTCCAGAGGCCAGCTATTCTCGACGAGATGAGCTGGCGCATCAAGAACCATGATGACAGTAAATTTTCAGAGGAAGAATTTGTCCCGTATCGACAGCATTTTTATCCTGTTGATGGTGAGGATATTGATCCAGCCGCATTTGATAGAGCTTGGAGAACCCATTACAGACGAAACGACCACCACTGGCAATATTGGGTAGATGAGGACGGGGACTTTATTTCTTCGTACAGCGTGGACAATAAAATTTGTGCATATCTTGAAATGGTATGTGATTGGCAGGCCATGTCTTATGTCATGGGCGGGAATGCTGTCTCCTACTATGAGTCGCATAAGTCATCTATCCAGATCGAGGCGTATTGGAGAGAGTTCCTTGAGGAAATTCTTTCTCTTCTCAGTGAGTATCTTGCAGTAAAGAGTGAGAATGCGGTGATGTGATGAACAGAGAGCAGAAAAGAGCGATGAAAAGAAAGGCTGAAAGCCGTGGCATAGATGGACACATGGTTGATGTATTTGTCGGCTTACAAAAAGTCAAGAAATCAACCGAACTGATAAAGGACGGAGATAAGGTCAGGATAAATATATCGTCTATCAAGAACCATCCTGACTATGATCGGCTATCTGGCTTGTACAAGGAATTTGTTGAATCCCATCAGGACGATGTGTTTACAGCCGTTATGGATAACGGCGTTGGGAAGTACGGCAGTCTTTTTGCGCTAAAGGAAGATCCTGCTGGATGGCTATTTTGGAGCGGAGACTTAATTAAGGTTTGATGAACAGGGGGAGATAGGTATAAGCCTCGATAAGCAAATTCATATTTATAGCTTTGATACAAGCGCTTTTTATACAGACGAAGAGAAACAGCTTGAAACTTCGATTAACGACCATTGCCTATCGAAGAATAGGCTGAAAGCAGAAAAGGATATCTTATCGGAGTATCACTATAATAGCCTATCTCTCGAAAAAGCACAGGCTAAGTACCGTAAACTATATAGAGTAAAAAAAGACGATCCTATTGATATTGGTGACAAAGATAGGATTCGCCAAATCAATAAGGAAATCAAAAATCACAACAGTAGTATTAAGCTCTTGAAGGGTGAATTGCTCAAGCTGCTGCAAACACACAGAGCACCCAGAGAGTTGCGTAGCGAGTATGTCGTTGATAAAAATGTGATTTCGGTATTTGAGTCTATGTTGACGCGGACACTTGGAATGAAGACTGGCAATCTGTATGATGACTTTATGGTGATTCGTACTTATTATTTCGATGTTATAGAAGACCTGATTCTGAATGGGTATATCTATAACGGAGAGAGGTATGTTTGTTTTACTGCGTCCGCCGGCCAGATCAGAACAAAAAAGACTGTGTTCATTAAGGAACGAGTATGGAAAGAAAATCAGAAAACGCTCATGTGTGGATTAACGGTTGACTCTATTAACGAGCGTGGCGGAATCAATATCAATAAGTATCTTGCTTATCTTGCTCTCTGTAACAGTGCAACAGATCCGTGGGAAGAGTTTGACATTACAAAGTCAATTGTTGTTGATGATATGGAGACAATGGTTCGTGGTACGGTTGATTTCATTGACCATAGAACATACACCACAGAAAGAAAGGTAATGGATATCCCAATTACGCATACTGATGGCTGCGGAATGGTTCTCCCGTCGTGCAATGCTAAAAACACAATGGTTCGTCTTCCTTGGGTGAAGGGGCTTTTGGCTGTTTTCCCTTTTGACCGATTTATCAGAGAAGCCGATAAGCAAGATCCGAGTGTCCAGCATGGAGTTGTGAAGGACATATATGGTGTGGAGCATGATGTACTGAAGGAAGATATCCAAGTTATTTTCACTAAGAGCCAGTTCAAGATGTACAAATATTATTCCAGCTGGGAAGAGTACATTGCTATGTACCAAAAGTATGGTTGTACTGCTGGGAAGTGCAATGAAGAGGAATCTTTTTTGCCAGACGCTAAACTGAATTATCAGATGTTACAGACGCTTACTGATATTTCAGAGGATGAAATTGAGCGACTTGCAAATCGATCCGTAGAGAAAATTCAAAAGGTTGCCTCAGACCGAGAAACTATGCTCGAAGTATTTGGAGCGTCATCGCAGTACAAGAATAAGAACGCTTTCCAGGAATGCCTTTCTATCTACCCTGAACTGCTTTCAGATCCATATACCAAAGAGATGCTACGGCAAATAAAAAAGAACCTTGTAAAAGAGGGGAAGTCTGCCAAGCTTGACTTATCCGCCAAATACATGTTCCTAATTCCAGATTTATATGCCTTTTGCCAATGGCTCTTTTTGGGAGACAAAGACCCATGCGGTTTGTTAAAGGATGGTGAGGTGTCAAGCTTTTTGTATCGTGCGTATGGGAAGCTCGATTGTTTGCGCTCCCCTCATTTATACCGCGAACATGCTGTGAGAAATAATGTGGTGAATGCCGAAACAAAAAAGTGGTTTGCTCCTAACGCAATTTATACGAGCTGCCACGATCTTATTTCAAAGATTTTGCAGTTTGATTGTGACGGAGATAAGAGCCTTGTGTGCGCAGATCCGCTTATCATTGAAATCGCAGAGAGGAACATGAAAGATATTGTCCCACTGTACTATGAAATGGCAAAGGCTGGCGCGGTCATTGTAACGCCGGAAGAGATTTTCCATGGATTAAGAGCGGCCTGGACTGGTGGAAATATTGGAGTAATCAGCAATGATATTACGAAGATCTGGAATAGCGATGATGTCGATATTGACGCAATTAAGATACTTTGTATGGAGAATAATTTCTGCATTGATTACGCAAAGACGCTATATAAACCAACGAGGCCAGAGCATATCAATGCAAAGCTTTCTCAGATAACCGGCATGAAAGCGCCTCATTTCTTTGTGTATGCAAAAAATAAATCATCTCATCAAGTTCAAAAGACGAATGGCAGCGTAGTAAATCAACTTGATAAAATTGTTCCCAATAAAAGAATGTCATTTTCTGCAAAAAACATTGGTGCTTTTAAGTATCAATATCTGCTGAGCAACATGAGTAAGAAGGTTCATGTAAGTCAAGAAGTTATCGACTTGTACAACGAGGTTGAAAAGCAATATCGCTATTCAATTAGCTTTTATGATGACAGTGCAAATTTTTCATATGTTAGAGATAATATCCTGAGTAGGTTTGATAGCCTCGGAATGAATAGAATTGATGTATGCGATACGCTTGTAAAATACCTATTTCATATGAAACAAAGTAAACGTAAAAATGTTTTCTGGATGTGTTTTGGAGATGTTGTACTGGATAATTTGAAGTTAAATGTCCCATCTGGATCAATACAGTGCCGTAAATGTGGTGAGCGTTTCATTCCAAGCTCTCCGCAGCAAAAGATATGCTCCAGCTGCTCATCATATCAACCTGTATTATCAAGAAAAGTAAAATGTGTTGACTGCGGAAAAGAGTTTGAAGTTCCTGGATCGGTTAGAAATAAGAAACGCTGTGATGAATGTCAGAAGAAAAAATCGCAGGAATATGAACGAGAAAAGAAAAGAAAACAGCGTAGTGTAGCGTAAATGTCCCTATGTTTAATTTAGAAGTTGTTTCTTTGAGAACAGGTCGTTATTCAACGGCAAAATATGCTTTGTGTGAATACACAAAATCGCATATTTTGTCATTCGGGATTGAGAGAATATATCGTTGATTAACGATGTTTTTGTGTCCAAAATAGAAATGTCCCTTTAAGGGAAGAAAACCGTTTTTATTAAGATATTCGGTGTCTCCTGTCCGCATGGCCGTGGGGATTACTCACGGCCTGGGACATTTTTATGAAAAGGATTGATATACTGTATGATTCCAGTAACGAAGGAAGAGGCAAAGTTGCTCCGGGAGCTTTACCCAGAGTACAAGGTAACACGGACGATGGTTCAGGATTCAAAGCGGCACCATTACTATGCGACAGAGCACGAAGGTATGATGAGGGCGATTGCAAGTACAAATTATGCCGCTGCGGAAATTGTGGCAAGGATCGATAAAGAGAGAGCCATTCGCAGAAAGCGTTTGGAGCGCCAAGGTTAAACATGGCTGACTTTGAGCGAAGAGAGCGTTTTGAAAACGCTGTAATAGACATGAAGGATCTTACTATCACCGAGTTTACAGATAATGAAACCAGGTGCTATGACCTTATGAGTTTATTGAAAAGGTGGGATGGTGTGGTCGGAATTACTCTTACCATAGAGAGAAAAGTCCCTTTACCACCTGATGGGAGGGACGATGTTTGAATCCGAAGTATAACCAGCTGGTGAATGAAGATTCATATGAGTATGGACTAAGACTAATTGAGACAAAGATCGAACAAAACCCTCCTGATTTGGAGTGGTCAGATATTGTTGATCTACTTGGTCTTGATATTCATTACGATAGTCTGAGAAAAGCAACGAATGTAACTCCTTATTGCGGCTATCGTGTTATGAAGTATTTTAAGGAGAAGTACGCAAGGGGTTCTGGTGAAGAGTCATATCTTGGAGAGCTGGATCAGAAGATGCTTGAGTTCCAAAAAGAACGCCAAAGATTTTTCGATCAAAGAACAGCGCTCAACAAGGTAGTGCGGAATATGGCACGGCATGATGAGAACCAGGAAATTCTTGAACGGGCAATTGAAAGCGGGGTTTTGCCACAACTTACATACACTCCAAATCAAGTTCAGCCTACGGAGCAGGACTTGCTTGTTAGCTTAAACGACCTTCACTTTGGGGCGTATGTAGATAACTATTGGAATTATTACAATTCCGATGTGTGTAGAATGATGCTGCAAGACTATCTTAAAGAGATTATAGATATTGCAGACCTACACGGCGTTGAGAATTGCTATGTGTGGGCTAATGGCGATCTAATAAGCGGTAATATTCACAAGTCTATTGCTGTTTCAAACAGAGAGAATGTAATTGAGCAAATTGTGGGAGTCTCAGAGTTGATTTCCGAATTTTTATCTGAATTAAGCCCACACTTCAAAAATATCTATTTCTCTTCTGTTGCTGGGAATCACTCAAGGCTGGAAGAGAAAGATCTTGCGTCTCCGCATGAGAGGCTTGATGACTTGGTAGAGTGGTATCTAAAGGCAAGGTTGCAGAATTTCAAGAACATTGCCTTTGATAATTATGAGAAAATTGACGATACGATGTATCTGGTAAATATTCGAGGAAAAGATTATCTCGGCGTACATGGCGATTATGATGGCTCTGCAAGTAAGGTGCAGTCGCTACAAACCATGGCGCAGAGACCAGTTTATGCTATTTTGTCTGGGCATCTTCATCACAACAAGATTGATAATGTCCAGGGCGTAAAGACCGTAATGGCTGGCAGTTTTCTTGGTATGGATGACTATTGCGTTGGGAAAAGGATCTACGGATCGCAACAACAGTTAGTATGCGTCTGTACATATACAGGGATTAAGGCTTATTACGATATCGATTTTGATACCAGTATATATCGTCCTCAAAGGAGCGATATCGCAGCTTGAACATTAACAAAACTGATTTGATTAACGCGCTTGCGGAGAAAAAGTCGTACAAGAAATATGCAATTAAAAATGCGATTGATGATATTTTTGCAGAGATCGCAGAGCGGCTTGTAGACGGTGATAAGGTGTCTATTAGAGGATTTGGTACTTTTGAGCCAAAGACTTTCAAGGGGCATCCATCTGTTCATCCAGGTACAAAGGAGAAGATTACTGTAGATAACTTTAAGAATGTAGTCTTTCGGCCTGGTGATGAGCTGATCCGCGCTGTTAGAGAGAAACCATAAAATCGGGGGAGCTATATCCCCCGATACTATATGGCTGAGTAGAGAAGGTGGTATTCTTGCCTGCCTCATAAGCAGGAGACATTGGTTCGACTCCAATCTCAGCCACCAAAAAAAATAAAATAATTTTGCTAATTCCTATTGACAAATGCGTTTCTGTCTGGTATAGTAATACATGTCAACAGGAGATAGCTAATCAATCTCAATCTGCTGGCGTAGCTCAGTTGGTAGAGCAGCTGATTTGTAATCAGCAGGTCGGGGGTTCAAGTCCGTCCGCCAGCTCCACAATGAATGAACCTTGATAAATCAATATCTGAATCATGCTTATTATTAACTCAGTGAATAAAGCGTGTCAGCGCTCTGAGACGCACAGTAATTTCCGTTTGGTTGAATAGGGATACCTATTCGATTGGGCGGCTATGGTATAGTGATATACCGTAGGGAGGCGGAAACCACCAACAAAAATGTGTGTTGCCAAGAGTTGTCGCTGCAAAATGCACGGAACTTTCGGGCGTAGCAATAGACGCTCCCAGTGGGAGAATAAGCCTAAGGGGTTATGGTGTGGCAACCATAATGACAGAGGTAGGCCAACAATACGCTCCGTCTTGATGCAGAAGAAATTCTGCTATAACGAAAGTCGCCGGTTAAAGTAGCCGTATGACGGGTTTGAAGATGATCTTTTCTATATCAAATATGGATTTTGTAAAAGAAAATTTCTGAAAGAACGGTGAAATTTGCGGGTAAGCATTCCCGCACAGGTTTATGTACGCAGCATGGCTTATCCTGTTGCGATACTGGGGTAAGAAGTTAGGGGTCGCTCCCCGAAGCTCAGACTTATCTTCCTGGTGGCAGAAAATTGTAAGAAGACAATGGAGGTAGGGTGAAGACCCAGTGATAGGTATGATTGAGCTATTGATTTTTTCAAGGAGTTAGTTAATCTATTTTAAGGGAGAGCAGTTCTATGAAGATCAGCATCAGAGAGAAAGACATTGGTATGTTTAAGGCTATCGATGTATCATGCAAGGATGGCGTGATTGTTCTCGACTTTGACTGTGCCAATTGTGGAGTGCCTATGGTGAACAGTAGGCCGATTGTCCCAGTTCCAATGGTGTACCCGCTGAAGGATCTTAATCATCTTACATGGAGTGAGATTGAGGCAATTGGCGCTGCGGGAAAGGCTCGTGAGACCTTTGCGCTTGGTGCCACAAAGAAAGACCATATGAAGAATGGCTATGATGCTGAATGGAAAATCATTGGATTTGACCATGATGATCTGGCCGACGGAAGCGGCAAGGCACCGATTTCGTGGGATATGGTTAGGGCTTACAAAGATGAGTGGTCTATGAATGACGAGGCCACAAACGCCGGCGGCTGGGATCAGTGCAAGGCAAGAAAGCGGATGGACGGAGAGCTGTTGTCTCTTTGCTCTGATGAGCTACAGGCTATTATCAAGCCCGTTATCAAGCTGACCAGCGCTGGCAGTTGCAGTAAGGATATTATCAAGAGTATCTGTAAGCTGTGGCTGAAGAGTGAAAAGGAACTGTTTGGCCGCTGTATTTACTCTGCTCCAGGAGAGGGACACTGGTATGAGTATTATCGTCAGGAGGATGTGCCATACTTTGCACTTGATGAAAATGGAGATCGTGTGTGTCAGTGGCTCCGCTCCGCCGGTTACGACTATAACAACTGTTTCTGTATTGTGTACGCGGATGGCTCGGCCGGCTATAGCATTGCGTACTGTTCGTTGGCGTTGCTGCCCGGCTTTAGTTGCTAATCTTTTATCTAATCTGCTTCCGCCTCGAAAGGGGCGGAGCAATATGGGGCTGTAGCTCAGTTGGGAGAGCACCTGCCTTGCAAGCAGGGGGTCGTGGGTTCAACTCCCATCAGTTCCACCAGTAATCTGTGTTGGTTATGTTGACGCTTGTGCGGTTCAGCTCATTACTTGACTGCTATCCCTGTCAAAAACCTATCGGCCATGGACGAGGTTCTTCGGACGCACAGTAATTTCGAGACATAGCTCAGGTGGTTAGAGCGCACGACTGATAATCGTGAGGTCGAAAGTTCAATTCTTTCTGTCTCGACCACAATTTAATATGGGGCAGTAATGGGTTCGACGGGGTTTTGAGAGTGCAAAACACGCAGGAATGATACCGCCTGAAGGATCAAAACAAAATTAAACGACGATACTGTTGTAATGATTCACCCAGCTTTTGCCGCTTTCGTGGCAAATCGGGTTGCTGCTTGAACTAATTTGAGCATCCAAAACAGCGCACTTGGCCTGGTAAGCGCTTGAGGATAAAAGAAGAGGTCGTTTGGTTTCCTTGTTCCCCTTACACAAACAAGGTGGTGGAGGCGATACCGATCCGGTACGCCCTGGGTAAGATATGCCGACATCGTGGCACCCGCCGACAAGCAAACGCTTAAAAGCTGGCTATTGCGTAAGAATGTTTTGCTCATGTAGGAATTTCGGACGCGGGTTCGATTCCCGCCTGCTCCACCACTTATCTGGGTGTACGTCAATTGGTAGACGGCGTGATTTGGGGTCACGAGGCTGTGGGTTCGAGTCCCACCACTCAGACCAACAAAAACATTGGAGGAAATACAATGGATCGATTTGCTGTTACAACTGAAAATGGTGTAATGCATCTGTATTATCCTTCGATTGACGATGCGAAGAGGTCATGGCCTAATGCAAGGATTGAGCCTTATGATGACGATGGCTACCTTCGATATATAGATCTCCTGATTGACGCAGCGGACGACTCCTGCATTGATTATAGAGGAAGAACGGTTTTGCGACGATTATTTCCATGGGGAGAATTGAAGCTGCGACTTACAAGAATGGGCGATAGCTGGTACGACATGTGTGAATTTCAAGAACAAAACAACAACGCCCATATTGTGAATTTCATGTGGACTTTATCAGATCCAAAATTGGTATGGGAAAAGTTCTTTGGGTATGAAGTTAGATATGAGTTGCTTCAATGTGTATGTAAATCCTACGGACAAAGGCCAATAAAACCAAAAGAACTAAAGGGTATGAAGTCAGTATTCGGAGTCAAATTCATAAAGCTGAAATCTCAGGTGTTTGTGAAAGACAATGATATCTACATATATCATAACGAATACTTTTGCCCTGAGATGCCGATTGACCCAGCGGATTATGGAACCCCATTTTCATACAGAGCGAATAAGTATCTTGGTAAAAACGCATCCAAGAAATTCATCTATGATGATAATTGGGGGTCGATTTTACTTCATAATGTGGCATGGTGCAAGTTCGTAAACTTTATGAAGTTGTTTGAAATAATGAAGCCAAATGATATTGCTCTCCTTATGAGAGATAAAACATATGATTTTCATAATTTCGATAAAACCAAGGGAGATGCATTTCAATGGCTTGCGTTCTATGAACAGATCTGCAACGGGATTGTGGATCATATGAAGTGATTTATATAAGGCACGAACAGCAATACTTTTGTAATTCTTACTCTTCAAGAAACAAGTGTGCCTTGGATGTTGAGACGCTAACAGCAATATTAACAGAAACAAAAAAAGATGATTTGGGTTTATCTTTGTGTAAGCGCTTGTGCTTATTTTCAACAATGCGTCTCGTGGGATGATATTGGCGTGTAGCTCAATCGGTAGAGCATCCGGCTGTTAACCGGGGGGTTGCGGGTTCGAGTCCCGCCGGGCCAGCCAAACTAAAAAGCAGGATAGAAAGCTTTTATAGCGTGATCGCAGAAGGACACTCACAGCAACTTTACTACACATAAATTGGGCTTATGAATGTATTAAAGTGTCTTGGCGAATTGCTATTTTTGGAACTATCCATATATTGCGGGGTAGAGAAGCGGCTATCTCGTCAGCCTCATGAGCTGAAGATCACAGGTTCGAGTCCTGTCCCCGCAACCATGCCCGTCCCACAATCAGAGCGGAGGCTGTAAACTGAATGGGAAATAGAAACCTTCACATTCTGGCAGTGATGACTTTTACAAGGTTTTGGGAGCAAAACCGGCGCAATTCGGCAGGCGAAGTACGAGCCGACACCATGGCTTACGGTGTGAGTAGGCCAATTTGCCCGGTTAGCTCAGCTGGGAGAGCATATGCCTTACAAGCATGGGGTCGGCGGTTCAAGCCCGTCACCGGGCACCACAATATGTAGGTATGGTGTTTAATGGTCAGCATATCGGTCTTCCAAACCGAGGGTGCGGGTTCAAGTCCCGCTATCTACTCCATATATGCGGGTATGGCGGAATTGGCAGACGCGCCAGACTTAGGATCTGGTGGGCTATCCTGTGCAGGTTCGACCCCTGTTACCCGTACCATAAAGAGCACATACAGCAATTTTATACATGGAATCAACTTTTAACTGATCAAACCAAACAAGGTGCTCTGTGAAAATTAGCTGGCGTGGTGGAATGGCAGACGCGGCGGATTCAAAATCCGCTGGTAGCGATACCGTGTGGGTTCAAGTCCCACCGCCAGCACCAACTATGATACCGTAGCCAAGTGGTAAGGCACTGGGCTGCAACCCCAGGATCATAGGTTCGAGTCCTATCGGTATCTCCATATGCGCCAGTAGCTCAATTGGATAGAGCATAGGACTTCTAATCCTAAGGCTGGGGGTTCGATTCCTCTCTGGCGTACCATCCGTGTGGTAGTAAAAGTACGATCAATAAAATAACTACGCTCGTTTGTCTCTACCACAAAGGACTGGATGGTATGGCCTGGTCAGCGAGAGATCCTGTTTGGAGAATCGGGAGTACAGGCACGGAAAAATAAACCCCCGCCTTTCGGCGGGGCAAGCGGATCAAAGTTTAATGCCAAGTTTTTCAGCCATTTCTTCTGGAGTCATGTTGGCAGAAGCTTCTTCGATAATCTTTTTCATCTTAGCGGGGCGAAGAAGTTCTTGCTTCTTTGCTTCAAGAGCTGCAATCTTTGCGTCGATTTCTGCAATTTTGTCTTCCACAGTGCGACGAGTGCGTTTTGCTTTTTCTTCAGCCATAATACATTGCCTCCAATCGATTTGGTTATTACATTTATACCATACTTTGATACAGAATGCAACATCCAATAAGAAAATATTGGGGTATCGCCAAGTGGTAAGGCACGGGACTTTGACTCCCGTATTCGCTGGTTCGAGTCCAGCTACCCCAGCCAACTATCATAAGACGCTGGTTCTGTTTTGTGTAAAATAGATGTCACACCAAGTTAAAACTATAAATGCTCCCATCCTCTAATCGGAATAGGAGGCTGGCCTCTCAAGCCGGTAATACGGGTTCGAGTCCCGTTGGGAGTACCAAATGGTGCCGTGGACGAATTGGTAGAGTTGCCGGCCTTTCAAGCCGGAGTTTGCGGGTTCAATCCCCGCCGGCATCACCATGAAGAAAGGGAGATATTTGTGCCAAGAAAATATTTGACAGAAAATGTAGGAAGTAAACAGAGAATAGTACGAAAAATTCCGTCCTCAGAAAACGGATTGGGCGTACATTGTACGACAAAATGCGGACAAGAATTTCAGATTAGCCAGAACAACGAAAAGAGAAAACATACGCTATGGAAAATTGTTCCTGGTGGATTTGAGAAGATTGCCACAGGGGATTCACCGTATGATCTATATGATAAAATCCCTTGGGACAAGTAATGAATGCCGTTATGGTGGAATGGCAGACACGCCAGCTTGAGGGGCTGGTGGGAGTAATCTCGTATGGGTTCAAGTCCCATTGACGGCACCAGTATGGCTCCATAGTTCAGAAGAGTAGAACGCCGGCCTGTCACGCCGGAGGTCACGGGTTCAAGTCCCGTTGGAGTCGCCAATATAGGGGTTTGGTGCAATGGTAGCATGACGGTCTCCAAAACCGTTGATGAGGGTTCGAGTCCTTCAGCCCCTGCCAATAAAGACACATACAGCAATATCACATATTTTAAGTATTCTTTCAAACCATCTCCTTTCTTTCTACCTCCCTTTCTCTATTGTGTCTTGTTATGGCTTTCCATGCCGGTATAGCTCAATTGGCAGAGCAGCGGATTTATGCCCCGTAGCGCCAGATAAGCGGCAGGTTGCAGGTTCGACTCCTACTACCGGCACCATGCGCCACGGTTAATGGCTAAAATTCTACCGGCAAATAAACAATAGAAGCCCCGCATAATGAAAGCGATTTAATAGGGTGTTCGGCGCTAACACATAGGGGAGCGCCAGAGTCGGAGAGCTGGGGCAGTCTGTAAAACTGTTGCTTTCGAGCTGAGTGGGTTCGACTCCCACCTCCCCTACCAATTGAGATTATGGAGGATTAGGTATAGAAAGATATTGTGTGAATTGTGGGTGTAAAATTTGCAGAGAAAACACATCTGGATATTGTATCGATTGTCTTAGAGCCAAAAGAAAAAGAGAAAAGATAGAAAGATGGCTTAAAATAGGAGATGCAAACATAGGTGTATCAACAACATTAAGAGGGTGTATCAGACAATATATTCTGGACGATCAGAATGGTAGATGTGCTATATGTGGTATAGATAATTTTTGGAATGGAGAGCGTTTGAATTTTATTTTAGACCATATAGACGGGGACGCATCAAATAATTTTAGAAATAATTTGAGACTGATTTGCCCTAATTGCGATAGTCAGCTTCCTACATATAAATCCAGAAATAAGAATTCTGCGAGGGTGTATCGTAGAGCTTCTTAACATACGGCGGAATACCGAAGTGGTCATAACGGCGCAGTCTTGAAAACTGATGTGAGCTAACTACTCCCGTGGGTTCGAGTCCTACTTCCGCCGCCATACTCCATATACCATGTTGTATATTGGAGCCAGGGAAATCGCCATACGATTTCCCTCTTATATGGAACGATAGCTTACGAGGTCTGAGCGGCGGTCTGAAAAACCGCAGGATGATGGATCGTTACCATCTCGTTCCACCATAATAAAAAAGACATGAACAGCAATTTTATCTATGGCTACATAAAAGCACATTGCCGTGTGCGCATGTCTTGTGCCTAAAGGGAGTCACCAACTGGCGTTAAATAAGTGGGGCAACCGTGCAAACCGGGTAAACTTAATATGCGCTCATAACTCAGTTGGTAGAGTAGCTGCCTTTTAAGCAGCGAGTCGTGGGTTCGAGTCCCGCTGAGCGCACCATTCTACGACACACTTTTTGTGTGTCGCTTTTTTATTATTGCCGAAAGGAGGAAATGGAGTGGCAAATGATTTGAAAAAGGGAGCCGCAGCAAAAACGCAGCGCCCTGAACGAATGAATTTGGAGAACGACGACAAATACCCGTATCATTGCAGCGCATGTGGTAAGGGATATATGCGACAGAAGGATAATTTTAATGTCACCCCGTCTCCTTATTATGCAGGTAATGGCGGTTATCTTACGATTTGCAGAAGGTGCCTGGATAAATCCTTTGAATACTATCGTGATGAGGTGTTTGACGGAGACCAGGATAAAGCGATGGAGCTTTTGTGCGCGACGATTAACACCTGCTTTGATGAAGGAGCATGGGCAAATGCCAAAAAGCACCCGTCTCCAAACAGAAGTAAGGTAAGCCAATATTTTTCCAAGTTGAATTTGGCGCAGACAAAGGGAGCGTCTTATGCAGATACAATTCTTTACCGCAGAGCAAATAAAGTCGAAAACGCAGAGACAATTCAAGCGGTAAAAGATAATCCCAAAATTATGACTCCGATTGAGACCATCCAATTGTTCGGTCTTGGATTCAGCGACCAGGATTATGAAACGCTACAATATGAGTACGATGATTGGGTAAAGAAATACGGTGAACCTGAGGATAAGCGCCAGGACGAGCTATATAAGAGCCTTTGCTATTTGAAATTACAGTTGCAGAAGTCCGTGCAGAATGGAGACTCTGGAATTGGAGCATTGGCGAAGACATACAAGGAATATATCAATGCGGCGACGACTGAGCTGGAGGATCGCCGGCAGAAGAAGGAAGAGTCCGTCCAGTTGAATCCTCTTGGCCTATGGGCAAGGGATATTGAAAAGTATACCCCGGCGGAATTCTACAAGGACAAAAAGTTGTTTAAGGACTTTGATGATATAGGAAGTTATTGTTCTCGCTTTATTTTTAGACCTCTGAAAAACCTCCTGACCGGATCAAAAGAGCTTGATAAGGAATACAAGCTTTCCCAGGAGGAATGATGTGATGAACTATGATGTTTTAATGGATGAGCGGCAAAAGCATTTGCACGAACATTTCCCGTCTACGCACTATTTGCACAAAGTAGAAAATGTTCAGCGTGTACTTTTGTGGCTCACTTTTTATAGGAGAAACCCATCGAGGTTTGTAGAGCACTACTTTGGGATTGTTCTTCATCTATATCAGCATATCATTCTTTATCTGATGGAGTATTTTCCAAGCTTCTGCATTGTAGCCGCCCGTTCCGCAGCAAAGTCTTTCCTTATTGCTGTGTTCGCCTGTAAAGAGGCAATCCTACGGCCTGGGGCAAGGATCGTTGTGGCATCGGCTACCAAGAAACAGGCGAGACTCATCGTGTCAGAAAAGATAAAAAAGGAGCTTTTGCCAAAGTCGCCGCTGCTTGAAGCGGAGATAGACAGTTTTAAGGACAACCAGAATGAGATTGAGGTTATTTTTAAGAACGGAAGTTCTATTGTAGTTGTTGCCGCTAATGAGAACGCTCGTGGTTATCGTGCGACCGTTATGATCTACGAAGAGTTCCGTATGATTGCGAAGAATATCATTGACAGTGTTCTTTCTCCGTTCCTATTTGTTCGGCAAGCAGACTATTTGAAGCAAGAAGAGTATGCCGGGATGCAGGAAGAGCCTAAGGAAGTGTATATCAGTTCCGCATGGTATCAGAACCACTGGATGTGGAACCTGATTCAAACATTTACAAAGGATATGCTGTCTGGAGGTACATCGTGTGTTATTGCGATGGACTACAGCATTGCTTTGAAACACAACATTAAAACCAGGAACTTCCTAATTAAAGAGCGAAAGAAACTCGATCCGATGTCCTGGGCGATTGAGTACGAGAACCAGATGATTGCGGAAAATGCCAGGTCTTTCTTTAACTATGATCAGTTGAACCGAAACAGAAGACTAAAGCGGGCGTTTTATCCGCGCAGAAATGATGAAGCTCTTTTGAAGCAAAAGAACAAATACGATATTCCAAAACAGGTGGGGGAAATCAGAGTATTGTCTTGTGATATTGCAATGGAGGGCGGAAACGATACGGATAACTCTATCTTCTCCTGCATCAGACTTTTGCCAGAAAGCCAGGAGCATAAGGTGATGGACACAGCCGGCGAGCATATTACGGTTAAAAGAGGATATCGCCGTCAGGTTGTCTATATGGAGTCTGTTCATGGAGGGGAGACCACTAAGCAGGCTATCCGCATCAAACAATTGTATACGGATTTTAACGCCGACTATTGCGTTCTCGACGGACGTAACGCCGGTATTTCCGTTTATGACATGCTCGCAAAGGTTTTGTTTGATGAAGAGAGAAACATTGAATACAAACCATGGAAATGTATGAACGACGAAAAGGTTGCGAACAGAATTCAGATTGCCGGCGCTGAAGAGAATGTATATGTCATTAAGGCACAACTCGAAACGAACAGCAATATTGCTGAGTCCATGCGTAATGCTCTGAATTCTGGGATGATCGACTTGCTGATCAGCAATACTGAGGCGGTTGATGAGATTTCTAATTTTATCCCAGAATATGCGACTGCTGATGTTGAAGCGCAGCTATTCTTTGAAAGACCCTATATAGAAACGGTTGCTTTAATCAATGAGATGATCAATCTTGAATATGAGCGAGGCGATCAGACTGGGTTGATCAAAATTATGAACAACAACGACCGTAAGGACAGATACACCTCTGTTTCTTACGGTAATTATTTTGCCCAAATGCTTGAACATGATTTGTTGTCCGATACGGCGGAGTACGAATATGTTCCACTATTTAACTGAAGGAGGTGATGAAGTTGCAGAGTGAAAAGAAATGGTATCAGTTCTGGAAACGAGACCGTGTGTACGAGGAAAATGCTGTCGTTAAGGCTGAAGATCATACCCACGAGTTCAATACAAGTATTGGAAGCGCATATATCAATATGCTTTGCGGGTCAAGCGAATCTCCATATACCATTCAGGAGATCCGTGCTTTTACGAAAAACCCAATGAACCATATTACGGAGCTGCGCAGAATGGCAAAGTGGGCTTACCGAACGAATGGCGTTGTGTCTGGTGCAATCGACTATATGAAGTCAATGCACACATTAGATGGTGTTATTGTTTCTAAGTCACGCCGGCCAGATGGCAGAAAGCCAAGAAATTATCGTTCCAATAAAGCAAAAATGGAAGGTACACTAAGCACCATTCGATACAAGCAAATTATCCGCGATGGTATTTTCAAGAATGCCAATGATGGTATGTATGTCGCTTACTTTGAAACTGCTGCGACCACACCAGACTATAGAATGGCGCTGACTGATTATGAAATCCAGAATATAACGGAAATCAATGCGCTTGGAATCAATGCAATGGTAATCCCTCTTCCTGTTGAATATGTGCGGATCATTGGAAGAAAGAACAACAGTTATGTTGTCGCATTTGATTTGAAGTATTTTGATTATTTCACGGAGGATGCAAGGAAGAAAAAGCTTGCCGGCTTTCCAAAAGAGATCCAGGATGGATGGCTGAAAAAGATGAATGGGGAGCTGAACGCAGATTGGCTTGTTCTTGATAATACAAAGACAATTGTAACGAAAATCAAGAGCGAGATTTCTGAACCATACGGAATCCCATTTTCTATTGCAGCTCTCGACGATATTAGCTACGCTCAATATTTTATTGATACGAAGCGAAATGTTCTGGACTCTGTAAACAACCAAATTGTGTATGAGACATTCCCTGAGGGCAAAGATAAGGGGACATCTGCTCTGAGCGAAAAACAGCAGAGACAGCAGCATGATTTGGTCAAGAACGCACTTTCCAGCAAGAGCAGAAACGGCAGCAGTACATCATTTTTCTCTCTTGCGAGTGGGACAAAGCTTGACAAGATTTCGTTGGATGTTTCTTTGCTTGATGAAAAGAACGAAAATTCGATTGTAGATTCTGTAAACAAGGATATCAGTGTGAGCGCCAGCGCTCTTGACGGCAGCAGCACTGGGAACTACTCTACAGCGACATTGAATTTAGAGCTTGTCGCAGCAAATGTGTATTCCTGGATTGAGGATATTGTGGACGAGCTGAATAAGTGCATCAATAAAAATATCATTAAAGATCCAAGTTGCAGAGTCGAGTTTTATATTCTGCCAATTACGATGGTAAATCGTGATCAGATGGTAGGGTATATGTCTGATCTCTATGCAAGAGGAAAGGGAAGCCTATACGCATGGATTGCGTCTACTGGAATTAACCCGGACAACTATGTTGCGTTGATGGACTATGAGCTGGATGAAGACTTCGAGAATAAGTACCCAGTGCATAGGACTTCTTTCACCGTGACCGGTAAAGACGATCCTGAATTTGAGGATCACAACAAAGGCGGCAGACCACCAACTAATAGCGAAGATCCTGCTGCCGTGCAGCAAAAGACAAACGGTGGTAACAACATGCCGAAGCCGTCAACGGGGTAAGGGGGTGAGAAAATGAATAGATGTATTCCGACTGGTAGAATTTTTGAACTCTCTAATGAACGTCAGATCACGGGAAGAAGAAAAATCAAGGTAGTTCTTCACGAGATTTTCTCTAACCATGATGAGTGGCAGGAGAACGGTATTTCCTGGGATGAGACCTATACACAGCAGACGATTGACTCCGTTTCTAATATGTCTTTGTGTGTTGAATTTATCAGCGAAGACAGGACGCTACCATATGGGCATGGGCTAACTGAGATTGCCGATATGCCTTATATGGAAGATGCGACTGTCGTTGGACACTTCGAGCGCGGTTATATTGACGATATCGAAATTGACGGTGTTACAAAAAGGGTTTTGGTTGCAGATGGATATGTTGATGAAATGAGATACCCTAAGTTTGTAGCATGGTTGAAAGATCGGCTTGAACATGGAACGGTCAAAGGTTCTGTGGAAATTGTAGGTAGACCAGAAAATGAAAATCGTATTATTTACGATGGCGGTTACAAAGAGAAAGGAAGAATCCCGCAAATCTATGATTATAGCGGGTATGCCATTCTTGGTATCAGACCGGCAGATGATACGGCAATCGTCATGGAGTTAAATAATAAATCACAAGAACATAAGGAGGAAACAGGTATGGATGAGAAGATGATGAGCCAGGCAGTTGAGCTTATCAAGTCTTCTGTAACTCAGACCATTAACGAGTTGAATAATAAGAGTGGCGAGTATGAGAAGAAGATTGCTGAGCTGAACAATGCGGTGGCCGCAAAAGACGCTGAGATTGCAGAGCTGAACGAGAAGTTGAACACTGCCAATGCGTCTGTTGCTGAGAAAGACCAGGCTATTGAGAGCCAGACCAATGAGCTGAATAGTCTGAAAGAGGCCAATGCCGCGCTGGAGAAAGAAAAGAAGATTGCTGAGCTGAATTCTGCTCTGGCGGAGTTTAGCCAGGAAGAGCAGGATCTTGCCAAGGCTGAGATCGAGGCATTTAAGGCCGATCCTATGTCAGTTGAGATTAACAGCATCACAAGCAAGATTTGCGTGGAGATGGTTCGTAAGAACAAAGAGACACGCACAGTCGAATTGAACAACTCTGCTCCCGACATTTTCGGCGGTGTGAACTCCCCTGAAGATGACGGCGATGTAGACATTTTTGGCTAATTAAGGAGGGTTAAAGGAATGAAATACAAGACTATTGGTGCATTTAAGAATGTGCAGAATATCCCATATTGCAAGGCAACTGAGGATATGAAAGTAGGTATGGGCGTTGTGCTTGACCGCGCCGCAAAGACCGCATCTTTGGCAGAGGATGATACCGCTGCAAAGGCTATTGTTCACATTGTCACCAACATCAATGACAAGCCGGAGCTTCACAACAGCCCTGAGACTTATGTGGTGAATGCCGGCGAGTATGTACGCGCTGATGATCTGAGAACCGTGAACGGACTTGAGATTGAGTTCGCTGCGTTTGAGATTGACGGTGGGACTGATGGCCTGGCCGCTGGCGATGCTTTGGTATTTACCACATCTGGCCTGGTGAAGAAGGTTGCTGACGCAACTGGCTATGCAGCTTCCTTTAAGGTAATTGCTAAGACCGCGTATATGGACGATGGCATTCTTGCTGAAATCGTTGCTCAGTAAGAATTTTTGTTTCTAAAAGGAGGATAGAAGATAATGGATAAGATTTTTGAGCTTAACACAGTCAACAACGTGAAAGACTCTGTTGTTGGTTCCAAGGTAAAGGCCACTTCTCCAATCGTAGAGGTGTTCTCTGCTCTGGCACAGGGTAAAAACCCCGCTGTTGACGGTAAGGTAGTAGATAAGGCTGTTGCCTATATCAAGGAGTTGGCTGGCCGCGCAATCGACGGCGATCATCAGGCAGTGTCCGAGCTGAACGCAATTCAGCGTTTTACCATTGAGCCTAAGCTGATCGAGGCTATCAAGATTTTTAACTTCATGGGTACATACAGATCCCTTCCTTACGACACCGTGCCTATGATGAAGACCTATAAGTATGAGAGCATTGATTCTCGCTTCCAGGCTTCAAGCGGCGATGTGCCTTTCGCTACCCACAGCTTCCGTGAGTACCCAATTGCAACACAGACCATTTCTGCCGGTTATGCGGTGGACTATCGTGAGTTGCAGAGCGGAAACTTTGACGGGACTGTTGCTGAGGGTATGGCTCAGGTACAGACTGACATGCAGAATAAGGCTGTGTACTATGTTATCGCAAAGCTTTATGATGCACTGAAGAACGCAAAAGGCGTAAAGCACTTCGCTGAGAGTTCTGGTATTACCCAGACTGCCGTTGACGATATGCTGAAGGTAATGCGTCGGTACGGCAAGACCAATATCTGCGGCGATTACGCTGTGGTTTCCCAGTTGAATGATTTCGCTGGTTATAAGACTTTCGGTGCTTCCACCATTCCGTTTGGTGCTGATGCGGTTGCCGAAGAGATTCGTAAGACCGGTTTGCTCAGCTTCTACAACGGTTCTAATGTGGTGGAGCTGCCAAACGCTCTTGATTACACCCGTTTGAATGAGGACAAGACTTCCTATGAGCTTTATATGCCTCAAGGTTTGCTGTTCTTCATTCCTCAGGGCAACATCGCACCTCTCCAGATCTTCCGTCGTGGCGGACTGACCACTATGACTGGTGACGATATCGTAACCCGTCAGCACCTGACCCGTTTCGACATGGAGATTGGTGCCGGCGTAGCAGAGGGCATGGAGGATCAGATTGGTCTTCTGTCTGATACCAATTTCGAGGTTCCTACTCTTTAATAGGAATTAGTTAAGTTATCTAAAAGGGGAGGGAAATACTCTCCCCTTAATCTTTTTATAAGGAGCAAAAGAAAATATGGAATTAACAGATAAGGTTGCAATCAACAATCTGTGTAGCTGGGCGCTTTATTTTAAGCGTGAAAATGGTGTTGGAGATATTCGTATCCCAGCTAATGCAAAAAACTTTTCTCAACTGGATGTAGCAGAGGTACAGATGCAGATTCAGAGGGGGAACCCGCTGTTTGTAGGGGATGGTACTTCAAATCAGGGCGACCATGCGCGTCTGTTTATTGTAGATGATAAGCAGCGCAAGGCTCTGCTTGGGTACGGAGAAGAATCTACCCAGGATGCAGTTGTACTGAATGAGGAATCTGTAAAGGCTCTACTCGCTATTCGTGGCAAGGAGGCGTTTAACGCCCGTCTGAATGAGCTTGTGTCTACAACAGCTGAGAAGAAGATGATTGTCCAGATTGCAAAGGAGTGTGGAGGCGACGATGTTGCGGCATGGAAAATGGCCGCAATTAACGAACTCGCTGATACGAACACTATTTGAGTAGGGAGGATGAGGTATGGATCAGCCAACCACATTTACGGACATTGAGACAAGCTTTCACTCCATGCCTCTAACAAAATATCGGATTGATCCAGGCTTGGAGAAACAATGGTTAGAAACTGCACTTGCAGACTATGAACTTGAATTGAATGTTGCTCTTGATTACGACAGTGAGAGCGAATCGTTTTCCAATAAACTTGATCGACCTACTATCCGTATTTTGGCTTTGATGATGTATGTCAGTTATCTTCAAAGAGAGCTGAGCCGTGTTATGGCGCTTAACGGTATATATGCGAAGGATATTCAGGTAACTGGAGCAGACGGAACAAAGCGCGTGACTAAGCAGGAGTTAGATAGTGAATTGAGCAGAGTAAATGTTATGCTTCATAAATTAAAGAGAAACTGTTTTGATTGAAGGAGGGGATCAAATGCCAGAATCTTGGTATCTAATGTCTCAGCCTTTGTTCAATAGCGGTTTTGAGGGAGGCGAATTTTCAGCATTTGCGCAGGGTGGGTTTGAAGAGATCTTAGAATCCCCGTTGGCGGATGACATTGAAGTATATGAAAAAACTCTGTCTGCTACTGCTGTTAAGACACGCGCAATTATCCAAGGTGTAACAGCAGACAACTATAACAATAGCGTACTAAGACAGTTCCTTTGCAGAATTGGTACATTAAGGAGTGGCCAGTATATTAAGGCGAGAGGTCAAACATGGCTTGTATATTCGCTTCCTGACAACAACAAAATGTACGAAAAAGCCATTGCATGGCAGTGTAAATATTCAATCAAATTCCTATCTCCTATTACTGGAAAAGTCGTTGAGTACCCAGTCTATGATATCAACAGCACTCAATATGGATCTGGCGAAACTTCGGAAGATCATCTTACATTGGGTACATCGCAGCACCTAATCTATATCCCGTATAATGAAGAGACCATTAAGTTAGATAGCGGATTCAGATTCTTGATCGATAAAAACCATGATAAACCAACCGCATATCGTTTAGCACAAATCGACCCAGGCGGATATTCTTGTGGTAAAGATGATGGTCTGATTCAGTGGACAATTGTGGAAAGTCAGTTTGATGAAAAAACAGACAATAAAGATTTAATGGTTGCAGATTATTATGGGGTGTCTGACTTTTCTAAACCAGATGATATCCCAGATGGTTATTCAATCCGAATAACAACAGACGGTGGCGAAAAGAGCATCGTATTCGGAGAAAAACTCCGAGCTTCTATTGAACTGCTAAAAGATGGAGTTGTACTGTCTCCGACCAAATTTGAAGTCTCAATAATTGATGGATCTGAATATGGCATGATTGAATCGATAGGAGATGGATATTTTGTTTTGTATGCTCTTGACAATAGGGAATATATAGGGCATGAAATCACGGTTGAAGTATCAAATCTTGAATACGAATTGTCTCAAACGGCTGTATTTACAATTAGGGGGTGGTATTGATGTATTTTGAACAGATCCCTAAGTACAGAGATACCATTATGGAAAGTATCTGCAAATGCGATGCAATCATTGATTTAGTCCGTCCTGAAGACAACCCGAACATGGGCGCGATGGATTTGGCTTATAAGCGTATTTTTCCATATGATTTTATGGTAGGCAAAACAACAGATGTAGGGACTTATATTTGTTTTGATATTGTTGCACCAAGAATTATCAATCGTTCATTTTCTGATTTTAATATCTACATTTGGATTATAGCACATGAAAGAACAATGAGAACACCAAAGGGGCTTGTCACTGATCTGCTTACCACTGAGATCGACAAGCTGATTAACGGAAATAACTGTTTTGGCCTGGGTAGAGTGGAATTGAAATCCTGGGACAAGTTTACGCCGGCTGAAGATTTTCACGGCACTACACTTGTTTATAGAACAGTTGATTTTAATCGGGAGTAAGTTTGGAAACAAGAGATCTTGATTTGAAGCTATGTGCTAAAGATCCGATATTCGTAGATGGGGTTCCAATTTTTCCAATTCCAATTCGTGAAATTGCTCGTGTTGGATATACAAAATACAACACAGATATTCGCTTTTTGTCCTTGACAGAGAGTGATATAGGAGCGCTACTTGGTAAAGATATCTCTGGTGTGGGAGCTTTTAATTACTTAATTGGAAATGCGCTGCACGACAGAGAGACATTGCATATGATGATATTTTGGCTGACTAAAATTACACATAGCAAACTAACATTCTCACCAAGGAGGCTATCTTTTGTCGGAGATGGATTTGAGATAACGAAAGATAATTTTGACTCGGTTCAAGCGATTATTAGACTGAGAAATGGCCTTCAAGGAGTTGAAGAAGAGGAAGAGAACCCAGACAATGAGGCGGCTCGTAGAGTCTTGCAGAGAAGAAAAGAAGAACGATTGAAAAGGCGGAAAGCAAAGAGCGGCGGAGATGAATCCTCTTTGACGCTTGCTGATCTGGTCAGTATATTGGCAAGTGGAATGGGAATGACGATGGATGAAATCATGGAGTATGATTTGTACCAATTCAATGATCAGTTCAATCGTCTGAAAATCATGGAGGATTATGAAGTTAATGTCCAAGCGCTTTTACATGGCGCTAAAAAAGAAGATGTAAAACTCACGCACTGGATCACCAAGATCAAGCGCGAAGAAGAGTAGTTTGGAACAGTCTGGGAAACCAGGCTGTTTAGTTTTTTTAAGGAGGTATTGTAAATGTCTAACGCAAAATTTGGCGCAAAAGAAGTCATGGACGTTGTGCTCTATGATATGGAGACAAACAAGCCTGTTATCCAGTTTGACAGCTTGAAGACTTCTTCAATTAGCGTAACTTCTGAGAAAGTATACGCAAGAGGCGGTAAGGGCAACCCTAAGCTGATTACATGGGAAATCAATAAGGAGGCCACTCTGACCATTGAGGACGCTCTGATTTCTCCGAAGTCCCTGGAACTTATCTCTGGCATTGCTCGTAAGGTTGGCGTACAGACCATTCGTATGAGACAGACTACAGAGTATGATGAGAACGGCGTAAATAAGGGCAGCATGTATCCGCTGAAGGCTGATTCCACCGGTAAGATTACCCTGGCATTTGAGCCTAACACCACAGCAGATAAGATCTTGGTGTACCCTTATGATTCTGACTGCGAAGAGACTGCCCTGTACGACATGGAGGGCGCTCAGCTTTCAGGCAAGGAGCTTACGGTTGCTGCGGCTAAGGATCAGCGTGTTGTAGTGTACTACGACTATGACAGCGAAGAGACCGCCGAGACCTATGTGATCGACGCAGAGCATTTCAGCGGTACATACAAGCTTGTTGGAGATACCGTGCTCCGCAACCAGAAGACCGGTAAGGATGAGGCATTCCAGGTTACTATTCCGAACCTGAAGTTTACCTCTAACCTTGAGCTTGGTTTTGCTGCCGAGGGTGATCCTTCTACCACCACATTTGAATGCGAGATCATGCGCGACTCTGATACTGGCACCATGATTCAAATGGTGAAGTATTAAGAGTTATAGATTTGAATATAGGGAGGGCGAAAGCTCTCCCTTATTCTTTGAAAATGGTTTGGAGGTATGGCAATGAGATATAAGATTTATGTGAAAGATGTTCTTTCCACTGATAGCGGTCTATGTGTTGTAATTGCCATTCTGAATGGTAAAGACACTCAAATTTGTCTTCCTAAAGATTGCGGAATCGAAAAGTACATTGGAGAAGAGGTGTACTATGAGATTAAGGGCAAAAAGGTTCGTATCTCAAAGGCGCACCAACCGCATGTCCGGGTAGAGACACCTGTTGAAGTTGATGAGGAAGGGGAGGAATAACCTCTCCTTCTTTCTTTTCTATATTGTGAACGGAGGATGGTTTTATAAAAATCCTGGCTATTGACCAGGCAAGAAACGGAGCGTGGGCGATATTTAACTACGAAACAAAGGAGCTTGAAAAATACGGGACTTTTTCATTTGGAAGTAAGAAATACACTTACGCAAAGGCGATTCTTGCCATAGAAACGCTGGTAGATGAATTGATTAAAGAAAATGATATTGCGGCTGTTTTTATTGAAGATATTCAGTTGCGTGTTAATGTACAGTCATTTAAGAAGCTTGCTCAGCTACAGGGTGTCCTCGTTAATCTTTTTGAGAAAAACGAATACTTGTATAGCTTTGTCGCTCCTACACAATGGCAAAATTATTGCAAGGCTCGTGGTAGAAGCACAAAGGAGATTAAAGAAAAAATTAAGACCCTCGAAGCTGCTGGCAAAAAAGAATCAAAAATTCTATCTATCCAGTTTGTGAAAGATAAATTTAAGGTAGATACAGACAATGATAATCTATCTGATGCAATATGTATCGGGCATTATGCCGTAAATCATTTTGAGATAGAAGGAGAGGCACTTCATGTCAAAGAAAAAGAATAAAATCTCTGTAAATACATTGGAGAAATATTGCGACCAGCTAAATCTTTCTCCGCAGGAAATTCAAATGCCTTATGGTGATGGGGAGACGCTTTCTTTTACAGTTAAGCCGCTATTATCCATGGATGAATCTATTCGGTTTATTGAGGATGTTGTAAGAGAGTGTATCATGGCTGACGATATGCTGATTATTCCGCTTGCAAGAGACTTTATCGTGAAGAGAAATCTGATGACCTATTATGCAAATTTCACCATGCCTGAATCACAAAGCAAAACCTATGATTTTGTAATGGCGGCAACCGGAATTATTGCGGTGATTCTTGATAATATCGATCTCGAACAATTCAATATGATTCGTCAGTCTATTGATGAACGTATCGCATTTGAAGAGAGAAAGATGATTGCGGAGCAGCAAAGCAATGTAAGACAGATTACAGAGAATGTTTCTGAGTTTGTATCAAAGATGTCCGGCCTATTTGATGGTGTCGATGCTGAGCAAATGGGTAATTTTGTAACCAGCATGGGGAAGATGGCGCAAAACACTGAAATTTCAGCGCAGAGTCTTGCTGGGGCATTTTTGGAAAGCAGAAATACAAAAGAATAAAAATGATGGAGGCGCTTATGAGGAAAGCTTTTCTTGAAGAAGATTTTATGGATGTTGAAGATCTGATGGAAACAACTCTACCCCCCCCTACACTTCTTGAGTATTACCGTCGATTGAACGATAGGGAAATCCTATGGAATGATCTCATTGACGATGGGATGATTGATATCCCTATGTACATTTTTAAGTGGAATAAAGAGGACAAGGGGTTGCCTGTTGAAGAGAGAAAACCGATCAAAATCTTTATCAATTCTGATGGAGGCACGGCAAATGTGACTCTTTATACTGCAAATGTTATTGCTCTTTCTAAAACGCCAGTTATTACTATTGGAATGGGCAGAGCGTATAGCAGTGGAGGGTTGCTGCTGATGGCAGGCCACAAACGGTATATCTTTGACTCTACCTCTATTCTGATCCACGACGGCTCTACTGGGGCTGTGGGCGACACTGGTAAGGTGTTGGACAATTTGGAGTTTACCAAAGAATCAGAGGCAAAGGTTCGTAAGTTTATTTTAGAGCATACCAATATTCCACAAGATTTGATTGATCGGAATTATCGAAGAGACTGGTTTATGTTCAGTGATGAAGCTATTAAGTACGGCGTTGCCGATGAAATTATTACAGATCTTGACGAAATTATTTAGGAGGCCACTTCATGGCGCGAAAGAACAGCATTTCATACCCAATTAAACCGCAGGCACCTGAGACTTTAGACAACAATCCATTCTACGGTATTCAGTGCGACGAGTATCAAAAGAAATTTAGAGATGCGATTTGGAACCCAGAGAAGCTAATTGTATTTTGCAATGCAAAGGCCGGAACTGGTAAAACAACGATTGCAGCGGCCACGGCAAATCTATTGTGCGAATATGGTTTGTACGATGGAATTGTATATATTGCAGCGCCCACCCAGGAACAAAAGCAAGGGTATTTGGCCGGCTCTATTGAAGAAAAGTCTGAACCGTATTTTGAACCGTTTTATGAGGCGCTGCTCAAAATTGGAGTAAATCTAAACACTGTTTTGTTTGACAACATTATGAATGAAAAGAACGGGACTGCGTATGTAAGATGCTTAACACACACTTTTCTGCGCGGTGTAAATTTTGAAAACAAAGTAGTGATTATTGATGAAGCGCAGAATTACTATTTTGACGAGCTTATGAAGGTTCTAACCAGAATCCACGACAGCTGTAAGGTTATAGTGATCGGGCATGATGGGCAAATCGATTTGTATAAGAACCCAGAGCGCTCAGGTTTTGTTCGATATATGAATTGGTTTTTGGGCGATGAAAGATGCGAGGTATGCGAACTAAAGAAGAACTATCGCGGATGGATTAGTGAACATGCCGACAATTTGAAATATATGTAAGTAGGATGGCATTATTGCTGTCCTACTTTTTTGTGAGGTGCAATATGCCAAAATTCAAAAGTACAAAAGAGCTTATGGCCTATTTGCAAAAACGGGTTGACCAGGTGTTGACAGAAGATGTATTTCCAGTGGTTCAAAAAGAAGAGGTAAAGGCTGTGGACGATGTAGTTTATAGTATGCCTACATCTGGATATTATCAGAGGCGCTATGAGTATGGAGGAATTGGAGATCCGTATAACATCGTAATCAAAGGTGGAGCGGCCAAAAACGGGATAATGTCTGTTGTCAACGAGACTGAACCAAATCCATATTTGAACGGAAGAAATGGTGCTCGTGCCACCGTTAATAAAAGCCTGCCTTATGTGATTGAGCATGGAGTAGGGCAATCTGGAGATCCTGGTTATGACTATTGGAAACGGCCAAAGGCAAGACCGTTTACAGCAACAACGATTGCGCGATTGGATGCTTCTGGGGAACATGTAATCGCTATGAAGAACGGTTTAAGAAAACATGGAATTAAAGTTCGATAATATTCATTAGGAATAAGTTAATTTATTTTAAGCGAGGTGATTGTGCGTGGATGAACTGCAAATTCTGCTAAAAGCGATCATTGATGACAGTAGTGCCTCATCGCTTGACTCTCAATTATCCAGTATTGTTAAATCGCTGAGCGCATCGCACGAAGTAAAGCTGAAGGTAGCTGTTGATGAAGCTTCTATCAGAACCACGCAGAGCCAGCTACAATCAATCGCAAAACAGGTTTCAGCTGCTGGGAGCAGTGGTCGAGGCGCACAGATCAAAGTTTTCGATGCTGCTCAGTTGAATGCAGACGGACAGAGATATTTTACTGGTGTAAGAGATATTGTATCTCGTGTTCAAAAACAATTTAGTAAACTTGGCAGTGTAGATGTTGTCAATGTATTCAAGGATGCTCAGGGGGATATCCAGAGCTTTACTGCCAGTGTAACCAAAGCAGACGGCGTTGTAGAGAGATTTAATTTTAATCTTGCAAAAATTCGCCATGGTTCAAGAAACTATAGCGGCTTTGTACAGGACAATTCCATTCTATCAGATAAGAACGCCGGAACAAATTTACAGCGTACTCTTGATTATCTGAATCGTATTGATAATAAGATTGCTGATATTACAAGCAAAACACTTTCAAACACATCTAAACCTTTGCTTGCTGATATGGAGCAATATAATCAATATCAGGCGAAACTTACAGAAGTAAAGAGTAGAATTGATCAAATCCGACAGGCTAATACTACGCTATCTGCGGATCATAAGAGAGAGATCAATTCTATGGTTGCTGACTTGCAGAGATACGCAAGAGAACTTCAGACATCTGCATATGCAGCAACCGATTTGAATGCGGCTACCTTTACAGACAAAAAAGCAGAGTTACAGGCCGCACTTCAAACTGATATTCAGCGCTGGCAAAATTCTGGTTTGTTTGGATCAGATTTTCATGCGGCAGTAAATCAAGCAAAACAAATGCTTGATGAAGCACTCGACCCAACAGACCTTGACGCTTACCGCCACCAGCTGTCGTTGTTGAATCAGCAATTCAAGCAAATGAAGCTACAAAACTCTGCGTCTGGGAAAATTATCGACGCAGATAGATTGACTTCAAATATTCAGACTGCTCAATTGCGGATTCAGAATTTGAAGAACACTTATAGTTCATTCGTGAGTGATCCTAATCTTCTTGCAAAATGGCAACAGCTCTTTGATGAATCAAAGATGATTAGTAGTAGCAAGGAATTAACTAATCTAAATGCGAAGATTCGTCTATTTGAACAAGAGCTGATTCAGGCTGGCAAACATAGCCGTTCTCTTTGGGATGACCTAAAGGCCAATGCCGCAAAGATGGGTTCCTGGATGGTGCTTGGCGGTGTGATTGCCGGCGTAATGCGCGGTGTGACTGGTCTATATGACGCAGTTGTACAGCTGGATAGCGCTATGACAGAGCTGAAGAAGGTTACGGACGAAACAGACACAGCATATGAAAACTTCCTTTCTGATGCAGCCACAAAAGCTGTTCAAATCGGAACTACCTATGCGGACTTCGTAGATTCAACTGCCTCATTTGCACGGCTTGGATACAATATGGAGGATGCCTCTCAGCTTTCTGAGGTAGCCAATATTTATGCCGTAGTAGGTGATGAAGTAGACGGTATTGATGGTGCTACAAACTCAATCATCTCTACTATGAAAGCTTTTGGTATTGAAGTAGATGATACCATGAGCATCGTTGATAAATTCAACGAGGTAGGCAACCGATTCGCTATTTCTTCTGGTGGCATTGGTGAGGCTATGATGCGAAGCGCTTCAGCGATGGCAGAGGCAAATAACACCATTGATGAATCTATTGCTTTGATCGTAGCGGCAAACAATGTTATTCAAGACCCTGATGTGGTTGGTACGATGTGGAAGACCGTCTCTATGCGTATTCGTGGTGCAAAAACCGAATTGGAAGAGGCCGGCCTTGAAACAGAGTACATGGCTGAAACTACTGCTTCTCTAAGAGATAAAATCTTAGGGCTGACAAATGTTGATGGCAGCGGCGGTTTTGATATCATGCTCGATGATGAAACATTTAAGAGCACTTATGATATCATGCTTGGAATCAGCGAAGTTTGGGAAAAGATGAGCGATATCGACCAGGCTGCTTTGCTTGAGCTATTGGCAGGTAAGAGACAGGGTAACGCCCTGGCTGCTGCTATTACGAATATGAGCGATGCAGTCAAGGTTATGGATGTTTCTATGAACGCCGAGGGTTCTGCTGTTGCAGAGCATGAGAAGTGGATGGATAGCATTCAAGCCAAGCAGCAACAGTTCCAGGCTCAGTATGAGGTGTTTGCTAATACCATTCTGAGCAGCGACCTAATTAAAGGAGCTTTTGATGTTGGTACTGGTCTGCTTGGGTGGCTAACTTCTCTTATCGATACGGTTGGTGCTTTGCCGGCTGTTTTTGCTGCTGTGACTCCATTCTTTGATAAGCTGAACTTATTCCGTACAACAGATCAAAAGAATTGGGGAGGTTCTGGCACTGGAATCGCCTTTTCATGGAACGCCCAAAAACTTGAGCTTGATAATGATATCAAGTTGTTGGACGAGTATAATAGCAAAATTGCAAACCTTGGAACATCAACAGGGGATTTAACACAAAGACAAATCATCTGGAATGACACTATTGGTAAGGGTAGCGATAGCCTACGCAGTGCTGTGAAGGTATCTGATGATGCAGCTGTTTCTTCAAAGGCATACGCATCATCTATGGAACAGGCCAGTCTTAAAACTACTCTTATGGGTGTTAAATCCAAGGCTGCTGCTATTGGTGTGCAGGTACTTAATACAGCGCTTAATGCGTTAATTGGACTTGGCATCGGCTTAGCTATTAACGCTATTGTCTCTGGTATCACTTCTCTTGTCAATAAATCAAAAGAGGCTCGTGAGGCTGCATTGGAGGCTGGTTCTGCCGCCGTCCAGAGTTCAAATGAACTATATGATCTTGCCTCATCGTATATTGAGATGAGCTATGCCGTGGAAGCTGGCACTGCCTCCCAAGAAGATCTGATGAGTATTCAGGATGAGCTTGTTGCTTATCTTGAGACCCAAGGAATCGCCGTTCAAAATCTTTCTGGAGATTACAAGGATCTAAGAGATTCTATTGTTGAAGCGGCAAGAGAGCAAATGCGTACAAATATCTCTCAAGGAGCAAGAGCGGCTGATATTGCAAAAGAAGAAGCTGTTAAGGAACTTGATGGATATTTCAACTCACACAGCTTTTATTCTGCAACGGGTGAAGCTGCTGGAGAAGCAATGGCCTATCTTGAATCTCTTGGGTATGAGGGGATCGACAACACTGGTTCAAATGGTGGCGGAACAATCTTTCTTCCAAGCGTTTATAGCACAGACGGGGGATTAGAAGATGTAGAATTTTCAGACCTAATGGCAAACTATGAGTATCTAAGAGATACTATGAATGCTGTAAGGGATGAGTTTGGCACTGATAATCCTGTTTTTACTGTGCTTGCAGATGCTTACAACGAATATGAGTCTGCACTTCAAGAAGCAATCGAACAGATTGATAATACCAATCAAATGATTGCTCAAGACGCTTTGCTTGCTGCACAAGCTCTTGACCAGCCCGCTACAGTAGACGAGTTTAAGCAATTCAGAGAGCAGATGATCCAAAACATCCAGAATACATCTGGATTTGATGAGGATGGCACATATACTGCTGAGCAGCTGGCGGATAATGTACTTGGGTCGGACGATAGATATTCTGGTCTCCTGGCGGAACTACAAGAGCGCGAAGCGTCTGCTGAGGCAGTCAACGATAAAATGCGTGAGATTGCTGAAAAGCTTGTTCCTAAAACATATGAAGAGCTTACTCCTGGAACATCTGCACATTTCCACGCGATGGAGTCTTGGAGCGCAGAGGTCGAAAATGTAAAAGACAAACTTGAAGCTCTATCCGACGAAGATTTTGAAATTGCCTACAATGCAGTTATCAACGAAGGTGCGACAACCTGGGAAGATATCACTGCTGCAATTGAAGAGTACAATAGTGAGCAGGCTGTAGCGGCCAGAAATGCAGAGGCATTGCAGAGCCGTATCCGTGGTATGTGGGACTCTGAGGACTTCTCAGATACCAAGGAAGAGCTTATCGCTATGTCTCAAGCAGTGGACGGTATTACTCCACAGAATATTGAAGAACTCGCTTCTGAAAGCAGTGTGTTGGCTGGCATTTTGGAAGAGGACGGAATGAATGCTCAATTCCTCTCCAAGATTCTTCAGAATATGGCAGAGGGCGGAGACGGCGTTTCTCTTGTTACGGCTGAGGCTCTAAAGCTCAATGATGCCCTTGATGGTATGGTCGATAAGTTTGACCAGGTAACAGATGCAAAGTCGCGCTATGATGCGGCCATGGCTGTAGAGGAAAAGGATACCGATTTCCGTTCTTATGCAGAGGCATTTGAAGAGCTGAACGCCCAATTTGAGGCTGGTACTACAAACTCAAATGCTTTCTGGGCTGCTGCTGAATTCCTGTTTGGCAGTGAGCAGCTTAATACATGGGGCTGGAGTGACGGACTGGATGAGATCTACGATGCTATGCAGCGTAATAAGAGCGTCTTTGAGGATGCGGATAGCGCTGGTGCTGGATTTATCCAGAGACTTTACGATATGGCTCAGGCCGGCCAGTTGGTCAATGATGAGGGCGAAGACCTAATCGAGATCAGCAAGGATGCAACTGGTGCATTCAGTTTTGATGTTGATCCTGAAAATCTTGACGAGATTGCAGAAAAGATGGGTATCACGGAAGAGGCGGTTATCGCCTGTTTCGAGGCTCTATCTATGTGGGGCGACATTGACTTTTACGACCTCACTGAGGTATCAGAGGTTATTGACGAAATTGGCCTCTCTGCTGAAACTGCTGCTGGCAAGGCTATCAATGTAGACCGCTTGACAGAGCAGCTGATGACGCTTGGCAAAACAGATAAAGAAATTTATGATGTTTTGTCTGCTCTACAAGGGCTTGATGGCGTACAGCTATTTAGTGTATCTGGTGATATTGACTCTGTAACGACAAGCCTTCAAAATCTTGGCCTTGCTACCAGTGATGATTATACAATCACGGTTAATTATGAAGGGCTTGGAGATCTTCTTGCCAACATTGGTTATACCAAGGAAGAAGCAGAAGGGCTTATTACCAAACTTGGCGAAGCAGACGGCATTTCACTGGCAAATGCTGATGGTCAAGTGCAGAGTGTAAGTGACGCGCTTGATTATATCGATACGATTACATTTACCAATGTTACAACATCAATCAATGGTGTTGAAACTGCAATTGACGATGTAAATGACTCTACTACGAGCAACGCAGAGTCAGAAATTGATGACATTGGATCAGCCGCACAAGATGCTGCAACAAAAGTTTATAGCATTGGTACGGCTATTGATAGTGTAAATGGTAGAACTGCCACTGTATATTATAATGTACAGCGTAAAGGTGGTCTTATTGACAGTATTGGTAATCTGCTTGGCTTTGCAAAAGGCACTTCTAATGCGCCGGCTGGCAATGCTTTGCTTGGAGACGAGTATTCACCCAACGGTTCTCCAAAGCCAGAGCTTGTTGTATCGAAGGATGGAGCATATCTCGCTGGAACAAACGGGCCGGAAATTGCCTATTTGAACCAGGGAGACCAAGTTTATACGGCGGATGAAACCAAACGGATTTTAAGTCGTTCTGGAAAGCGTATCACTGGTACAATTCCAGCATATGCGTCTGGAAGAATCACAACAAGCGGTTTGCGTGTCGAGGTTGACAAGGACGGCTCTACGGGCACTCCGTATACTTCTCCCACGACAACTGCCACGGTAGATGTTAAGGCTGAGGTTGATGACGAAGAGCTTGCTGAAGAGATGGAGGATGCCATAAAAGAAATCCAGGATGAGCTTGACGAAATCCTGGGTAATTATGAGCACGACATCTTTACGCTTGAAAGAAATGATGGAACTCCAGAAGAAATTATTGCTATCTATAGGAAGATGCAAGACACTGTTCACCAGTATGCGGAAAAATACCGCGCAATGGGACTGGATGAGAATAACGATTACATTCAGGAGCTTGGAGAACAGTGGTGGGAGTACCAGGATGAGATTGACGATATTCTACATGGTATTTATACAGATGCTGTTGAGGCGCACGAAAATACCATTGAACTTTTGCAGCACCAGTATGATGGCCTAAACGATAGCAAAAACTATCGTGATATGGCTACCAATCTGGAACGGCAGCGTCAAGAGCAACTGAGAATCCAGGAGCTTGCCCATGAGGAAGCGCAGCGGTTAAGAGCGCTTGGTGTGGACGAGAACGATGAGGCAATTCAGGAGTGTATTGACGCATGGTGGGACGCAGAGGACGATATCAAGGAAATCAACGAGTCTATTGTTGATAATGTCCTTGAACCGTTTGATGAGTTCATCGAATACGCGGACGATTTTGATCTTTGGGATCGGTTTGATTTCACCAAAGTAGATTACCTAAGACAGAAGATTGCTGCGCTGAATCGGTTGCTTGAACAGGGCGTTCTAACTCTACGGGAGTACACAGAACTTTTGCGCGAAACTCAACTCGATATTTATAATGAGCAGAAAGACGCTATTACAGAAATCATTGAAAAGACAATGGAGCTGGTGCGTCAGGAAGCCGAAGATAAAATCGACGCTCTGGAAGAACAGATTGATGACTACCAGAAAATCATTGATTTGAAGAAGGAGTCTCTTGAAGTAGCCAGAGATGAAGAGGACTATGAGCGTGAGGTTGCAGAGCGCGTTGCCGAAATTGCAAAGGTGCAGGAAAAGATCAATCAGCTGAGTCGCGATGATAGTCGTGAGGCTAATGCAGAGCGACAGCAGTTGGAACAGGAGCTTGCCGAACTTCAAAATGATCTTGCCGATTACCAGGCAGACTATGCGTATGATGCACAGGTCGATGCTTTGGATAAGGAAGCTGACAAGTTTGAAGAAACCAAGGACAACGAAATCGCCAAGGTAGAGGCCAGCGTTGACACTGAGGAAGAGGTGTATAGAGCCGCTATTGACCGTATCAATGCAGACTGGGATCAGCTATACCAAGATTTGATTGCTTGGAATAGACAGTATGGAGATATGATCGATGGGGAAGATTCAATTACATCTGCTTGGCAGACTGCTATGCAGGCAGCTCAAGAGTATGGAGATATTGTATCCGCTCTAAATGGTATCAATAATGATATCGCCAATGAGCAGCAAGGTATCTTGGATCAACAGCGGGAAGACGCTGAAATCAGTGCAATTATGTCTGAGATGTATGCAAATGGTCAGGCGTGGGGGTCTGCCTCTGATGAAGAGAAGCAACGCCTCGCTGACGAAAACCTACGGCTTGGCAGATTGCTTGCCCCGTATGGTATTAACGCAGTCCGTGGTGATGACGGTGTATGGTATGTAGATCGCGTTGGTGGAGAGCAACTATTCCAAAAATATAGACAGTACATTTATCACGATGGAGGAATTGTCGGAGAAGACTCATTGAAGAGCAACGAAGTTTTTGCTAAGTTGCAAAAGGGAGAGGCTGTGTTTACCAGCAAGCAGTATAAGAATCTCTTTAGTCAGATTGGTGATACTATTACTGGTGTTGTAGATTCTGTTGTGCGTAGCCTTGCAACAGCAAAGGATACCACGGCTGCTGCGATTCAGTCTGTCACCAACAATGAAAACACAGACAATTCTATGGGAGAAATCCGTATTGAAAACCATTTCGAGGTTAAGAATGCGGATGAGGAAACAGCGAAGAAGATGGCAGAATATTATGCCGACTATACAATCGACAAATTGATTGTAGCAAGAAAGCGTAAGGGCGTAAGAAATTCTGTTGGAAGCCATATGCTTCGTTAAAACGATGCGGCCACCGTAATTGGTGGCCGCTTATTTTATAAAAGAAGGAGGCTTTAGACATGGTTGTTGATTTTGCAAAGGTCAATGTAAAAGAACAGCCTCTACTTATTTTGCAAAACATGGATGATACACCGATTGGTGTGCTGAAGTATGCTTTTAATGTGGAAGCAGATCTTTGCTATAACGAGGTGTCAACGCTATCGTTTGAGCTTCCTGGTTATGTGGACGGCAAACAAACTCCAAACTACGAAAAAGTGGTTGGAATGAGAATCATTGATCTAAAGGACTACGGAAGATTCCTTCTGGTAGATCCTAAAACAGAGAGCGATGGAGTTCGAGAGGTTAAGAGCTGCACCGCTTATTCTTTGGAGTATGAGTTTACCTTCAAGAAGCTTGTGCTTACAGCCGGCACATATAACCTATGGAACCCAATTGCGCCAAATGATACGATTATCGGAATGATACTTGACCTTATGCCATCGTGGAAAATTGGTCAAGTAGATGCAACACTAATCGATAAATACCGCACATTTGACGATAGCGGAGACCAGAATATATATAATTTCATTAAGTCAGACTTGCAAGAATCTTATGGATGCGTGTTTGATTTTGATACATATAATCGTCTGATCTATGTTCGTGATATTACGAATGAGCCAGAGACAACACCAGTGTTATTCTCAATGGATAATCTCATTAAAGAAGTCTCTGTTGAGGAAGACACAGAAAGTATCGTTACGCAGCTGAGTGTGTATGGGGCAGACAATGTTGATATCAGAAGCGTCAACCCAATGGGTACAACAAGCTTGATTAACCTGGATTATTTTATGACACATGATTACTTCTCACGGGATATTATCAACAAGTATAACGATTGGAAAGAGACATTTCAATCATATCAAAGGTCTTATTTCAATCTTACTGTGGAAGAGGCGTTGAAGACCGCACAGCTCCTTACGGAGCAGGCTGCTATTACAACGCTTGAAGGAGAATTGAAAAGCCTTGAGAATATCCAGGCAACAACGATTCAGGCAATTGCCAAGGGATTGAAAAGTCAAAGCGATCTTAACAAAGTGAATCAGGATATCTCTGCTAAGAAGAGTGAAATTACTGCAAAACAGAATAAACTTGAAGATATTCAGGCAGAGGTAGACGAGCTTGATGAGAAGATGCAGGCTATCAACGAAAAGACAAAACTGAGCGCATTTTTCACAGAAAATGAGTATAAAATTATTGATCGTTATCTGAAAGAAGATTCTATTTCTGAAGATTCCTTTGTTGCCATTGAGGTTGATTCATTTGATAGTGCTGGTGAAAGTATTCCTGCAACGGGTTCAATCTTCAATATCATGGACGCTACAGTTACCAAGGTAACAAATGAGGCCGGAAAGGATATCTACTCTATTGTCGGAGGTAAGATTGGCTGTTCGACTTCTGGATTTGTATTGAATGCGAATATTGTCCGGGCATCTCTTGATTTTGATGAAAACCATGATCTCCTTTTTACCGCAAGACTTTCAGCTGGCACATTGAATGAGGAATCATTCCCAAGCGGCTGTGTCTCTGTTGCAGGAATTGGTAGCACTGTTACATCAAATGTCGTACCAGATTCCAGTGTCGGTGGTGCAATCGAAGAGGGAAGCACTATCTCCTTTAAGATTGGCGATGCGGATCTATACTTCACTCGAAGCACAACGGAATATGAAAAACGAGCTGTTGAGTGGGATTTGCTTGACTACGGTATGGAGCTGATGGAAAGAGTGTCTTATCCATCCTATACATGCAGTCTGGATCTGGCGAATTTTCTTGCGATGTCAGAGTTTGAACCATTCAAAAATAATCTGAAATTGGGAAGTAGGCTTTATTGGCAGAAATCAAATGGTGAGGTTATGAAGCCATATGTCATTTCTGTCAAAATTCCATTTGAAGATTTGACTGGATTTGCGGTAGAGCTATCAAGCAAATATTACGCATCTGATGGAGTTTTCTATTATAACGAATTAACAGATCAATCTCAATCTTTTGGTAATACTCTTGATAGTGGCAAGTGGACATATAGCCAGTTTGTAAATAGTGGTGCGGAAACAAGCCTCAGCAAATTTACAAAAGAGGCACTTGATATTGCCAAGAATAACATTCTGTCTTCTTCTGGTCAAGATATTTCCTGGAGCGAATCTGGCTTACGGTTACGCAAAAGAAAAGAGGATAATCCAGAAGAATATGAACCTTATGAGATCTGGATGAATAACGGCCAAATCATGTTTACAACAGATAACTGGGCAACCGCCAATCTCGCTATTGGTCAAATGAAAACAGAAGACGGCGGAATTATGAGCGGTGTTATTGCAGATAGTCTGATTGGCAAATTGTTGGCCGGAAATAGCCTTATTATCGAAAGCGCTAAGAAAGACGGCGACATTTCTGTGTTCCGTGTAGATGGGAACGGTGCGTCTTTGCACAATGCTATTTTTGATATTTACAATGGCAATCAAGTGCAGATCACTCTAAACCCATATTCAGGATTTGCGATTGGTAAGTACCCACTGTACTCAGGAGACGAGTATACAATTGATGAAGATAATGCAAGCTTCTGGGTAGATATCAATGGAAATGTTCATATCAAAGGAACACTTGAGGGGTGCGATGGAAAGTTCAGCGGTGAGCTTGTTGCTGCAAGTGGCCGTTTCAAAGGTATTGTACAGGCTTCTGATTACCAGGATTTGAATGGCAGAAGTATGCTGACTTCAAGCTATAAATTCTCTCCTACATACCTGGAGCTAAGGGGGCTTACTATCAGCAATGGCAGCAAGAATACCCTTGTCATTGATAGCGCCGGCAATATTACAATGGATGGAAATATCACACTTGGCTCTGGCTCTCGTATTAACTGGAATACGGTCACGCAGCTTGGCACTAATCCGCAGATTTCAAACCTGGAAGACGATATGGATTACCGCCTAACGCGGATCAATACGCAGCTCGACGGCGTATATGAAGAGATTGATTGGCTTTCAGAGAATATGTGGACTGAAAGAGAAATTAGAAATATTTCGTCCACAGTGATCACAGACGAGCTTGTGTCAGCTCCCAATATTAAAGGCGCATATATTCAGGGTGGAACGATTCAGGGTTGCGACTTTTTGTTTGGCGATTATGGGGTTATCTATGATGGATATGGTAGCGACGGTGTGAGCAGGACTGACTTGGTGTACATTGAGTCTACAAGAGGAATTGCGATTGTCGCAGATGAAGGTATGGCGCTTAGAGCCGGGAATGGTATCTGGATTCCAGACGATGTTCATATCATGGTAAATGGAGATTATGTGAATTTGGGAAGCGTCATTGAAGATTTACTTGCAAAATAATATGGAGGTCGTATGAAAGAAATCATTAAGAAAATTGATGCTGCTGTCCGCGTCTTAAATAATATTGAGGTCAAACAGAAGCAAAATTTGTTGAATATGGGTGGGGTCATCGACCTTCTGGAGAGTGTCATCGTAGATCTTCAGAAGATGGACATTGAGGCGACGCTCAATAAGGAAAATGTTGAAGGAGAAGAAAAAGAATAATATATATCCTCAGGGGGTGGTGCAATGGCTTTTTGGGGTGATTATTTCGTCTATGATGGGATACCATGTACGGAATTTGGCCTAAGGCTCTATGAGGTGAATGGTGTTACACCGGGGGAGGCGAAGTTTTCTGTGGCTTCTGATATTTCTGAAGACAGAGTTTCAAGTAGATACCGTCCGTTGTTTTATGGTGTTACACAAAATGAACCTCTTTCATTTAAGATGGTCTTTGGAGCCGACAAAGAGCTTGCAAACAGCGGAGGCTTTTTTGACGCTTGGGATAGAGAGGCAATCAGTTCATGGTTATCGCCATTGGATGGATACAAATGGCTTGAAATTGAACAGGATGACATGGAGCAGGTTCGCTATCGCTGCATCATCGAAGAATTAGAGATGGTGGAGATCGGGAATCTGCCCATTGCTTTTTCTTGTACTGTGAGATGTGATTCCCCGTTTGCATATCAGTATCCAGTGACATACTCCTATACATGCCAGGGCAACACCAATATTTTGCTTAGGAATCTTGGTAGTTATAGGGGAGGATATCAACCAAAGCTCAAAATCACAACGAATGGTACAGATAGTATCAAAATTATTAACCATTCAGACAATGATAGAACTTTTGAATTTACGGGACTCCCTCAATCCTATTTCTTGGAAATAGAAGTGGATAATGAAAATGGGGTTATCACAAATAATATGGATCTTAATTTATATCCATATTTCAATTTTGAATTTTTCAAACTTATTTGCGGAGACAATTCATTAGAAGTTGTTGGCGATTGTAAGCTTGAAATCACATGTGAATTCCCGGTTAGCGTAGGAGGATAAGCAAAATGATTAGTAAAGTTTATAATCTGCCTGAGATTTCATTTGTTGGCGGGGAGACACATGATCTGCGCTTTCATTTGTTTACGGACACAGGCAGAGTTTTTAATGCCTCTGGCGCAAAAGCGACATTCTCAATTGTGTATTCGGTAAATCGAACAGGAGCACCAGTGCTATCAAAAGCAATGAGTGTTATAGCCGATGATGATGGAATTGAAAGTATTCTTGCCGTTACACTGCTCCCAAAAGAGACTGTCGATTTGTACGGGAAGTACATCTACCAGATTACGATCCAAGACATGTCTGGGGAAACGGATATCCCAAGCCAGGGTATTTTGGGAATCACCAATAACATTGATAAATCGGTGATTCGTTAATTTATTAGGAATAAGTTAATCTATTTGCAAGGAGGATATGAAATGAACACTACATACTTTCTGAATCAAGTGATGGGAAATTTGTTTAAGACAAAGGAAACTCCTGCACTTCCAAGCGAGTATTACATTGGCCTAAGTTCTACCGCTCCAAATATCAGTGGCGGTAATGTCACAGAGCCTCTTTCAAACTCTGGATATAAAAGAGTGAAGCTTGAGAATTTGAGTGAGCCGGCAGATGGTGTAATTACAAATGAGCAGGCCATTTCTTTTGATGAGTCAACTGCAAACTGGGGAACAATGTCCCACTTTGTTATTTATGATGCGCTGGAGGCCGGAAATCTACTTATGTATGACACCCTATCCACCCCTCGTAATGTTGAGGCCGCAACTATCGTAACGATTAAGGCAAACAGCCTGACTTTGACTTTGAGCAACCCAGCTTAATTACGATTAGTTAGGCGGTGGAGAGATGGCGCAAACATACAACATTTATCTCCGAAAAAGACTAACTGAATTTGACCTGATTATTAGGAATTTGCCATATCGTGACGGCCTCGTGATTTACAACCGCATGTATCTTGACGCAATGGTGAACTATCTATATTTGCAAAAGTTTATTGTTGGCGATACGGATACGAAGCTTGTATCAGAAATTGATAATTTGTTAGAACGAGTCTTCAATATCTTTTCAAGCGGGATGGAACTTGGTGCAGAACTTGAGTTGTTCGCAGCAAAACCAACTGGCGGTTCAACAGAGCTGGTTTTAACTACAGGTAAAGCCAATATTGGTGAAGAAAGCTTTAACACATTCCAAAATGTCACACAGCTTTTGACAAACACACTGAAGTACGATATCGCAAAATCTCTTGGGTCTGGATCAACGGAAATGGAGCTAAGGACAGCTCCAGCGTCTACTTTGAAAGAAGCGTTAGAGAAGTTTAAGAACACTATGCTCTTAGACTCTGACGCTTCTACCTCCGCTATTACCCATGGTGAAGCAGAGACCGATATGGTTCTGACTACAAACGATTTTGATATCTTCTACATGCTGTCTGTAGAAGGAGAAGCAATGATGAATTTGCTTTTCTCTGCTGACTTTGAGATGTGGTATACGCTTGGGACAGGCGATAGTTCGATGTGCTTGACGGTTGAGAATAGCGGTGTGCAATCTAAAAAGTTTATGACGTATGAAAGCTTCCTCAATCTTGTTTTGGAGATAGGGAATATTTTGCAGTGTTTTATCTTCCCGGATGAGAGCGGATCTCTTCTATCTTCCGAACTAAACATCGGAATGAAAAGACATAGGTTGCTTTCTGAAATGGATAACTTAACACTGTCTGAGCATGACGATATTACATTAGAAGAATTAGACTATGTGATTTTGGCGTGACGAAAGAAGAAAGGAGTTTTCGATATGTCAAAAGGTACTCTTGGTAGTTTTAATGGTACTACTACTGCCAATGTAAATATGCTTGATATTTTTAAGCAAAATGAGATGGCGGCACATGAAAATAGTACACTTGCGTTTACCGATCATATGGTAATCAAAAAGATTGGAATTCAATGTGAGGCGGGAACGGAAGTAATTATCAATGGATGCGAGATCCCTATTGTGTCTGGAGTATTCGAGCTTGGTTTTGGTCAAGTGGATATTACAAGTCTCGTGTTCAAAGAAGAGAAGTCAGTGAACATCTACTACATGTATTAAGGAGGTGCTTTTCAATGGCCGATTTGCCGTTCTTCGGCAACTCTTCTTTTGGAGGCGGCGGAGGCATTATTTCTGGAAATCCAGTTGTAGATGCTGAGCTTGCAGAAAATGGCGACATGATTTTGAAGATGAGTGATGGAACAGAAAAGAACATCGGAAGTGTCGCCGGAGAAGATGGTGCTGTATACGTCCCACATATTTCGGAGCAAAAAATCCTAAGCTTTACAATTGAAGATGAGCCTGGTGATGTGCCAGACCCAGTTGATCTTAACCCGCATGATGAGTGGTCTGATATTGATGACAGTGAGATTGTTTCTGACTATGTGTGGGAGAAAATGTAACGCTATATAAACTCTTAGAGAGTGTTTATATATTTTAATTCTATTGTAAAGGAGGGAAATCGAATTGGCTAATGTAATTTTTAAGGTCGGTACAAAGGCGCTCTTTGATGCGCTGGAGCAGAAAGACACAAATACTTTGTACTGGCTGGAAGATGTGCAGGAACTCTACAAGGGCAATCTTCTGTTTGCTACTGGTAAGACAGCATCTGAAACCGCTGCCGGCCTGATGTCTGCTGATGACAAAATTAAGCTTGACAGTCTTTCTCCTGGTACATTGACTGGGCTTACTCCAGTAGATGCGTCAGTCATTATTGCTGATGGTGAAGACGGAAAGACAATCGGCGTACAGCTATCTAAAGAAGCTGGCAATAGCATTGTACTGAAAACTGACGGTTTGTTTGCCGCAGGCACTCAAGCCCCAGAGTTTGCGATTGAGAAGCAAGGAGAAGCAACAGAAGGATACGCTGCAACTTATCGTCTAAAGAGAACTTTGGGAGATGAAACCACATATGTTGGCGACTCAATCAACATCCCAAAAGATTTGGTTGTGCAAAGTGGTTCAGTCAAAACAGTAACTGAAGCAGATCAGCCATATGAAGGGGCTGAAGTTGGGGATACCTATATTGACTTGCAGCTGAATGATAGCGCGTCTTCTCACATTTATATTCCAGCTAAAGGCTTGATTGACACCAGCGATTTTGTGGTTCAGGTAATTGAAAGCCAGAATGGAGAAGCAATTATCCAGAACGAGCCTACTGGCGGCGGTGCAAAATTCCATCATACTGATGGCACAGAGTCATTTGTTGGAGTAAACGATGGCGGCGAGAACGGTATGGTTGCCCAGATTTATGCTGATAAGAATGTAGATGGCAACTGGATTGGCTCTCGTATCAATGTGTATCAGAAGGGTATTTTCTATCATAATGCGGAGGACAAGGCATCCGCTGATTATGTGGCTGATGATCCTGAGCATGAGATTGCAACTATCGGGGATATCCCTGATGTATCTGGGGTGCAGGAAGTTATCGACTCTATGCCAGATGAAATCCTCAGTGAAATTGTAAATGTACAACGCACTGAAACCACTAATACCGCAGAGATCCGTATTTTTACGAAACAGGAAGACGGGACATATTCCCCCAATGTCCAGCATGGAGTTCTTACTTTGATTGGAGCTGGATATGGAGCAGATGGAAAGTCTGCTGCCGGCTTGATGTCTCTTGCAGACAAACAAAAGCTTGACTCTATTGATCCAGAGAAGATTGAGAGCATTTCTGAAAGCCTTGAATGGGGAACAATGTAAATTTTGATATGAAAAAAAGGAGTGATTAAATAATGGCTACTGTTGCTTTTAAGAAAGGTCTATTGGCTAATTTGCCCAAAACTTATACAGAAGGTGCTTTCTATGTAACTACTGACGAGCGGGCTATTTATTTGGACGTTGATAGTTCTACCCGTATCCGCATTGGCGACTTTCAGGAGTTCGCAACCCTGCAAGCTCTTCAGGCCAACACCAATCCCAGCACTACCGCTCTGTACTACATCACAGACCTGAATGTGCTGGCAAAGTGGAACGGCTCTGCCTATGTACAGATCAACCTTGATACTGGCGCTACCTCTATTGAGGTTGTGGGCGATGGCAACGCCGTAACCGCCGCTTCTTACGATCCTGCAACTCGTAAGATCACCTTGACCAAGGGCGCTACTCACACTACCGCTGAGGATGTAAGCAACGCCATTGATCTGGCTATTGGTGAGCTGGGCAATAAGGAGGGCGACACCCCTTATGCCAACGTGAAGGATTATGTGGACACCAAGATTGCAGATGTGGTTGCTGGTTCTATTGAGGGACTGGGCGCTCTTGCCTCAAAGGACAAGGTTGCTGAGTCTGATCTGGAGGCCACTCTTGCGACCAAGATTAACGGAAAGGCCAATGTTGGTACTGCTGATGATACTTCTGACATGGATACCCTAAAGGGTGCTAAGAAGTACGCCGATGAAAAGGCGGCTGCTGTACAGACTGAGGTTGACGCGCTGGAGGCCAAAGTTGGTACTGTTCCTGAGAGCAAGACCGTCGTTCAGATGATTGAGGAAGCTCAGGAGGCAGCTACTTACGACGATACCGAGATCAAGGCTAAAGTTCAGGCCAACACTAATGCAATCGGTGTATTGAACGGCGAGGCCACTGTTGAGGGTTCTGTGAAGAAGACCGTTGCTGATGAGATTGCTAAGGTGATCGCTGATGCGCCTGAGTCTTTCGATACCTTGAAGGAGATCTCTGACTGGATTTCCAGCCACAGTGACGATGCTGCCGCAATGAACTCTGCCATTACTGCCCTACAGGGTATCTTGGATGGTATCGGTGATACCGAGTCTGGCGAGAAAGCCACTGTGGTTGCCTATGTGACCGATGCGATTGCCGCCCTGAACATTGGTGACTACGCTACTGCCGCTCAGCTGACTGCTTTGGCTGGCCGTGTGACTACCCTGGAGGGCGCAAGTCACACCCATGCAAACAAGGCTCTGCTGGATACCTACACCCAGACTGAGGCTAACCTGGCTGATGCTGTGGCTAAGAAGCACGTTCACGCAAATGCTACCGAGCTTGACAAGATCGCTGACGGCGACAAGGCGAAGTGGGATGCCATGGAGCAGAACGCTAAGGACTATGCCGATGGCCTGGCTTCCAACTATGATGCCGCTGGTTCTGCCGCTGGTGCTCTTGCAGATGCCAAAGAGTACACCGATACTGCTTTGACCTGGGGCAGCTTCTAATAGCAGATAGACAATTTCGTATTTCCCATATTTGGGGGCGGGGTAACACCCGCCCTCTTTTCATTTCTCTGTAGAACGGAGGTAAGGAAAAAGAATGGCTCTTTTTAAGATTTTGAAAGGCGACAGCTCCCGTATCTCAACAGATGTAACGCCTTTCCATGACGGGTGGGCGTATTTTACCCCAGACGATGGAGGCTTTTATATCGACTCTGAGGATAACGGGGAGCAGAAGAGACATCGCATCAATCCCAACACAGGAGGCGGCAGCTCAGATGTTTCCGCTACTCTGCTTGCGTCTGCATGGAGTGCCGGCCAACAGACTGTGGCGATTGAGGGCATGACCGCAGATACAGACGGTGTTGTTGGCATTAGCCAGCTGATTTCCGACGCGGAGTTGGAAGCTGTAAAGAGCGCTGAACTCTATGTATGTGGTCAGGGCGATGGCACATTGACGATTGCGGCATTTGGTGATGTACCGACTTGTGATATTCCAATCGTAGTAATTTTGCTTCATTGAGAAAGGGGTGTTGACCATGAGTGAGACCCCTAACATTGGGCTTTATTTGGAAGACGATGCTTCCACAAGATTTGAAGAGTGGCGTAAAAAAATGAATGGCACCGATGATTCCAATATGAAAAAGATTGATGACGCTGTTGGAATGATGGCGCTTAAAAGCGGTAAGGCCACTGGTACTCTACTTGCATCTGCATGGAGCGGAATTGACTCTCCGTTTACACAGACTTTGGCCGTAGAGGGGCTTGGCGCAGATCAAAACGGAAATATTTCGGTGGCGCAAAATGCAACGATTGAACAACGGGACGCAGCACGTATGGCGATGCTTTCTGTCATTGGACAGAGCGAAGGACAGCTTACTATCGCCGCTGATGGTGAAATGCCAGACGTAGACATCCCGGTTGTAGTGATTCTATTAGGATAAAAGGAGGGACATCTAAATGCCTATTATTTCTAACTTTCCATCTGGTGGCGGAAGTGGCGGCGGTGGACTTCAACTGGCCGCTGTCTCTGGCATCGTCACTAAGGTTTCGCATGGGAAGGTATATGTAAAGTGGACTGATCCTGAAGACCTGGTTGTTGCTGAATCTACCCTTGCTGAATGGGCGGGCACTCTGCTTGTTCGTAAGGCCGGCTCTATGCCTGTCAGCAGACGTGACGGCACGGTAGTCGTGGACAGCAAGGTACGCAATCAGTATCAGAACCAGTATTTTTGCGATAGCGGTTTGACCGATGGCACGGTCTACTACTACAAATTCTTCCCATATACAACGACAAATACTTATACCGAGAACGAGGATTGTGAGTTTACTGCGACTCCTAACGCCCCAACAATGGGCAATGTGTCCGGTATGAGCGCAACCCCTGCTGGTAATGGAAAGCTTGCAATCAAGTGGACTGATCCAGCAGCTACCATCGTAGACGATGGGCTTACCCTGGCAACCTGGGAGAAGACCGTTGTTGTGGTCAAGGAGGGCGGCTACGCCACTTCTCCAGACGATGAGGATGCGGCATATAGTTACACCAGTACCACACGGAACGCCCATGCAAGCGCTCCGCTGACCGTGACAGGGCTTACAAACGGCACGACCTATTATGTGTCTTTCTTCCCGGTATCTACGGATGGTGCGGTAAATGTAAACGCAAGTAATAGAATCACTGGAGAAGCTAACCGCATGGTGATCGCTACGGTTCCTTCTCAAAGTGGATCTCTTACTTATAACGGGAGTGCCCAGACTCCTACATTTAGCAACTATGACACAAACAAGATGACTTTGAGCGTCACTGGGCAAACCAATGCCGGCACTTATAGCGCCTCCTTTACTCCAAAGGATGACTATATGTGGAGTGACGAGACTACGGCTGCAAAGACTGTCAACTGGACGATCAATAAGGCCGCAGGCAGCTTGAGTGTGAGTCCGCAAACGGTCACATTGGACATGGAACACCCAACTGCTCAGATTACCGTTACACGGCCTGGTAATGGCGCAATTACCGCAGTGTCAAATAACACTGGTATCGTTACGGTCAGCGTAAGCGGGAATGTTATCACCGTGAACAATGTCAATCAGACAAGCGGTGATACCACTATTACGGTTAAGGTAGCTGCTGGTACAAACTATACCGCTCCTGCAAATAAGACTGTTACGGTCAACGCAGAGTTCGTCAGTGATGTTCTGAACGAGAACTCATGGGAGGTTATCAAGGCCGTTTCTGATAGTGGGCAAGGCGATAACTATTGGGATGTTGGCGACACAAAAACCATTGTAATCAATGGTAAGGTTGGCAGTACCACATTTAACAACCTGTCTATTGATGTATTTATCATTGGTTTTAATCACAATAGCTCCCGTGAAGGAAGCAACAGAATCCACTTCCAGATTGGTAAAATTGGAGGCAAGCTTGTTGGTCTAATTGACAGCAAATATTCGCCCGATAATGGCTGGAATGCTGGTTCTTCTGGTAACTTTGTGATGAATACCAGCAATACGAACTCCGGCGGTTGGAACAACAGCTATATGCGCAGAACCATTCTGGGCAATACCAATACTCCGACAAGCCCATTGGCAAACAGCCTCATGGCAGCTCTGCCAGCCGATTTGAGAGCGGTTATGAAGTCCGTGACCAAGTATACGGATAACACTGGCAATGCGTCCAATGTGTCTGGAAATGTGACTGCAACTACGGATTATCTATGGCTACTTGCAGAGTTTGAAGTGCAGGGTGCAAGAAGTTACGCTAACCAGTATGAGCAGAATTTTCAGCAGAAGTACACATATTACAGCTCTGGCAATCAGAGAATTGCGTACAAGTACAACGCTACGGGTACGGCGGTTTACTGGTGGCTCCGCTCCGCCCTTTACGACTATTACGACCGTTTCTGTTATGTGGACACGGATGGCTCGGCCTACTATAACAATGCGAACTATTCGTTGGCGTTGCTGCCCGGCTTTGCTGTCTAATCCACCGCAGTGTATCCAGGATCTATCCCGCCCACGTCAGTGGGCGGGTTCTCCAATAGGAGAGCCAACGGAAGATACGGGATATCAAGCGGCGGCGCGAAGCGCCGCCGCGAATTTTTATAAATTTCCTCTATTCTCTAAAATGCTATCACTTAACAGGTTTGTGACTGCATACAAAAGCTAAGAATAAGCCTAAAATAATAGCAAGTCATAGAGATGGAGGTTCAAATATGCCAACAAACAAACGAGTATTTACGCTGCGTCTTTCAGATGAGGTTTTCGATAAAATAGGGGCGCTTGCGGCTCGTGAACACCGCTCCATGACAAATTATATTGAGTATGTCCTTCTCAAGCATTTGGAGGACATCGAAAAAGAAGGGGCGGATCATATCGAGGAAGAAAAACCTGAATAAGCGTAAATCCAGCAATTAAAAGAGGTGAAATATTGTCTGTACTAAAAGCAAAGAGAACGGTTAGTAAAGCTGAATTTGTCAATACGGCAAATCAGATTTATGTTGAAACACTCAACTTTCTAACAAGAATGTCTGCCAGGTATGCCCGGCTTCTGGCTGAACCAGTCGCTAAATTGGCCGGCGAGGTTGTTGACCACTGTGAAAAGGCCAACAGCATCTTCCCGTCTGACGAGCAGCGGATCAATTTGAGAAAGGCACATTTGTTAGAGGCAAGAGCATCTCTAAAAGCGCTGGATGTAAGGCTTACCCACTGCTATACCGTGATGATGCAAAATCCAGAAGGGTGTTTTACAACAAGCAGTGGTAGACAGGTAGGCTCGAAAGAAGCCATTGAAAAGCTTGACCGCATGGCGGCAAATCTCGGTGAGATGATTGACCATGAGGATGAGCTGATCAAAGGTAATATCAAGTCTGTTGGACAATCAAAAGCAAAACAATAACTAAATTATTGGGTGTGTGTCTGTAAGTGAGACTGTTACGTGTTCACGCTCTCCTGTAGGTTTACTGGTGGCTCCGCTCCGCCAATTACAACAATAACAACAATTTCTGTAATGTGAACACGGATGGCTCGGCCAACAATAACAATGCGAACTATTCGTTGGCGTTGCTGCCCGGATTTTGCGATGCGAGGTCACATGGAGTAGCCGAAAGGCGAAAGACGACCTTCGCAAAAGGAGATGCACTTCCCTGGGTGAAAATCCTTAAAACTGCTCTGCTCGTGAGAGTGGAATAGAACGTATCCTATGAAAATAGCCGACGTTCTATCTTTTGATGTCATTGCACGGACGCTGCTTGCATGGTGGGTGATTGTGCCTAATCCCATTTCATGTGCAAGGACAATGCAGATTAGATGGCACCCTACAACTTATCTGTACGAAAGGCGAAAACTTATTATGACAAGTGAGGAGCGCCGTGAGGCGCGTTACCGTCGCAGGAAACGAAAGCGACAAATGAAACGATGGATGCGAAGCCAGGCCGTTGGAACACTTGAAGAAGTTTTTAATTACCGCGATATGTTTTATTGGGGTAAGAAGTGCTGCAACGGTGTAAGGTGGAAGCAATCAACTCAAAATTTTGAGCTTCACTTGCTTTCTGGAACAGCTAAGAGAAGACGGCTTATTTTAGAGGGGAAGTGGAAACCAAAGAAATGCGCTCATTTTACACTGCATGAACGTGGTAAGGTCAGACCAATCGATGCGCCACATATTGAAGACCGACAAATCCACAAATTAGAAACTAATAAGGTTTTGTCCCCGCTGTACACGCCCAGTATGATTTATGACAATGGAGCGAGTCAGAAGGGGAAGGGTTTGCACTGGCATTTCAAACGGCTGAAGAAACAGCTCTCTTGGCATTACCGCAGGTATGGTAGGGAAGGAGCGGTATTCCTGCTTGACCTCAAGGGGTTCTTCCCAAACGCCAACCGAAACTTGATCTTTCAAAGACACAAGAAGTTTATTACGGACGATAGGTTAAGAGCGCTTGCGGATCTGATTGTTACGGAATCGCCGTGTACTGTACCTGGCCGGGGAATGCCGCTTGGTGTTGAACCAAGCCAGCAGGAGATGGTATCTCTGCCCAGCGACATTGATAACTTTATCAAATGCCAGCTTGGGATTCACTGTGCTGGGCACTATATGGATGACTATTATATCATCCTACCAGATGTTGAAGAACTCAAAAGAATTGCCAGAATCATCATTAAGCGCTTTGAGATGGCCGGCATTCTGGTCAACAAGAGAAAGTGCAAAATCATTCCTCTTACAAAGCCATTCAGATTTTGTAAGGCGAGATTTACTTTGACTGAGACTGGCAAAATCAAAGTCAACGGGTGCAGAGACGGTGTAAAACGGGCGCGTAGAAAATTGAAGTTGTTCCATCGTCAATTCCTTGAAGGAAAGAAAACACTTCAGGAAATCGATCAGTACATGGAGTCCCAGACATCATATTATCATACCTTTAACGACCATGGGAGGCTCCTGAAATTGAGAAGAATGCACTACGCTATTTTCAACAAATACCGTGAGGCTGCTCCGCTGAAGATGGCGGGATAAGGCTTCTACATTATACCTACCAACTGAGGCAGGCTATAATTAACCTAATTTCATATTAAATTTTGGAAACACTCAGAGTTTTATTCTCTGGGTGTTTTCTCTATTTTGGAGGGTTTTTAGTGGAATACAAAACTTATATCACAAACAGACGCGTCAAGATTCAGGGTATTGGTGGGTATGTCAATCTTCCATATGGTACAGAGGTATCCGTGGATGGAAGATTTCTCTATTATCAGGGAAGACCAATTTGCTCTGTTACCAGCAACAATGCACACACCTACTTTTCTCAGAATGACGATGGGAATGGAGTTCGGCGCGGAAATCTTGTGAGAGCAATCAAGAATACGCTTGAGCGTAGGGATTCTAACTATCAGAACCGTTGGGACAAGGTGTGGGAGGATACACTTTGTCAAAAGTATAAGAAAGCGGGGCACGAGGACTATTGGCTTTGGAACCACGATTTCTACAACGCTGATATCGAAGACTTGAAGTATATTGCAAATCTGATTGGCGCAAAGGAGGGTCGGTAATGTATCGAATTATTAAAGTATCAGATGGTACAGAGATTGGTGTAACTGATACCATCGAATTTATCCGGTATGGAAATAGTGGGTGCTTTGTCCCTGCTGATCAAAAACACGCAATCGGTGTTGCTGTGAACAGTGTTCCTTATAATCTGGTCGGCCACGATGAGATTAAGGGGGCTGAAACAGTTGTTGTTTCTGAGATTGACGGCGGCGCTGTTTTAGCAAAACAAGGCAGTCTTGTGGACGATCTCATTCTTTCTGCATTGGGGGTGCAAAACTAATGAAAGAAAAGCTAAGAAACATGTATGAGGAAGGTCTGCTTGATACTACCGGCCTCTTAAATGCAGTAGCAAAGGATTGGATTACAATTACAGATGTTATTGAGATTGTGGGCGAGGACAATGCACTGTCCGTTGTGATGTCTGCAAAGCTGTCCGAAATTTCTAATGCCTGTAATGCGGTTATTGTGAACGGTGTAGACATTAAGTTCGGTGAAGAGAACGTTCACTTTAATTTGAGTATTGAGGATCAGAGTAATATCAACAACCTATTTCGTGTTGTTGAGTTGGGCGGTACAGAGTTCCCGTATCAGGCCGATGGCGGTGTTTGTCGTATTTATACCGCAGCCGAAATTGCAGCTATCTATATTGCGGCACAGACGCTTATCACAACTCAGACTACCTACCATAATGAGCTGAAGCAGTATGTACAGACATTAACCAGTGCGGAGGAAGTGTCAGCTATTCAATATGGTATGACCTTGCCAGAGCCTTATCTGACAGAGATGAATGAGAAACTGGCTGTGGCACAGCAACAGATGCAAGCGATTGTAGGTAGAATGCAGCAGGCCGCAGCAACCAATCAAGCGTGATAGTTTATGAGTGCTCGGTTTACCATTAAAGAAGCGATCCTCGCTATTATCGGAGGTATTACCTATGTAATTATTGAATTGATATGGAGAGGGCATAGCCATATTTCTATGTTTATTCTTGGCGGGATTTGCTTCGTGGTCATCGGGCTAATCAATGAAGTGTTTCCATGGGATTTTGGTTTATTATGGCAATCTTTAATCGGATCTGTCATTATAACTGCCTGTGAATTTATCACTGGTGTCATTGTGAATATCTGGCTTGGTTTGGGAGTGTGGGATTATTCTACACTCCCTTTTAATATCCTTGGACAAATCTGTTTACCGTTTTCACTCCTATGGATAATCATTTCATGCTTAGCGATTATTCTCGATGATTATTTAAGATATTGGATTTTCAATGAAGAAAAGCCGCATTACAAATTTGTGTAACAGGAGGATTTCTTTATGGATAACAAAACAAAACCTACGCTGAACATGCGTTATTACAACAAAGAAATTGATGATGATCTACCCTATGTTGGTCATCTTGATTACGACGAAGAGACCGGATTTATCTACGACGAAGAGGGAGACGTTGTAGATGAGGATACCATTGCAAAATTTTGCGAGGGTGATGGTAAGGGTGACGATGAGGATGGGTTTGAATAACCTTTGTTTTTATCTGGAGGTGCAAAAATGGCAAACGATAAAACAATTTGGGAGTTCTTGAAATCACGAGGGTTGAATGATTATGGGGCTGCTGGGCTTATGGGCAATTTATATGCTGAGTCCGGTCTTTCTCCAACAAATCTTCAGAACACATATAACAATAAGTTCGGCATGACGGACGATGAGTATACGGCTGCTGTTGACGCTGGACGCTATGGAAATTTTGTTCACGATAGCGCCGGATATGGTCTTGCGCAATGGACTTTCTGGAGCAGAAAGCAAGGTCTTTACGACTATGCAAAATCCACTGGAAGATCTATTGGGGATCTCACAATGCAGTTGGAATTTCTATTTCAAGAGCTGAGTTCTGGCTATAAAAGCGTTTTGTCCATATTGAAGTCTGCGACCTCTGTGTTGCAGGCTTCTAATGCTGTATTGCTCCAATTTGAGAGGCCAGCTGATCAAAGTGTATCTGTACAGAACAAACGAGCTTCTTACGGCCAGAACTATTACAACCAATTTGCGGGCGCAGCCCAGGAAGGATGGAATGTTGGGATGAGCAACAGTCCACTCGTAGAATACACAAGAATTTCACCAAACAGGTCATCTCCAAGAAGAAATGCGATTGACAGGATCTCAATTCACTGTGTAGTTGGTCAGGTTAGCATTCAGTCCCTTGGAAGTGTTTTTGCTCCGTCTTCAAGAGAGGCTTCTTCAAACTACGGCATTGGATATGACGGAAGAGTTGGTATGTATGTGGAAGAGAAAGACCGCTCGTGGTGTACTTCTTCAGCGGCCAACGATAACAGAGCCGTCACTATCGAGGTAGCAAGTGACACCACCGATCCATACGCAGTAACCAGCGCCGCATATGCTGGTCTGCTGAATTTGGTGACAGATATTTGTAAGCGCAACGGTAAAAACAAAGTAGTCTGGTTTGGAGATAAGGCAAAGACTTTGGCTTACACACCAAAATCAAACGAGATGGTTTTGACCGTACATAGATGGTTTGCAAATAAATCTTGCCCAGGTAATTACCTCTATAATTTGCATCCGCAAATTGTAGCTGAGGTAAATCGACGCTTGGCAGGTGGAAGTGTTGATACTGGCACAGCGGTAAGCTATCAGGTGAAAGTTACAGCTGATGCCGGTCTAAATTGCAGAACCGCTCCTATCAATGGCACTGTCATTATGGCCTATGAGAAAGGGACAATCCTAAATATTTCTAAGGAGCAATCTGGATGGGGCTTTACAGGAACCGGATGGGTTTCTCTTGAATGGACAGAGAAGATCGCATCCACGACACCAGTAACGGAGGATGATGAAGATATGACTTTGGATACATTTAAGAAATTGATGAACGAGTATCGTGCAGAGCTGAGAGACAACGACTGCGGAGATTGGAGCAAGGCAGCTCGTGATTGGGCAACATCTACTGGGCTATTTGCTGGTAGTGGCAATCTGCCGGATGGAACACCAAATTATATGTGGGCTGATATGCTGACTCGTGAGCAGGCCGCACAGTTGTTCTATAACTTTGCGCAGAAGAACGGTTTGGCATGATCTGAGAAGGTGGTGTTGGTATGGCGGTTTCGAGCACCAGGGGGAGAAGAGTTAGACGAAAAGAGAAAAAGGGGTTGTTTGCCCATCTAAAAAACCTTGGGTTCACAAATCGCCTTGCTCTCTACATCATGGTATTTCTTGCCGCTGGTTTGGCCGGCGGCTTTTATCTTGCGGTGAAAAGCATCGCAACAGGGTACACAGGAGCGCTTACATGTTGGACTGTAGTTTTCACACCGATTGGGACTGCGTGTAGCATTGTTTTAGCTCGGATCGTAGATAAGAGCCGTGCTGAAAATACGAGCGCAGACGGTGAAGGAATTAAATATGCGGCGGCGAAAGCAAATCGCTTTGTCGCAAATACATCTGATTTGGGAAGCGTAGATAGTCCTTCCATTTGATATAAGCAACAGTATTCTGCCGGATGCTGTTGCTCTTTATTTTATAAGGAGGAAAAGGTTATGGAGTTGAATTGGGTAGAGATTGTAATTTCCATTCTTACTGGACTTGCCGCAGCCATTCCACTGGTTGTTCAACTGGTGAAATATGTGCAAAAGGCAGTGAAGGAGAAGAACTGGAATAAGATGCTCGATATGGTTATGGACTTGATGAAAACTGCCGAAGGTATGTTTGAGAAAGGCGCAGACCGAAAAGAATGGGTACTTGCCATGATTAAAGGATCTGCGGATAGTATCAACTATGATGTTGACATCGAGGCAATTAGCGAACTAATTGATAGTCTATGTGATATGAGCAAAGTTGTAAATAACTCAGAAGCCCCAACTGAAACACCTGCTGAATAAAGGTCGGGTGTTCAAAAATGCTTGATTATATTGAATATTTGAACATTCCAGTAAAGGTGGCAATCGTTCTGATTGGTGCCTTTCTTATTATGCAGTTGATAGGGGAGATTTTAGAGTTCAAAGGGAAGGTTGTACCTGAGTTTGTCAAAGTACGCAAAATCTTTACTCGTCGTAAAAAAGAGCGAGAGATGATGCAGAAAATGGAAAAGACTCTTGATCGGGTGCAGGCCACCATGGACGAACTCAATCAGCATTACAGTACGGATAATATTCAGATGCGCGACGAGTGGATCAAGAGGGTAAATTCTAAGCTTGACCAATATGATGCAAGCATGGCCGAACTTGATAGAAAGCTGGACAAAAACAATAGCGACACGCTTTCCATCCTCGTTGACAATAAACGTAATGCGATTATTAGTTTTGCTTCAATGGTCATTGACGAAACAAAGCCAGTGACAAAGGAGCAGTTCAATCGTATCTTCAAGCTGTACGAAGAGTATGAGGCGATCATCAGCGCAAATGGTATGACGAATGGAGAGGTTGACATTGCTATCAGGATCATCAGAGAGGCATATGAAAACCATTTGAGAAACCATTCGTTTATTGAAGATATTCGTGGATACAGTGTATAATGAATAGGGGAGGGGCTTAAAAACTCTCCCTACATTTTTACGCTGTGGATTTGACAGAGTAGGCCGTGTGATATATAATGGCAAAAGATGTGGCTATTATTATATGGTATAGGCTTTTGCGCTGTGGCATCCAGATTACCACAAATTCTACCACATTTGCTTAACACAAGACGCAACAAGACGAACTCAAAATACTGAGAAAAGTTCTTGATTTCGTGTCTGAAAGGCGGAAATCACACATGATGAACAAAGATGAAGTATACGGTGTGAAGTTCCCGACCATGAAACCCCTTGGGGACTAATTCTCTAAAAACACACGATATAGAGTGATTTCAAGCGAATTTGACACTATATATTGTGGTTTCGAGAAGGCCGGATTTTATCTTACCACAGCGTTACCACATTTGCCGAAAATACCACATGAAAATGTGGTAGAACCGAAAAGCAAAATCCGACTGAATTTAGGGAGCTGGCCTTGTGCTGGCTCCCTATTTTTTTTGTCAGAGAAAGATTAAAGGGTACAGAAATCCAATTCGGAGATCTGTACCCTATTTTTTTTCTCGTGTTGTCGCCCAGGATAGCCCAGGAGCGACGATTAGGATTTGGGAGTGTAGTTTCACCTGTAAAGAGATTGAACGCTCCGAGAGCCGTCTACGGGCTTTTATTAAGGCTTGTTAAATCTGGTGCATTTACAATGACCGTATGGATCGCCGTGCCGCAGCCAATAGCTGCCGACCTCCACTGTACGGCCACAGTTTTGGCAGAGGCATTTCCATCTGGTTTCATTGCCGGCGATCCGTTTATTCTCCACTGGCTCGATTACTTTGAGATATCCAAAGGTCTGGCCTGTAAGGTCATGTTTGAGCTGGAACTGGGAGCAGCCGCAGGATCTGGTTTTACCTTTTCTAAGACTGTCTGATAGAACGGATACCGTGTTGCCACATTCACACTTGCAAATCCACCTTGCCTTTCCGCTTTCAGTGGCAATATCTTTCTGGATTACAGTGAGTTTTCCAAAGACTTCACCAGTTAAATCAATGAGGGTGGGAGATTGCTTGTGTCGCAGGCACCCGCATGACTTTGTTCCATTTTCTTTGAGTAAATTAGTAGACGATACAACGACGGTATTCCCACACTCGCATTGACAAAGCCACATGGGGCGACCAGGCTTGCGGTCTTCTACTCTCTGCAAAACAGTAAGTAGGCCAAATGTCCTACCGGATAAGTCAACGAGCTTGCCCACAAAAATCCCTCCCGTTAAGATATCTTGATTTTTCCTTCGAGATTTGCAAAGGATTGTTTCTTTACCTCCTTTGTGGCTTCAGCGTAGATGTTCATGGTGGTTTCAATGTCGGCGTGTCCCATGATCTCCTGAATGGCTTTGATATTTTTCTCAACCTCGCAATACCTGGTGCAGAATGTGTGACGGAGATTATGGGCAGAGAAGTGGCGGATCAGAACGGGATCGCGGCCATCTCTGTCGGCCTGAATAGTTTCGTCTTCGATATAGGCAGCACAAATGCGGTCAATGGCGCGGTTGACACTGTGAGGGGAGAGCGGATCGCCATACCGATTTTGAAAGATAAATCCCGTATAGCCGTCTATAATGGACTCGTTAAAGCCTATGATTCCTTGCTTTGCCCATTCTGTGCGCAGCGCCTCTTTGACTTCTTCCAGCATGGGGACGATACGGGTGCCGGCCTCTGTCTTTGGCGTTTCAATATGGAAACGGGCTTTGGATTCACCCTCATATTTCCGATATACCATGTTGTGGTTGATGCTGATAATCCCGTCCTCAAAGTCGCAGTCCTCCCAGCGCAGCCCAATGACTTCACCAATGCGGCAACCAGTTCCCAGAAGAACAGTAAAGAGCGGGAGCCAGTGGTTATAAATTTTACTGCTTTTAATATAGTCGATGAAAGCTGCCTGCTCTGCTTTAGTCAGAGCGTGACGCTTTGGCTTTTCCCAATTGTTGCTTTTCTTGATTTCTGCCATAGCGCCGGTGGCGGGATTGATACGGATATAACCATCACGCACGGCCATCGTAAAGACAGGGTGGATGATGGTGTGAATGATTTCCATGGAATTGGGCTTAAATCCACGCTCTCTGATGAGGCGGTTATAGTAAGCCTTGACATCTGAATACTTAATGCTTGAGATTTTCTTCTTGCCAATATCGTCTTGGACATACTTCTTGTACATATAGAGATAGTTGGCGCGGGTGGATTGCTTCAGCTCTGGTTTATTGGAAATATAGAGATTGAAGAGGTCATTCAAAGTGGCTCTGTTTTCTACGGTAGCTTTGATACCGTCTTCAAGGTCACGGAGGATTTTCCGTTCCTTTTCTCTGAGACTCAAATCGTCTTTACAACCAGGAGGAAGACGGTCAGTTGGCACAAGCCGTCTACTGTATACATCATGTCTCTTGCCATCTGCGTCAGTGTATGTGAAACGATAAGTCCCATCTTTGCGCTGGGTTTCATTGTCTTTAAGGATACGCCCCTTATTGTCGGTTCGTTTCTGGCCGGCCATGACATTCTCTCCTTTCGTAAGATTTAAGAAAATAAATTCACTCTACAATTACATGATAAATCAAAGAGCGAAATTCGTCAAGGAGTAAAATCGCTGAAAAGTTACTTTTGAAACTTTGCGTTGATTTTCTTCGGAATTTAGTTTACAATTAAGAAAAGCGATGGGAGGATTTAGGCATGATGACAGAAAAGATTCGGATCGCTCTGATCAAACACAATATGAGCGTGAAAGACCTTGCTGCCTCTATTGGATGCACCTCCCAAAATTTGAGCGGTAAATTTAAGCGAGATAATTTCAGCGAAAAAGAGCTGGCCGAAATTGCAGATGCGATGGGATATCGATTCGAGGGTAAGTTTATTGATAAAGAAACTGGGGAAGAGATCTAAGCATAGAAACAAATGTTCGATTCATAGTGATTTTTTAACGGGGTGCAACGCACCCCGTTTTTTTGTTAGTTACTGTTTCTTTTCTGGGAAATCGCAGATAATATACCGATAGCACCCCATCATGGAGCAATCTTGGCTAATAGCGCATCCAACATCATTCGTATGCTTTTCTTGTTCGTCATGCAATTTAATCAATTCTTTTTGAAAAAGTTGATATGCGTTTTTCGATTTGCACTTATTCAATTCTTCAAATACTTCTTTGGCGTATTCTTTTATCGAACTCATAGCCAGTCCTCTCTCTTGACAATCATTGAGTAGATCTATTTTTAGACCGAGAATGATTGCTGGGAATGCGATCCCACAACACAATATAACTAAAATAGATTCTAATGTACGAAGCATATTTCACGATTGAAGCGCAAAGCCAATGTTGATAGATGTACCAGGCTCCAGGGACGGGAACAGGCCGTTGTCGATATCCATGAGCCAGCCATCCTGTTTGTTCCCAACACCGACAATATCACTGCTACCGATCTTCTCCACATACTCTGCCTTTGGGATAATGAGCTTGATTGCCTTTAACGCCTCAATCTCCTTGTCTGTGAGTTTTGGTCTTCTGATGATATGCTCTGGGTGATTGATAATGTCGTAGATCGCATCATCACTTGTCTGACCGCCCCATTTCAAAATGCCGTCAGAGTTGATATGATATTCTCCATTGTACCCTTTGATGCGGAAGATCTCTCCGACATTTACACCAATGATTTCACAAATCCGTGGTTGTTTATTTGAATCATAATTCATAAATTTAATCCGCCTTTCATTCCACTGTTTCAATTCCTGGCATGTATCATGGCATGATTGTATGCTGGTTGAGGTCATAGATCCCCAGCCATGGTCACACTCTCTACATGGGGACTCGTCTCTAAAGATATACTCTGGTTTGCTTGCCGGACAGTCATTGCAGGAAAGCCCCTCGTATACTCCGCAGCCGCCGGATTTATAGCAAGGCATTGGATACCACCTTCTCTCTCAATTCCTTTGCGTATCGGTCAAACTCCGCCATAAATTCTTCCTCAGAGATTTCCCTAATATCTTCTTTTGTAATGTTATTTGCTTCTCCAACAACACTTGAAAATACTGTGTCACAGTAGAATGGAACCACATCATCGAAGTCACTGTTTTGCCCAAGGTATAAGGCTGTGTACTGGTACTTATTGAAATGATAATGGCCGCACATATCACACTCTTCCCGTGGGATATCAATAATCTTCAGATACCTCCCATTTAGAATGAAGCAGCGGCCAACATTTTTCTTTGCTTCCTCCTGGAACTTCTTGATTTCTTCTTTTTCAAGTGATTTGCGGAGGATTTGTAGCTTTAATATTTGATCTTCAATTTCTTTTATTGTCATTTTTGTCACCCCTTATGCTGCTTCCGATGTGTCTCTATGCCTAATGAACTTTATCATTTGCCATCCGTCTAATGCCTTTACCTTGCTGTATCCATATTTCAAAAGCGCTCGTTCGTACAGCCTAAATCGTCTTGGATCTTCCCCCTCAATAACGATTTTCACATCATCGGTTTCGCGGGAAGATATATATTTTTCAAATTCTATCAACATATCTCTTGCCCAGAATAAAGCCTCGACACCGCAACGACCAGTCATTCGCAATGTAAGGTTGTCATCTTTGGTTTGATTAAACCACCCATTTAAGTTCTTCTTTTTATCAGCCACTGCAAATGCAACATGATATTCCGTAGATCTACAATTGTACCAACGGTAAAACCCTATTTGACAGAATTGGCCGTTAGATAGCCTATGTCTCAGATAATATCCTTCTGATTCTTTATCCCACGAGAATGAGATATCTTCAATGTTTCCTTTTTGGGTCATAAGCATTACTCCGAAATTTTACAACAATCAGCCAGATCATAAGGATCGTCATCCCACGATAACTGTATTGGGCAATCCGAAATAGGGACGCATATTGCCCGACTATTCAACTTATAGTGCATGATTTTTGACCAGTGCTTTTTGTACTCATCCCATTCTTTGTCTGAAGAGTAGATCGTTACATGCGGAGGGAGGAATTCATCTGCTACCTTCCAATAGCCAGCCGCATATCCTGGAGTTACTCTGATCGGCAGTTTTTCATGCGCCCATATCTGGCCTGTTTCGTCACAGACCAGATAGCGCAATTTCCAGGATCGAAGTTTGTCTATGTTGAATTTCATGGCGTTGAATTAGCGATCTCAGATAGCTTTATGGATTGCTCTTTCTGTAGTGATTGAAATGCGTTTTTGCGCAGATAGATCGTCTTCCCGTCAACTTTTAATGTGACCATATCAGCTACTTTCCGCAGCTCTCCATCCCCAACGACATCCAGCAAGTTCTTTGCACTGTCGATTTCATGCTGTGTAAAACGAATTGTTCTTACGATTCGATCTGGGAAGTTGATAATCTGGCTTAAAGCTTCTGCCGGTAGGCTACCATCTTCGCTTACAATATTCCCATTTTCGTCTATTCGGCAGATTCGCGTTATCATCGTAGAATGGGATGTATATGTAATGCTGAATTTCTCTCCGACTTCAACACCAAGCACATTACAAATCCTTGGTTTCACCATATCGTTATCTGACCTTTCATTATCGGTGTTGTTTTGCGTCAATGTGGTCATAATTTCATACCCCATAAGATAAGCGGCTTTATACGAATGGGCAACAATCCATTTCATGCTACACACTCGCAACCCCTCGTTTACTCCGTTAAGATTACAGTCCGCACATTGGCAAGGACACTTGAACGCTTCCCATGCACTGATGATATCCGGGTATTCATTTCCGTTCTTATCTACAAAAGTAATTTCAACCATTGTTGTAGCCCTCGATAATTTCATCCAGTGTGACAACCTCGCCGTCTTTGAGTGACGGGAACCAGTCAGCGTCAATAACAGGGTTGACTACATCGAGTCGGACACCCAGTACCCCCTGTGATACCACCTTGCACTCTGGGAAAAGCACTCGAATAGCCTTTGCTCTCTCCGCCTCCTGCTCGGTAAATCGTGGCTTTCGGATAATGTGCTCAGGATAATCTAATGTCCGTAGCAAAGCAGATGTAGAACCAGAAACATTCAAAGGGCTTGTGGAAAATGTGCCGTCATCCATAATCCAAAACTCTACATCTCCGAACCCCTTGATGTAAAAACTTTCTCCTGGCTCAACCCCCAACACCTCGCAGATTTTAGGCTTGTCCATATTGTCGCATAGGATTCGCTCGTTGCCCTCTTCAAAATACTTTTCCCACTGCTCTGTAGTGGAGTCTATGTTGTTTATGTCGATATCATCGTCCCATTCTACTTTAGCGCCCACCTTTTCATCCGCAAAATGAGTAACACAGCTTATTGAGATCCCATCCAGAGCATCGTCTTTAATAAGACACTTGATTTCGTTTATGGAAAGGTTTTCTTCCAGATCGCATATATACAATGTCATTTTATAAAGTTGTGCCAAAGCCATCACTCCTTGTCCATCTTTGCACCGCAGTTAGGGCAATGTTTCGGCTCCCAATCACTCCATATATCCGCGTCTAACCCCTTGAATTTATCTTCACCACATATAGGACAAATTGGGTTCCCTGGTTCCCACCTCCCATGCCTCACCTCCACCACATCGGAGGTAGGGGTGTCCCACAGCGCACTGTAAAAATCCATCATGGACTTGCACTCGTGATCCAGGTTGCCAATTACATTTTTTATCGCAGAAATAGCGACATCCCGTTTGATGTACTCACTCACTTCGCAAGACATCATCTCTTTAGGACGAACAACATCGGGTTGCTCACCTATTAGATCGAGCACATCTTTTAGACAAACGAGCCTGTTTTCATTCCCGTATATATCTGTTAGGTTATCCTTTAAGGCACCAGCATCAATCGGTTTCATTCGTGTTCAAAGCCCCCTTAACCAACATTCCAATTTTATTTCTCAAGTCCTGCCACGCTTCTTTGGTAAGTGGCCTGGAGCAGTTTGGGCAGTATGGTATTTCTGGCTTTTCACCATACGCCCATCTGCTTAAAGATAGGCCGAAAGTAGAGTCCTTACTAATGGATAGCCCATTCAAAGCCTTTCCTTTGCATAATTCACAGCCAGGCCACATCTGCTCCAATTGTTTGTATTCTGGAACTGCATGGCATAATTCATCAATTTTGGATTTCAGATCTTTGTTTTCTTTAACCGACTTGGCATAGTCGCAGCTATGATCACAATTCTTGGTATAGTGCTTCCCAAACCTAAGCCAGCAATAATCAACACATGGATTTATGATATCACCATCTTTCACTTAAAACACAGAATTCATTGATCTGTATCGACCTCAAATGTGGTTGCGAATGGGCATTTATGCTCACAAAATCTTATCTGACCATCTTGTTTACATATTCCGCATCCTTCACCATATTTATTCATAATCCACTGACTATCATCCCAGTATTTACAATTTCCGCAAATTCCCATTTTATCTCCGTTTTACATTTCTGCTGGAGAATCATAGTTAGAAAGGTCTGCAAGCTTAAGCCTAATTCCAGTTATTGTGATAGTCGGATTATCTTGGTTATACCAATTAAGAACCGATATATCTAAGTCTGTCTCTGGATATACAACCAACAATTTTCCTTCCTCTAAAGCAATTCTTGAAGCCCAGGTAAACACACCCTCTATTGCCCCTTTACATAGTGGGGAAAAATTGATGGCGTTAGAAAAAGCTTGTTGTATATCAATAGATTCTTTGTCTTTTAGTACGTTGATTAAAAGGCTTGCAACTTCTTTATATTTCTTTACACTCATATAGCGACCAATTGTTTCAGCATCAGTCATTATTTATGTACCTCCAATTGATTTCTATAGGCATATCTTGTACAATACGCAATTCGTTTGTTGCTCCAATCTGGATGCTTGTGCCTTATACAAAAGAAGATGATGCTCCGCTTGTTACTGAGTTTCTTCATTGAGCTTGCTTTCAAAATATTCGATGGCAAGGCTATACGCCTTTTTCTGTTTGTCAAAATCTTCTTGGGTCACATCCTTGAGCTGGGATAGCTGCTCTTTGAAAAGGATATTTTGCCTATGGAGCTGAATTGTATTTTGAGTAATCCTGACCACCTGAGTAATTACCAGGATCGTCACCATGATTGTTAGGTAAATGTCCATATGTCCTCCAGTAATTTCTTTTTAGTTCCGATATTTCTTGATCTGTAAGCGTCTTGTTTGATGCGAACACAAAATAATCATTGCAGCGATTTTGGCAAGCCACACACTCACAGCGGTGCGGGTTGCTTGTTTCATTTACACGAAATGGGCAATTGCTGTAGCAATCCATGTCAATCATCCTCTCGCTGTTCCCAATCGATCCTTTGTCCGCATTGTCCGCAGAAGTTCATCTCATTCCCATCTTCATTATGAAGAAACTCACCGCTTCCGCAGCATGGGCAGGCAATGATGGAAGTATCGCCGTCTGGATATGGACTCATTGGCTCATCTCGGTTTGAGAGTGTTTTCATAGACGAGATATCAAATAAAACCTGGTCTAACAGCCAGGAGGCCGTCTTACTGCCTCTGATAATGTCCGTATCGATCAGCTTTATAATCCCGAACAGCTCATTGCCGTCAATCGGTCTTACTTCCATTTTGAACCTCCGTTATTGCCGTATCATCTTCTGGTACAAATGGGTGGTAGACGATCTGCTCTGGACTACTTTCCCAGCTCCATCCGCAAGACGGGCAATCCTTACGGGAGATTGGCGGTAAAGTGCAAATAACACTGTTCATCAACGGCGCTCCGCACTTTGGGCATGTTTCAACCACGATCATGATTTCTCACCTCTCTTATAAACGCCGGCCTGAGAAACAGGCTTCATGTTACATTTATACATGTCCTCGAAGAAAACATCGGATGGGTTTTGAATCAGGTAGGCAAGGCGCTCTCCAAAGAACACGCTGTAGAATCCCTCATAAGCGTCCTCGACAACAGTGGTGTAGGCCGCTGTCATTGCCTGCCCTCCAATCCCGCCAAACCCAAGAGCTGTGCTGCCCCATACTTGAGGGAAAACCCGTAGCGAAAGGTCTGTATATTTGTAATCAACCCCAAGAGACTTTACGGCGTTGATATGCCGCTCTGCAATGAGCGGGAGACAAGGTAGTTCACGCATCAACATAATCTTCATCCTCCAAAACAGCTTTGTTCCAAGTTTCGATTGCACATTTCAGCGCACGGTCTGGGAGAGCCTTTCCCTCAACTACTTTCAGGTGCGACCTGCCGAAAATTGGCTTACACTTTATGGTAGCCCAACAACCGTGTCCCGCAATACCTTTGAGAGACACGGCTGGTGTTCTTCCACAAACCGGGCAGGCGAGAATGGTATCTTCAACCTGAGATTGCATTTACATATGCCCTCACTTTCTCTACATTCCAGAATACCCGCTTGCCAAACTGGATACGGGCTTCTGCCAGCTCACCGATTTGCACGGCAGATCTTCGGCCACACCCAAGCATGGCCTGAAGATCATTCGTATTTACCGCTATTTTTTCGCTTGTCTTTATATTAGAAAATTGCTTTGTTGCGTTCATACATTCCCTCCTACCACTTCTTCCAGTCGAGTAGGCTTGAAATTAACCTGTTGAATAGGAAATCCCATCAAAAATCTGGATGGGGATTGGACTGCATAGCATAGGATAGAGAATGTCATCCCGAATTTCTATCCATGCGTCTCCCCAAGTCAATTCTTCTTGGACGGCTACAAAATCAGCTCGTCTGCCACGTGAGTTTTCACTCAACCCTCTAACACAGAGAACCTGGACTCCATCACCGAGGTACAACCGTTCGTTTTTTCTTGAGTACATTAAACTCTCTGGCGAAACGAAGCGAAAACGCTTAATATATTGCTCCAACGCATCGTCTGTTTTATAAAAGACTAAGATTTTGAATCCTATATGAATCACCTCCAAGTTGATTAACTAAGCCCTTAGAAATCATCTTCTTCGTTCTTGCTGACATACATACAGAGGCTGTTTCCATCGTCCTGGATCACGAGAGCGCAAAGCCGTCCGCCGTACACACAAGCTGCATCAATGCAGATGTCGCCAGTATCAACGGTATACGCCCTACCAGTCTTACTTGGAGTATGGCCGAATACAACTTGCTTTTCTCGTTCCTCTGTATCAGTTGCGATCCAATCTCTTCCCCAAAGTAGATCGTCTGGGGAGTTATCTTTCAATAGGGGATAGGTAAGGCCGGCGTGACAGAAGATGATTTCTGGTGTGTCGTACACCAAAGGCAAGGTTTCAAACCAGGAGATCGCATTGCCGATGTCTTCACCATTCTGCTCAAAACTGAACTCTGTAAATCTTCCGCCATTTCTGTACCACAATGGGTATTCTCCATGGCGGTAAGCATCAATCGCCATCTGCTCATGGTTTCCTCGCAGACAGACCACTTTATCCTTGCCAAGCTGCTGCTGTAATTTCATCAACATATTTACTACTTCGCAACTGAATCTGCCGCGATCAATATAGTCGCCAACAAACACAAGAGTATCAGTTTGACTTGAGTAGGACACCATGCGGAGCAGGTCTTTCAGTGTATGTAAGCACCCATGAATATCTCCAATCGCCACCAGCCGATCCATTATCTCACCTCTTTGAAAATTTTACTTGGATGTTTTTGGGGAATGACTTTTACATCAATACCGAGATTCTTCAAAAGCTCAATATAATATTCTGAATGAAAGTTCCCCTCTAAAACGGAGACTTCTTTTACGGTTTTTGAAATCAAGGTTGTTGTATCGTCAATTTTGTCTCTCTTTACAAATAGGCTTGGCACAATATCAAATGGATGCCCCAAAATAGAGCAGAACCCATTGTTTGTGATGATCGTGCAGCCGTCGATATTCGGGATCAGGATCATGCATCCATCACCAGCCGATCTGTATAGAAGAACTCTGTATGACTCCCTACATCAAAACAGGTCATTGGCGTTTCACCAACCTTTGTATTCCAGTTTCGCACATAATAGATGTGGAAATTGCGCTCGTCGCAGAACTTTTTGATATGTCCCATAGCTTCTTTGCGAGCTTCTTTTACGGAAGGGTTATCGCTGATTTTTGCAACCTCACGCATCTTGCCATTGCTACCCTGAAAAAATAATGTCATGCCGCAGCCTCACTCTCTTCTGTCTCTGGGAGCTTGTAGATTGTTACATCCATATCGTCAAAGTATGTGCAAATCATATTGTAGACGATTTTCCAGTTGCCTTTTGCAAGACCACATCCGAATTTATATGGAAACGCCAAAGATTTATCGTGGTACTGGGTTCTGATTTGGTTGAAAGCATTTGTAAGCGCCGTATAGTTGGTAAAGGTTTTACCAGCGGTTCGCCCATAATCAAGCTGCCCAAACACATTCGCAATTATCTTGTTAGGCACAACTGGAATGAACTGCACCTTGCCAAGCAAGTCAAATGGAGTGGATTTGCGGCAGAATTCATGGTACTCTGTTTTCACCTCAGGCCACCGCGTATAGATCGCCTTTGCCAAACCGGAACCCATTGCACTTCTGCAATTTACCTGCTGAACAATAATGTCTTCTGCTGCGTTCAACAAATCACCAACAACAATTTTTACCATTTCACACCACCTTATCTATCGAAAAATAACTACCATGCTCGGAAACGGGGCTGAGTTCTTTCCGTCTCCAAACTTTAATCTCCCACGGAGAAAGCGGATCTCAACATTGGGCTTTTTGTAAATGTAATCATGAAAATATGCCGTGTCTGTACGCGCTGGAATTAACATGACAACTGTTGTATCTGGCCTTTTGGCCTCTTCTGAGCATTTCTTCACCCAATCCTTGATCGCTCTCCCATATGGAGGATTACAAAACACGGTCTGCCCCCCCCCAGCATTGTTCAAGTCCGTTGTCCCGCTCTGTATAATAGCGGTCACATTTGTGGTTGGACTCGTCTGCACAGGGGTCGAGGGTGAAGTGGAACTCTGAATTCAGCTTGTCATAGAAGTCCTGCGGCGTTGCCCAGTCCATTTTCTTGGAAGAAAACATGACCTCTGTATTCATAAACCACCTCTGGATTGATTAACTATTTGCTTTAATAAGCTCCTGTAGCGTTCTTGGCGTATATCCCATATACGGCATCATACAGCCGACATTGATGATATTCCCACAATTATGGCTATTCATCGTTCTGCTGCTCTTTAGCTCTTCCCTCCACTTATTGAGAAAGTCATTTTCCCGTGTGGTATGGACATGACCGCAGAGCATATAACAGTCTGGATTATAAGAGGATTTATAGAGAAGGATAGGGTAGTGGCACATAATCACATGCTTGCCATTGTCCGTGATTTCCTTATACTCCTTAATATCCTGGAACATCTTCTTCAGCCCAGAAGACATACTCTTCAAATCGTGATTCCCACGAATTAGAACCTTATCCCCATTTAACTGGGGGACAATCCGTTTCCACTCAGGCTCCGTACCCCAGCAGAAATCGCCAAGAATAAAGGTTGTGTCTTTTTCGGTGACAACGCCATTCCAATTGTCGATCAGCACTTCCTCCATCTGCTTTGTATCGGCAAATGGTCTGCCGTCAAATCGGATGACATTGGCATGTCCGAAATGTAAATCGCTGATGTATCGGTTCATTCTCGTCTCCTTGTACGATATCGTTTGATGCGGATATCAAGCCCTTTTTCTTTGGCGGTGTCTATCATATGTTTGGTTCCTCTTGAGCTGCCGTCCCAAAACGCAACCAAAGCGTCTGCGTATTCCGCCATTTTTACATTTCGCTTAAAGCCGGCTGATTTGCCATCTAAATCCCAATCGGCTGGAAAATAGATGACTTGATACCCATGTTCTTTTGCATATCGCTCGCCAAGCCGGTCTGCGCCGCGAGCCATACCGCACACTACCTGGATATCGTCGTTGATGTTTTTGAAGAGATAATCTAAGCTGTTGGAGAGACCCTCATAGTTATTAAAGTCTCTCCCGCCAGCAACAATTACTTTGAACATACCATCCTGCTCCAGTCACAAAGGGCTTACATATAGTTTTGGAAGTTGCTTTCTGCCATGGGGCATCCTCTGCATAGTTCTTCAGGATACGAGCCACCCTCGGTCTGCATCCCATACCCACGGTTGCAGCTCACATCCTGCATGTCCCCATACCAGCGCTCAGTAATTGTCCCTCCACACGCACCGTCGTAGCAGTTTTCCATTACGCCACACCATCCAATCTCAAGGTTGCTACATCTGCCCAACTCATTCCATAGTATTTGCTTTTCTTATTGTCGCAAAAACCATTATCCATCCCGATATAGTGCCTGTTCTCTAATTTAGCTGCAATTAGAGACGACCCAGATCCGCAACAATTGTCCAATACTACCCCCCCCACATTGGTATATGTGCGTATAGCATATCGACACAAGTCAATAGGTTTTTCAGTTGAACTAATTGCTGTGGATGGATGAGGCTTTGGGAATTTCCAAATAGAAGTTGGGTATTTCATATCACTCTTATTTTCCACAACCTTATAAGACCCGTAAATGCGATTAGAAGATATTTCTTCTATTGAAGCACCAATTGCTTTCCCCTTACTATGGCTTGGTAGCCCTTTCGTCATCTGAGGATTGTATATAGGCTGTGATTTGTAGAATACCATAATATCTTCATGCTCTCTCAACGGCATTCTTTTAGCGTTTAGAAATCCAGTCTTGAGAACTTTGTCCCAAATGATGTTATACCTATGTAGTTTTTCATTTGATAGCATCATTTTTGCGGTGAACTTATCCTGACCAAAAAGCAATATTGCACCATTTGGCTTTATAATACGTTCATACTGTTGCCATAACTTTGTCGGATCGATCATCAGATCCCATTTATTCTTTGTAATCCCATATGGTAGATCGCATAGAATCATATCAATTGTTTCGTCTGGTATATCTTGCATACCGATTAAACAATCGATATTTAATACGAAGTCCAGTTTCAATTGCGATTCCCCTCAATTCCTTCATTTAGTTTTTAGCGCCAAACTCAACGACATTCGGAACACTGGTGGAGCCGAAACCTCCGTTGCGGATTCCATCGGCTGCGTCGTCATAAGAAATCCCGTAGGGGAGAAGGATACCCTGGATAAAGCTGCCTCCCTTTGCAATGAACACATTCTTCTTCTGCCGGCTGTCGTTGATTACCTTTGCGAAAATGTGTCCCTCGTTATCGGAGTGGAAATAATCGGAGTCGATTACGCCAACAGTGTTGTTCAACTGGAGCCGATATTTGAAACCAAGGCCGCTTTTCGGCATACAGGCCAACCACCAGCCAGGATCGATTTCAACGCGGATGCCGGTAGGGACTTTCATCTCCACGCCAGGGACAAGACTCATATCAATCGGTGCGTAGAAGTCATACCCGGCAGATCCGACCGTCGCCCTTGTGGGGAGTTTGATTTCATCATAAATCCCCTTAACATGTTCTTTGGACGGCTTATCGCAGTTCTCAAAAAACGTGTCACAAAAATCGTTGTAGAATTGATCGAAAGACACCTTGCTGAATTTTGCTACTCGATTCATTTGTTGTCATCTGCCTCCTTAATTTTGGTGTATAGCCCGCAATGGCACTTGCCCTCGTCCATCTCCAGGAACTCTTTGCACATGCACTTTGTATCTGGGGTTTTGACAAGTACACATGGACAATACCCATCGTTTTCTTTTAGCTTTGCTCTCATTTCTTTGACGTACTCTTTGTCTGGATTTATTTTAATGATCATGCGTAACTCCCTTATGAAAGCTGCTCTGCATACTGATTATCTGAGGAAAGAGTGATACCAAGCACATCATCGTATCTATGCGGTTTGTCGGGGATAAACCGGCCAAACTTAACAATGATATTTTCATATTTCTCCAGACGTTCAAGCGAGGATCGTACCTCGTTAGGATAGTAGCCTGTGTAAATGACGACGGGGGAGACATCGCCATTTGAACGAAACAGCTTGATCAAATCCTCAACTTCATCAATCTGCAAGAAAGGTTCCATACCGCCAATGACAACCGCTTTGGTGATTGGATTGTTTGCAAAATGCTGATAAATGACTGAGTTAGGAATATCCTTTGATGGTGCCTGGGCAAGAGGTGCGTTTTGGCACACCTCAATACCCAGGTTCGACTCAGTACAGCACTTAAAGTCACAAAAAGAGGTGTTAATAAACATGGCGGGGAGTTTGAAGTTGGTGAAATCCTCTTCAATAATCCCTTTTACCCGCATCACATGACCTCGCTTTTTGTAAGAACATCGTACCACTTGCGCTGGTTGAACTCCTGCTTGCGGATCGCCTGGTAGCTGCTCACGGGTGTATAGAAGCCCACGACGCGAGCATAAGTATCTGCAATTGGCTTTCCGCAGGTGGGGCATGTTTTAGTCCCCATAAAAGCGTGTTTGTCAGCACACACGGAAATCTTTGTGGTGAACGCGAAATAAATTACACCCTGGCTTGCCACATAGTTGAGCATATCCCATGCAGCTTCCTCATTCGGGAACCGGCTCTCAATATCAATATGAGCAATGCAGCCACCACCGCATTTCTTGTCGAACAGACTTCCAAGCCGGCACTTCTCTTGGATTGTGCATTTCTCCATCAGTGGAATCCACTGGTTGCTGTAGATAAAATACTTGTTCTGCTCAAAGAGAAGATTGTCTGCTGCACAAATGACACCGGCACAGTTTTCAGCCGGAATCATCTCCAGATTGAATGTGAAATCACACTCAAAGTTGTCCTTTACCTCGTTGATCGTATCAAGAATCTCAGCGGCGAACTCAACGGCCTCATCGGAATACGATTTGTTTCCCATTTCGTCCTCGTCAATCAGACTAAACAAATCCATAACCTCATACATTCCGATACCGCCGATAGTACAGAACTGTTTATCCAGCTCCACAGCCCCGTCCTGGTAATTTGGCAAAAGTCCCTTTTCAATGTTGCGCTTGATCACATGACGCATGGAGTACAAAGCCTTGCAGTCAAGCAGCACACGATCTCTAAGGATGTCAAGGTATTTCTTCTTGTTGAGCTTACTTTCATAGGCGATGCGCACCAGGTTAATGGTGCTCACGCGGCAGGAGCCTACACTCAGAGCAGTGCCGCCGATGGAATTGATAAAGGCATCCAGCTTCTTGGTATCGCTGAGCAGCCGACAACAGTTACTCAAAATACCGATGTTATCGCTGACGAAGAAATTGGAGTCAGACCACTTGATATTATGATTACTACACCAGCAGGCAAACTCTTCGTCCTGGAACTTCCCGTCTTTGTAATAGAGAGAATAGGTGAGAACCGGGTAAGTGAACATGTTCTCTTCCCGAATTTCACTCACGACCTCCATGAACACCTTTTGGAACTCAATAAAGTCCTCAATGTGGTCAATGGCGAGCTGTCCGTCCGGGAACTCCACTCCGCCGAACAGCGATTCCAGATACGGACGGTCAAAGATGGAGACGTTGGTAAAGGCGGACTGATCAATCCGTAAGAACGGCTGGTTCAAACGGTAGATGAATTTCTGGAACTGCTGGCGAGCATAATAGCTTGGGTTTTTCATGTAGTACCCGCCATCCACATCCTTCTTCCAGAAATACCACGCCCAGATCAACACATTCGGGAGGCCAACTGCGCCGGACTGACGGTTGGACAGGAAAGATACAAACTCGATCACATCGTCAAAATAGGTGGTGAGGTGCTTCGGTGCCTGGTGATTATAGTGGTCGAGGAAGAACAATCCCTCCGTTGCCAATCTGGTCAGGTCGTTTGCCCAGCAATAGGGGAAATAACTCGCGGTTGTGGAATCGTTCAAATAAAACCCCTTGCTGAATTCCTGCTCCAGCCACTGCTTAGCGGTGCGCAAGCCCCACTGCTTCTTGATAGTGAGGAAAATCTTGTTCAGGCCGAACAGCTTATCTTCGCTCTTTGCCTTTTCGGTCATAAAGCTACGGATGTCCTTGTGGTTTGCATTCGCATTCGGATCAATGGACGCATCGGCCAGGGTGTCCTTATCAACAAAATTGTCAATGAACTCGCTGAAGTCGAGCTGACTGGGGTGGACTCCATTGATATATTCAAAATCCTCACCGTACTTTTTCTTTAGGTCTTCTAAGCAGCGCTCAAAATCCTTAGAAAGCTTTAGCGTAATATCCATATGTCATCACTCCCCCTGTTCGTTTACCCACTGAACTGCCTTTGAAAAATCCATCATATCCCCGTATACACTCAGAACTGGAACAGACATAATTCCAAGAGCAAGCATTTCATCTACATCAGTACACTTTGTAAATGAGATATTTTTCTCATTTAATTTTCTTTCCAAAATTCCACACTTGGGACAACCTGTTGAATAAAGTACAATCATACGCTTTCTACATCTACTCCTTTCAAAACTCTGTCGATTTCATCGTCTGCGGAAAGAAGCTCCGCAAAATCAGAAACGACTTCGTAAATTTCATCCCAGGTTTCTACGCGAACCATGCCAGCCGCTAAATCGTTGTAGCTGCGGTTGTGCGGACGGTCAAACAGAATAGGCAGATCGCATGAGGTTGTTTCAAGGTTGTGCGTCCCATCGTCGATCATGATATCCCCGTTGACAAGGCTTTTATCGCTTGCAACAATCACATCTTCCCATTTTAGATACGGGTACATTTCCAGTAGTCGTTTGATCTTTGCTGGTACGGTCGCGTAATGCGATGCAGTTACAATACGAATGGTATGCCCGTCGTCAATCAGCCTTTTCAATACCTCCTGAGCGTTCTGCATGGGGGAGATTTTCTCCCAAAACTCGGTTGTATTCAGCGGAGAGAAGAGGTCATCCTTAGTGAGTTGCGGGAAGAATTTTGCAATTCTCCAATCGGTAATATCTTCTTCCCGCAGGGACGAGCCGCACTTTTTGTTTAGCTCGTTTACCCAGCACTCCACAAGGTTTTCCAAAACATCGTCCATATCAACCAATATGGTCAGTTTCTTCATGCGCACACTCCGTATCTATTTGCGATCAGGCCGCAAACCTTATTGTAAAGATCATCTAATGTGCCGTCGTTCACGATTAGAAAATCTGGGATAACATTGTCAAGAGCAGTCTCAGATGGGTGGCTCTGCTGCTCCGCAGTCAACGGGCTTTCAAAATTCTCCCGTCTGATTCTGATGTGGATCACATCAAGCCCAGCCTGCTTTAGAGAGTCAATTTCGTTTGGAAATCTGCTGTCTGGAATCAGTACAAAATCCCACTCAGAATGGAACATGGTAAGCATATCCTTGATGAAGTCAACCCAGTAATTTGGGCGCTGGGTGCGAATGATATCTGTGCCTACTTTTTGGAGCAGACTTCTTCCGTAATCGTCCTTTTCTCCGTTCCAGTTGAAGAAGGTCTTGCACACATATTTTAGAAGGTCTCCATAATGGGCAATCAAAACAGAGTACCCCATGTCCTCCAGCACAGTCTTCATCATGCCGGCAGTTGTGTCCTTACCATGCTGTGCCTTACCGGAAATACAAACTACTTTCATTTAGGCAACCTCGCATTCAATGTCGTCAAAAAGCACGGGGATCTTATTTTTGAACTCCTGGAGCAGCATCATAGCGATCTCTCTCATCTGGGGGTGAGCCGCAACAGGCGTTCTAAGTTTGAAGAAATGCCGCCATTCACGCATATTCATGGTGATACAGATCTCAGTTTTGGTTGAGTTATTCAGAACCGATCTTGCAATCTGGGGAGACGCACCAAGCTCAATCATACGGTTGTAATGGCGTTCCGCATCGGCGCAGCCCATAAGCCACTCATTGTAAATAGCGGCGGTGGTCTCAGCGTCGAGATTTTTCATCTTGGGATCAAGCTCCATGCCGCCCTTGAGATCGATATAGGTCACTTCATTTCCAAACTTGTCCTTGGAATAGTTGCAGTACCTTGTGCTCTCCTGGGCATAGCTTGCAATGCGGTGGCGGACTTCCTCGTGAGAAACGCCACGGTCATTGATCAGACGGACAGTGATGTTGTAATGCTCGATAACGGCCTCATGTCCTCTTTTGATAATCCCTCCAACAAAAGATTCACAGGATGTATCCGTAATCTTGTCTTCGCTCTTATAGCAGGTTCTTCCCACCGCCTCAATCGTCTTCAGAATCTGTTCTGAGTCAATCGGCGTGATAATCTCAAAACTTGGTTTAATGACTTTCATCGCATAACCTCCATAAAATAGATTAACTAATTGCTTAGGTAGCAGAAATAAGTTGTGGTTCCAAGCACTTCATCATAGTATTCGTAATACACTCCGTCGCCCTGGGGAAAGTTTGCCTGGAACACAACATTTTCTGGGAGAACGCTGCCTTGCTCCAAGAGCTGACGTGCGTTTTCGATGGTTCTTTCGTCTGGCGTGTTATTGATTGCGCCAGTCCATGTTGGAGAATACTGGCCTTTTGCGTAGATTACATCGTATAAAGTATCGGGGAAGAGCGGGTGCTGCATTCTGTTGAGCACAACGCTGCCCACATAGAGCTGTATTTCATCCGACACCCAGCTTGCTCCCATTTCTGCGGTAATCAGTCTTGCGAGCAAATCCAGGTCTTCCTCTGTATATGGAACGACGGGAGCGCTCACATCTACACTCTCTTCTTCAGGCTGGATCTCGGTTCCTTCTGTAACTGCCGGAGCACTCGCCAAATATGGAGGCGGAATAATTACGGTGGTAGATGTTGCTTCCTTTGCAGATACTTCATTGGCGACTGGATATACAAAAGATGAGAGAAGAACAATCACCAAAGCCATGCAGAGAACCGATGCGGCCTTAAAGATAAAATTATGTTTATGTGTCATTTCCGTTATATCCTTTCTTGCTTTATGCGATCAAATCATAATCGAGCAAATACCAATAACCACTCCTATTCTTTTCCAATTCCTTTGCATAGATTATGTCGAATCGTTTGACTGGTGTTTTTGCGTACACGGAAGACCTGATGGTGAGTCTGGACACCTTGCCGCTCCCAATCGATCTGGTTTGTGCCGCATAACCCCAAACCGTGTTGTCTTTTTTGCTGGACAATGGGAATACATCTGTTATCAACAGCTTTCGTCGATCCTCTTTCTTGTTTGTCGTCAGATCGATATATCCCATAAGCTCAATCTGATTCTGGATTTTGCATTTCAAGTCCAGGTCTGGCAGGTGAAGCGATTTGATTACGCTTTCGCATTCATTCAGCAGGCCGGCCATATCCGTGATGGTAAATGACTTAGCCTCTGTCCCGTTTTTGTTCTTGTCTGTCGCATATTTCGATACAACATCAAGCATCTGCCCGCTGATCTTATCCTTTTGCACCTTTTTCGCAGTGCCATTTTTGAAGAACACAAATATGGATGCGATTCTGGATAATTCCGTCACATTCCCGAAATCAACAAAGAAATCAATTTTGATCAGGATATCCCTCTGCCTGGTATCAATAGATGTCTCATTGTTCATTAGGGTGAGAAGCGACATAAAGGTTTTTGGATCGCTGCGTTTTGCAAGATCGTATAGCTCGTTCGCAACAGTGCTGTTCATGTACTTGATAGAGTTGATCCCTTTTGCAATTACATTGCGGTCTTTATCGTACACATATCGGTCTTTGGAAATGCCGTATCGAGGCGGGACAATTTGAATCCCGTATAGCTCAGCAAGTGCGCTGCCGTTTTTGATATCGTCCTCGTTATTGGCGTTGTTCAGATATGCGGTAATGAACTCTGCCGGATAGTAGTAGCGCAGGTACGCACACAAATATCCGATCATACAGTACCCAATGGAGTGGTTATACCCAAACTGGTAAGATGCGCTGTCTTCAATGATCTGCAAGAACTCTTTGGCCTCTTCCTCAGCAATGTTTCTTGGCTGGGAGGATTTGGAGCAGTACCCCTCCAGAATATCGGGCAGAGCGGCTTCCAGTCTGTCCTTTTGCTTACGGCCAATGGCGCGGCGCACATTATCAGCTTCGCTGCCGGAAAGTCCACAGATTTGCTGAAGGAACTTAATCGTGTCCTCCTGGTAGATCAGGTAGCCGAGGTTGTCTTTCAGAAGGTCGTCAATGATAGGAGACGGGTTGTGATGCGGCTTTCTCTGAAGCAGTTCGTCCCGATAAGAAGCGCCAGACGGTCTGATGCAGGCTGTGACCAGCGACATATCATAAATGCTGTGCGTCTTAAACTTTCTCAGACTGTCAAATGCAAATGCAGACTCGAACTGGAAAATACCGATGGGGGAGCGCAGCATGTCATTCCAAACAGCGTCATCATTCCAATTGATTTCGTGAGACTTGGGGTATGGCTTCCCGATGAGCGCATAGGTGTCTTTGATAATCTCGATATTTTTCAGGCCGAGGATATCATACTTCACCAAGCCGGCTTCATGAACGCACTCCATATCAATCTGTAGGATCTCTTTTCCCTCGGACAAAAATGTTCCGTAGTGATCCCGCAGCGTAATGGGGCTTGCCACGATACCTGCTGGGTGCATCGACTGGGAAATTGCGACATCCAGTAACCCATCGTAATAGTAAAATACTTCTGGATATTGGCTCCTTGCCTTTTCCTCATCAAGCTCAAACAAATCCTTGATTTCAGTGTTTACTTTACCAACCCATGGGTTTTTCTGAAAGATTTTTTCGTTTTCTTCTTTCAACTTTGAATACTCTTTGGTGAACTGTTTGACCAGTTCAATCCCTGGGATATGCTCAAATTGCTTTGAGATAATTAGTGTTCCGTTTTCATCAAAGTGATAAAGTTCACACCCGTCAGGATGGTCGCCAAAACGAACTGAAGCGCTATTATCCTTTAGAAGCTCCAGTGCCTTACGAAATCCTCTTTCATCTCTCTGGTGCTCCTTGTTCCACTTTACACCCAACGCACGGCAAATCTCATCGATACAGCCTTTCGATTTAATCGTGCCGATTGCCAGGATAAATGCGGTTTTCTCCTGACCAAACCGGTTGATAATGTACTCATACACTTTGTCGCGGTCAGATGGGGACACGTCGATATCAATATCTCCAATTTCTTTACGGTCTTCGTTGCAAAAACGGCTAAAAACCGTATGCCAAGTCTCTGGGTTTAAGTCCGTGGTATTTGTGACATATGCTACACGGGAGCCTCCACAGGAACCGCGATTGAAACCAATTGGGATACCGTTTGACTTGCACCAGGTAACAAGTTCAGACATGAATAACATAAATCCAGACATATCGATCTTATCAAAAACGCGGCACTCTTCTTTGATAGCGTCCTTGAAATTCTGGATTTGCTCTGGGGTGATTGCACCCTCATCAATTTTTGACTGGAAGTTTTTGCGAATGGTATCTTCAAATACGGCCTTATCTTCTGCGGCATTCCCGTATAGCTTCGGGTACTTGAAGCTAATATCCAGTTCAAATGGCTCAACAGAGTCGGCCATACGGTTTGTGTTTTCTATCGCTTCAAGAAATACTTGCTCTGGTAATGCGCCTTGAATTCGGAACATCTCAACCAGTTCGTCGTAGGTCTTGTAGGTTAAATCAAAACTGTCCTCGTCCGCAAACTCGATGTGCTTTGCAAGCTGCATAATACTTCTGCATTCCGCCTTATACGCATCGATGCTGTGGGTGTCTGTGCCGGCAATCAAAGGGATGCCATATTTCTTTGACATCTCCGCAAGATGACAGTTGTAAGAAATCTGCTCCCCAAAATTATGAGCCTGCACTTCCAAATAGTCGTAATGTTTCAGCAGTTTTTCATACATCGGGTGTCGGACGCTCATTTTATTGAGCGGGGAGGCGAGACAGGCGCTTATTTTGATTACATTGTCTGAGATGCCAAGGAACTCTTCAAATGTAATTCTTGGCTTGTAATAAAAATGGTCGTCTCGGTTTGACAAGCTCACCAGATTGTTGATCTCAAGAATGCCATCGTAATTCTTTGCAATCAAAATCGTGTGGTAATTATCTCTCACTTTTTTCTTACCGGACTCCATCATCTCAGCAAGCACTTTTTTTGCGTCCTGTTCATTTCTGCCGGACTGCGCTTCTCTCCACAGCTCGTTTGCGTCGGGGTACTCATAAAGCTGCTCAGTCAAATAGCACTCAACGCCATGGAGATACTTGATTCCAGCCTTGTCGCAGGCCATCTTTTTTGCAACCCACTGATAGATATTGCCATGCTCTGTAAACGCAATTGCGGTTTGGCCGAGCTGGACGGCACGATCAATGTAGTCCTGGAATTTTGTTGCGCTGTCCAGCAAAGACAGCTCAGAGTGAACATGATAAGCAGTATAGTTTTTACTCAGAAGACTCGCCTCCCTACTAATGTCCGTCTACCGTGCCAAACACCTCATCCTCTTCATCATTCAATTGGTCTGGAGGATAGGGGAGACCGCCAACATAAGGGTGTTTATCCCAGGAGTAGCGGCGATCCAGGTCTTCTTCCGATGTAAAGAAGCGTCTGGAGGGCTGATCGTAATAGACACCAACGCTGCGCCCCTCATAACCAAGCATTCTGTCTTTCAGAATGTCGATCAGAACATCTTCTTTGATTGGCTTTACACGCCAACCAGAACCATTTAGCTTTGGTTCGCCCTGCTTATCCTTATCAGAGACGCGGTATAGGCTAATGATGCGGTGCGCCAGGTCGATAATGGCGGAGATGCCCTGCACATCCATCTTGTTTAACCGGCGCATGGTATCAATTTTGTGTGGATGCACGACCAGCAGAACAATGACATTGAATTTGACTGCAAATGCAATCAGATTCATAATCAATTCAGACTGCTTATTATATTTGTTGTCGTCGCTGCACTCCAAATTGATAGCGGTTAGGTTGTCGAGAATCAACAGCTTTGTCCCGTACTTTCTGACGGAATCCTCCATAGTCTTCAGCAGATCCGTCATACGGTTGGATCGTCCGTCCTCGTAGATATACAAACGGCCACGATAAAACTCATCAATTTCCCGTTTTGCCTCTGGAGAAACCTTATAGTAGGTCGCGTCCTGCCAGTGTCGCTCTTCGATGTGTCGCTGGCCTGCAAGCACAGAGTTGAGCCAGTTTTTTGTCTGGAAGTTTGGCAGCTCACCAGAGAAGAGGAATACATTTTTATCCTGCTCCAGCGATTGGCAAATGATTTGATTGATAAACGAGCTTTTGCCAGCTCCGTTGATGCCGGTGATGATATTGAGCGTCCCCTGGAATAGCTTCATCAGATATCGGTCAAGGGGACGGATGCCGGTTGTGATACCGTCGATCTGGTCTAAGTCCACATCCTGGATGTCGGAGAAGTCAATCACACCAGGGACAGGACTATCCTTGGCGTTCAAGATGATCTCAAGAACCTTTTCCTTGCCAAGATAATAGAGAGCTTCGTTCAGATCGTTGACGCTGTACTTTTTGCCGTTCTCCGCCTCATAAATCGGTGGCACTTCGGCAACCTTGGTGCGCCAACTGCCGAGGCGGTATACGACCTCTTTCTGCATTTTTTGTCCGGCTTCATCGTTGTCCGCACACACGATAATGCTGTCAAACTGTTCAAGCCAGTCCCAGCACTCTTCGATCCAGTGGAAGTTTCCGCTGCCGAGCGGGACGGAAACAGCGTTGGTGAAGCCCGACTCAATTGCGGATAGACAATCTGGCTCCCCCTCGCAGATTAAAAGGGGTGCTGTCACATTGATGCGGTTCATATTGAAAAGCAAGTTGCTGGTATCTGCGTTTTTCTGGCACCAGCACTTGTTCTCCCCTTTATGTACCTTTCTGGATGGGCGGTATTTCACCATGGTCAAGACATCGTTGGAGTCGTAGTAGTTCCAGACGATGTTGCCCTCTTCGTCCTGGCGAACATCCGCATAGTCAAGAGTTTGTGGGCTGATACAGCGGCGCTTAAAATACTCATACACCCTGCTTTTATCGCCAAGCGGTACTTCTTTTGGATATCTATACTGGTGTTTTGTTTTTACTCCAAGCTCGCCAAAGCTGTACTTGATCCCAGCGAGATCGAACAGCTTTTGACAAGCCTGAAGGTAGGTCATCCCCTTGTAAATAAACACGTCAAGGATGTCATAGTTTCTGGCGCAAGCGCCGAAACAATGGAAAGAAAATGTTTTTCTGTTATATATAAAAGAGGCGTGGTCTTCCTGATGGAAGGGGCAGCAGCACCTCAAATTCTGTTCGTCAAAATCCTGAATCCCTAACTCCTGAACGATAATTTTAGCGTTATCGTCTCCAAGCTTTTCTTTTGCTTCGAGGATTGTATCTCGATCAATTTGCAGCTCCCGTCACCCCTCTCTTCAGGACATCTGTTTGTATTCACAGTCTGCGCATACATCGCATAGATAATGGCACCGCCAATAATCTGGATTTGCTGACCAGTCATCATTCACTGTGATTTTTTCAATTTCTTCTTTTGACCACAATTCAATTTCACGCATTCTGTCCATACGAAATGGCTCTTGAATCATTGTTTGAGAACGAAAGCAATTAAATTCAAGTGCGTCTGGATATCTGCCGTACTGATCTTTGATGGATGCGGAGTAGACATATAACTGCCGTAAATAACTGTCCAGTTCCAGATCTGATTTCGTAGGAGAAGAGCGGTGTGAGCGGGGCTTTAGCAGCCTTGACTTATGATCGGTGATAATCAGTTTCCCATTGTCCTCACTGACCAAATCTATAAACCCAGTCCATGGTTTCCCGGCAAAGGAGAAGTTCACATTTTGCTCTACGCCAAGAACCGTTCTTTGGGGGAACGACAGATTATCAAGATAACGAAAACCCTGCTCAAAATAGTTGTGGTAGATTTTTTGGTTTGGAGCTTTTGATCTTACATTGGAAGAAAAGTGGGCTACATAGAAGGTTGAAAGCTCATTCTTCTTCAATATACCATCTAAGTACATTTGCATAATCAGGTGTATGTAACTACCAAACTCTGCAAAAAACCCACTCTTCTTTTTCAGCGGCCTACCGTACTCGTCCCGATACAGGTAGCTAAGAAACCATCTGTATGGGCATTCCTCGAATGAAGTAAGGCGAGAATAGCTCCATACCATATCTGATATCGTTAAATCATATCGAATAGAGCATCACCGCCGACTTATTCACTTAGAACGGCAGATTCTCGTCGTCATCGTCCGACTCTTCATCTGCCAGTGGAGAGGCCGGCTTGCCCTTCTGCTGCTTTTTCTTGGCAGGCTTTCCAGCGGACTTGCCGCTGTCCTTGGAGCCATCGGCCATCTCGAAGTCGAACATGGCAAAATTGGTATACTCGCGGCCAGCCTCCTTGTCATAGCGGTTTGACACATCACAGGAACCGATCTTGATGCGGCAGCGGCCACCACCCTCCAGCGCATCGGAGATCAGATTGATGTTTTTGTTTGCGTCGCCAACCATGGAGACAAAGCCGTTGAAATCGGTGACATACTCATCCGATTCCTTATCCTTGCGGCTGGTGGAGATACGGATTTTGGAGAACTTGCTACCAGTCTCCGTAATCTCCCACACGGTCGCATAAGCACCTGTATGAAACCCCATTACTTACTACCTCCATCCTTAATTGGGCATTGCTGTTGCAGCTCTTCGTAGAGACGCGCCGCAACCTGCGGGTCAGTCAGATAATTCATGTAGTCGGCAGTCGGCTTATTGCCATTGCGCACATGTTTCTTTACCAGCTCCGTAAGCGTCTTGCGGGCGGCTTCAGAGTTATCATTTGCGTCCAAATAGCTATGGACATGGGCATCGATTTTGGTGACAATCTGCTTTGTCACTGCCATATTTGCCTCGACCTCTGCCTCTTCCTTTTGACTGCGGTAATAATCCGGGTCGTCCTCAGGAGTAGCAATCTGGAAATACTGAGTCAGGAATTGACGCTGAGCATAGGTAAAACCGCCGCCCTGTGCCTGGGATGGGTCTGCCTGTTCTCCGCAACAAGTCCATGGAACCCGTCTCGACTCCCCGCTGTCCACATCGATCCAGGTAAAAATGATATCCTGGGAAACAACAAACTCATGAACGACCTCTTGGATTACATCGCCGTTCTTCGTTGCCTTTTGCTTTTCGTAGTGGTCAATCACAATCTTCTGCGATCCATGGACGCACTCTTCCTCAAGCAGCAGGCCATACTTATCCATGCCGGCTTTCAGTTTAGCAAGAATTTCTACGATAGACGCATAGGTGTAACCGTAGCCCTTCTTGCTCTTCTTCACTACATCTACATACTTGCGAAGCTCAAAGAGCTTTCGGTTCAAGTTCATTGTTGCATTGTTTTCAGACACTTCGTTCCTCCATCAAATAGGTTGCTTCCATATCTGCAAGGTGGAGCAGAACGGCAAATGGGCAATAATCGTAAGCCTTGCTGCAACCAAAATCACCGCCTTTTACAGCACTGTCAAACTCGGACATATGCCAACGGATTGCATAAATCTCTTCGTCCGTCAACTTCATGTGACGAAGAAGAATAATGACAGACTTTTCACCATGTCCAACAGGGAATTGGTCTTCTGCCTTATAAAACGGCTCTTTATGCCATTGACCGGTTGCCTCATCCTTGACATTTTTAGTGCCTACTGCATAATAGTTTGCCTTGCACAAATCATGAAACAGGGCTGAAATTGCAATGGTTTCTTCTGATACCACAATCTCTGGAAATTGCTTAACTAAATCCTTTAAGGCATCGTAAACATTCAGAGAATGCTCCAGAAGACCGCCCTCATGATTGCCGTGGAATCTGGTGCTGGCTGGGGCATAGTAAAAGTCTGTGGTTTCGATCCAGGCAAGCAAATTTTCAATGCCATCTCGTGAAATATTCTCCCTACAGATAGAGAGATACCGCTGTTTTAGATCCTCATTTACCAGGGTTTATCACTCCCATAAATCTTCGATATTCTTTTGTCTGTAACAGTTGTCGCAATACACTTCGCCAGATTTTATCACCACATAGCCATCCAATATGGGGTTCCCGCAGTAGTCACATTGTTTATATGGAACATAGTTCCCACCGCACACGGGACATCCAGTGAAATGCTCATAGGGCGGAGTGTCAAGGCCGTGTGTCTCAACATAGTTTTTTGGATTTTGAAACACACAGCCACACTCTACACATACGAAATTACTCGTTCTCTTTTACCCGATAGCCCACGCGGACACCCATGCTGTCGTCACCGGCGAGCTGCTTGATCATCTTGTCAAGCCCAATAACATTGTGAGCGGGGGAGGGGAGAGCGGCAGCAGGCTCTTGCTGATCAACCTCCTTGGCCTTCTTCTGCTTCTTCGGCTTCTGCTGAGGGCGGAATGCGTTCTTGAACTGCGCCTTGAAGTTCGCACGGGAACCATAAGCCTTTCTCATGCAGGCCATAGCGTAGCCGAATTCCTCGGAGAACACATCGTTGTCGCAGCGCACGACTGTCTTATCGCCGTCCTCCCAGTACACAATGGTGGCAGGAGGATTGAAGATAACCTGAGTCGGCATCGGAATCAGGGTGCAGGGAACCGTCTTCACCGCCTCTACAGGGGCAATGTGCAGCTCTCCAAAGTTAAAATCCTCGGCCAGATTTCGGATCAGATCCATTTTAGTCATAACTTTTACTCCTTTTTAGATTGATTAACTAATTCCTTTGGATGGACTTAAAATTCTGGCTATGTGTCAGAATTGCTTAACTAATTCCTATTACAGTATAACAGGTTTTCCTAAAATGTCAAGAGGTTTTTCTGGGTTTGGGGATTTTTCTATCACGCAAATCCCAGTTGTTTGAGCTGTAATTGTGGGGCAAATTCTTCCGCCGTCCTGGACTCTGCCTCGTCTGGTTTTACTGTTTGGATAGGACAGATCCACAGCCCCCCCCCACAACACATTCAATAAAACCTTTTTTCGTTGCCTGCTTGATTCTTACAATGTTCTCCAACTTGTTCTCTCACCTCATATACTGCGCAAGGGGGATTCCCATGTATTTGTGCGCGGAGCGTTGGGCAAACCAATATAACTTTATTTATCTTTGCTTTTCGCCCCTGCGGATCAATTACCCCGATAAACCGCCAAGAACAAGTATCGGGGTGGATTGCTTCACTTGTCACTTTGTTCATCCTTTTATCTGATATCTTGGCATAAAGTAATCAGAAGTTGTTACAGCGGCGGCAACACCAGATGTATCATAAATTCTATTCGATAATGACGGCTGCTTGCCATTTACCTTTGAATTGATACATAATGTTTCGCATCTCACTTCTGTACTACTTTGTACCATCCTGTTTTTGCACCCCCCCCACCAGCGTCAGCCTTGAGGGTGCGAGAAATTCCGTCACCATTGTAAACTCTGTTGGCATCACCGTTATAGTCGTTGATATAGCCAATCTGCTGGAGATCAGGTTCCTCCCCGATGGGCGAGGGAGGCTCAGCGCTTTTGTGCGTGTCCAGTTTCGTAAGAGCTTTTTCAAATGCGCCGATACCTGAGAAGAAAGAACCGACAACCATATCATCGAAAAGATACGGCATCGCATCGTACAGGTTTTCCATAATGTGGAGCAGCACATCTACCACGATGCTGTTGCCGGCCTGTTTGTAGAGCTGGGAAGAAGAACGGTCTTTCCCGTTATAAAGATTTTCGTTCATTCTGGATTTGGCACTTTCAAAATCATGGTCTTCAAATCCCATAAGCCGCCAACACTCCTTTGGGGTCAGCTTTCGCACACGAAACCCAGGGCGGATTGCGATTGGTGTTTGCCCGCCGCCCATTCCAGCGGCGCTGTTTACGCATGGACAAATACCATCGGAACGCGGGGTTTGGTGCCTTTGTAACCCGCCAAGCATTGTAATATTATCGTATGTCTCAATTAGTTTCGTCCCATTACCTGGAGCGTCATTTTTGAAATTTGGCATAACAGTCCCTATACAAGTCTGATCTGACTTGATCCTCCTATTGTAATCATCGTAAATTATAATGTGTGGCTCCAAATTACCCCCCCCCATACAGGTCAAGGCGGGAGATATACCGCTTGGGTCGTACACGCGGCCACGCTGCGGATTATCTATCTTTGAGCCTTTTGTCCAATTGCCAACTTGCAATATCTTATCAATCAACTTCTATAACCCCCGTCATTTGCTGGTTTCCGAACCCCTTATAATCACGCGCAAGTAAAGTCATGGCGACATCGCTATATCCTTCAAACGATGTCCCTTTTTGACCCAGCTTCGCACCAATCTGCTGGCAGCAGATCCCATGTGTGTCTGTCGGTTGAACTTCGTCCGCTTGTTCGGACGGTTCTGCTGATTTCACGCAGCGGGGGGGGGGCGATCATACCGGCAACTTTCTCATCACTGAGATAATATTTCTCATCAACATTCTGCTCCAGCATATCGCTAAGTGAGTGTTTAAGAGGAATAGGGGATGGGAAGTTGAATTTTCCATTGTCAAGGTCTTTACGAATGATAACGCAGTAGACGCGCTCACGGTTTTGAGGGATACCATAATTTTTTGCATTCAACACTTGCCAATATACATTGTAGCCGTAGTCTTCCAGCTCCTTTACAAAGAGGTCAAAAGTAGCCTTAAAACGAGCACCTACAATATTTTTAACATTCTCGTAAATTGCAAATCTCGGTTTCTTTTCTCTCAAAAACCTAAGCCACTCTACCAAGAGAGAGGATCTCGTCTTTTCAATCTCTGTTGATCCACATTTGGGGCATTTGTCCCGCATAGTGTAATGGGCTTCTAAGGGATTGTATGTATGGCCGCAACTTTTACATGTCCATGCAGCCCCCCCTGTTTGCCCGCGATTGAGAAGTCCTGGCAAGGGCTTCCGCCAAACATCGAATTAAAATCAGGGACAGATTTCTCATCTGCCTTTGTGATATCACCGATATTCAGTGACGGATCGATGCCATGGACTGCGCAATAGCTTTCTGCGGCGTACTTATCGAACTCGCAGAATAAGGCAGTTTTGTAGTTCGTAATGATTCCTCCTTATCATGCCATTAAGCGGCTTTTTTATGGATTTCTTCAAACACAATTTGTTTAGGTAGTATACCACTGCACACATATACGCTACTAAATGGTGGATTTAATGAGGGGATTTGTTCCGAATAATCCTTAAAATATGCTATCCGCTTATTCATATACATGATTTCAAAATCATGCGTCTTAAACATGTTGAATCGTCTCTGGCTTTCAAATAACCCGACAACACCAACAAGCATTGCGAATGGCTTTTCAATGCGAAACAAACGATCAAGTACATCTGTTTTTAGGGAGTAGGGAGGATTACTAATAATAAAATCACACATTGGTGGTTCAATTGTAAAGAAATCTTGGCCGTTCGCAATATGTGTTGCAACTACTTCATAGCCGTGATTTCTAAACATCTTCACAAACAAACTATCCTCCGTATCAAAAGGACACCATATAGTTACGGGGGGGGTGGAAGATACTTCATAATTGGTCTAATAGCATATTCTGGCGTGTAAAACTCATCGTTTTTACTCCCAGCAACAATATCCAACTTCATAGCGCACCTCGAATAGATTAACTAATTTCTTTTGAAAATCTTTCTTCAAGCTCAAAGATGCCTTTGGCCTGACCTTTGTAATACCCTTTGAATGGGCGTTCGATTTTGCTTTGCAGATCGCATAACTTGCGCCAATACTGCGGCAAATACCGATAGATATTTCTCAATTCTTTTAGGTTTTTGTTACAGCAGCACCAACACGAAATACGATCCAGGATATCATAGAGATCCATGTACTCTACGCCGGCGTTTGACACTTTTTCAACCCAGTAAAATCCATGGTCATGACAATATTTTAGGCAGTCTGATTCTCTCATGCCCCACTGTACCAACGGCATAACTTTACCATCCTGACTCGCCTTTTCAAATCTGCCTTGCTCATCCGCTGCAATACCTACATAATCGATTACCATATCATTCAGGCTTCTTTTGAATTCTCTGATAGACTGTAATTTTTCGGATGTTCCCCAGCGGCACAAGCCTCCACACCAACCATATCCCAAGTGAACGCCCTTTTGCTTGCTGCACACTTTTTTCTCAAGCATAGAGTATAAAAATGGACGCTTCGGGTTTAACTCGACATAAGAAATCCCTCTTTCCTGCAAAATTGGCTTGACCTTATCTCTAATGTTGTAGATGCAGTCAAACTCCATTCCAGTGTTATAAAATATAACATAATCTAACGGCCAATTCTCTTCTATGAGACGGAGCAGCATGGCAAGAGAATCCTTGCCGAAGCTGACACTTGCAATGTGCTTCATACCGACCACAAACCAAACTGGATGCGGTCAACTGTTTAATCCTCCCATATTACTTGCCATAAGGCTTTCACGCAGTAACAAACAATTTTACCTCAGACTTATCAATCTTCTGAGAACCTGGTTTACCAGGATTGGTATTAGCTCCTTTCTTTTTTTCTCTTCATGTAAATGCCAAGAATGTTAAAATGATTTGCGCAATATGGATCGACTGGTCGCATATCAGATTTATCCTCCTTTCATTTGCTTTCATATTATCTACCAGCGCATGGACGATAAAATTCACCAAGAAAGCAAAAATAAATCCGATAGGACATTGAAATTCCATACTGATGGCGATTGGTAGCATAATCATAAATGCCCAACTAAATCCGTGCATAATTAGGGCTACGATATAATCGTACCGATACATTTTTTCTGGAGCGGTTTTATGCCACCACTCCTTTTGCTTCATTGAGGCGAGAATCCCTTGTAAATAGTAATCGTCCACAATATGGAGAAAAATCATAAGCAGAAGTAAAAAGCAGTTGTTCATATCAACACCTACTTCACATACACATCACGATATACGACACCGAGGCGGTACGCTTCTGAATGACTCCCAACACATACATCAATTCTGTTCCCCTTAATTGCGCTGCCTGTATCATGCGCCTTAAATTCTCCATACCCGTCTATGTAGACTGTACTGCCGAGAGGAATGACAGACGGATCAACGGCTATTGATACCCATGGGGTAAGGGGAGCGCCGGATGCGGTTCCAGAATATCCTCCATTACAGGTCGAGCACGGGCAATAATGGGAGATACGGAATGTGCCGATATATTTCCCCTTGTTATTTTCATCTTGAACGGCCTGGTCATACTGTTGGTAGAGATTTGTGAGAATGCGCTGCTGCTCCCACCATTTCTCCTGGGCAAAAAGAATTGCCTGGTTGCTTTCGCTTTCTCCAAAACTCCTTACATACTCCGCAATTTGATGCGCCATATTCTGCTTCTCGATTGCGCTGTCAATTTGCTGTTGGATCTCTTCAGAACTTGCGGCTTGTGCTGGGAAGACCAGCAGGGCGGCTATTACACAGGAAGATAAAATTTTACTGATGAACTTGATAAAAACACTCCTTTCAATCACACGATACCCCAATATACTCCAATACCTTTCGCATACCGAGACCGTGATCTTCCCACGATCTCATACAGTAATCCCACAGCTTTGGGTGCGTTTGTTTCAAACGCTGGAAACGGTTTGGGGTCTTCTCAAGATGTGCTCCAAAAGCACAAAATACACATCCGGTACGTCGCTCTCCAGTCGTCGTCCACCCCCCCCACAGGGTACAATGTCGCCATATACAGAGGCGTATGGGACATTGTAGGTATGGAGGTACTGGAGCACATCGTCTTCAGTCCAAAAAGACATAGGCTGAGAGGATGGAGATTTCTTGTTGAACGCATTACATCCCGTTGACATCCATGTAGATCGCCTGGATCTGCTTTCGTTAGCCATGGTAGCAATAATGGGGACTCTACCAGTCTCTTTTGAATACTTCTTCATAGGCTTTTTCTTCATGACGTTACAGCACCGTGAAGAAACCTTGAATGGTGCGTCCAACAGATAGCACCACTTTTCACAATTGAACTCTGATTTTGTCCCGTTACTTCTTACGATTTCCCCGTGAAGCTCTTTCCAGCGAAAAGATCCAGGCTTATGGCCGTATTCCACAGTGTCGGCAACTCGCTTTGATACGATTGGATAACCGTATGTCTCAATTACCTTTCTGAAGTTCATTTCTGGGCGCAAAACAACTACATTTTCTGTGTTCATTGCAAACTGCCGGACTTCAGGAAATTCAAGACCAGTATCACAAAATACAGCCGGCACATCTGGATATATTTTGCGCACCAAATCGAGAAGGACGGTAGAATCTTTCCCACCAGAAAATGCGACATAGACCAATCCATTATAATGTTCGTACCATTCTATAATGCGAGCGGTTGTAACTTGGATTTTCTTATCCAAGCTCCAGGATTGCATGGTTTCTAAATCTTCTTTTGTGTATATAAAAACATCCCCTCTCTATAACGGTTGCCCATTCTTTCAATGTACTCCCAACAGGGGAACGGCTCTGTTTGAAAACACTTCTCACAACAACTCTCGCACACAAAGCCGTACTCCTTGTTGTATGGACACGGGTTTACCTTTAGGACTTCTTTGCCGCATATGGAGCACTTCATTTCGTTTCCTCCGCAGGTGCCATCTTTGCCTTGATGTCCGCCTCGTGAAGAGCCATAACATCCGCGTACATTTTGTCGCCAATCAGTCTCTTAAACTTTGCGGCAGCTTTTTCTGCGTGGGGAACACGCTCCAATTCAAAGGGACGCATATGCCACTGAATCACCCCAGCGACATAGAGAACATCAAGAGCAGGCTGGGTGTAAAAGAGGCTGTCATACGCGGAGACATGATGGTGCTCATAGTAATGCGCAATGTCAGTGTCTTCACCCCGGCTGTTCTTAAACGCCTTGGTAAAGGCTTTGCCGATATCATGTAGCACCGCCGCCTCATACAGCTCAGGGGAGCCGTTTTGAATGTTCGCATATGTAGCAATGCAGTGAGCGCCAACCGTCAGATCATGATGGGGATTATCCTGATCCAGCCAGGCCAAGCCGTTTTCACCCCAGAAAAGTTCTTTCACATCCAGCGTCTTAAAACCATCCGGGTAAATCACATGAATCTTGTCCCATCCCTCATAATACTGGGGAATCCAAATGGACTTATACATCCGCTCCAGGACTTCATAGGGGACAACGCGATCCCGATGCTTGCTGCGCTCCACGCAATCGGCAAAAGGAGTTGCCATGAATTCGCACACTTTTTCGCACGGGACTTTGCTCAGCCGCTGAATGGTGTCCATACGGCGCTTATAGTTGATATTCGTTGCGTCGTAAATGACATTTCTGCCGTTGCTCAAATCCTCGATCACACGGCGGTGAAGCACATCAAACACCTTACCATTATTATTCTGATCCTGGACATCCCCAAGGATCTCTTCGCGGATTGCGTCGCTGGAATGAACCACAGCATTAAACTCTTCTTTCAGCTTTTCCGCATAGCAGGACTTCCCGCTGTAAGGAAGCCCGACCATCATCATAAACATCGGTTTCATATTGTCCCTCCATATACTCAAGCAACACAGCCGATCTCGCTTTTGAAATTGTACTTAAACAGATCAATCAGCGTCTGGTTTAATACATAGTCAACGGCTCGATTAACGGTTGGCGTATGCTCTTCCATATATTTTGCCTTTGTCTCTTTCATCTTTGATGTGTAGACTTCCGCCATATTAACAGCGTCATCTTTACTCAGGCACCCAAATTTAATTTGTTTGAGATAATCTGCTTTCTTGGAGAGTAGGCAATCTTCATATGCCTCACCTGCAAGCCATCTTGTCATGAATTCGTCAAGCCTTAAAATATGGTGCAATTGCTTTGGGTCGTACCCGAACCGTTCAATCTTATCTATTGTGGCCGGATATGGGTGGCAGAGCGCCTTTTGCTTCTCCATTGCGGTGCCAACCATACAATTCAGAGATGCAAAGTCGTTGTATCTCCCGATCAACTCGCGGGAGTCCAAAACCGGCTGAAAAAGAGACGCATACTTCGGATTAAGAATTCTGTACTTCGTGAAAAGGATCTCAACAAAGTTGATGTTCTGTTTTCTGAAGCAATCAAAAATCAGGCGGATGTCTTTCACATCCACATGCTCATCATTTTCCATGATGTGCGTGTAACTATACGGCTTTCGGTTCAATACAAAATCCTCGAAAGAGGGGAGGACGATGAGCTTTGAATCTACATCGCTCCCCTCGTAGTCGAGCTTATAATTTTGCGACCCTTGCAGGAAAATGCCGACCCATTCCGGGTGCTTTTCCTTTACAGCGTCTAAATGTTCTGAAAGCCGGCGCATGATTTTTTCATCATGGCTTCGCTCTTCTATCTCAAACACTCCTTTCATTAAGTGAATGGATTTTTGTTCCCATATCCAAAGAAGATATCAAAAATATCAGACAGATCATCGTCGCCTGTTTTTGGGATATGGTTTGACCTCTGCTCGTTCTTTTTGTCCGGTTTGTAATCGATGTTGTAGGACATGTTCTTTGTCCAGCGCTCATTTCTGGTTCTGCTTCGCAGGACAATTGAATCTGAAATACTCCGTTTTACACGCTTGGCAAGCAGAGCGCCGGATAACTCATTTCCGTTATCATCGAAAAAATCCGACATCTTTGGGACAGAGATATAAAGGTGTGTTACCCCGTCTACGGTGTCTTCTTTCTCAAGACGGACACCATATTGCCGCCAGGGTTCGATCATTTCCTTGTTTGTCATGCGGCATCCGCTACTTCCTGGGACTCTTCCATATCAGGAGCAGAGGCCACCTCTTTGATAATGCCCTCCAGCACCTTGAACGCAAAGTTCTTGTGCTTGTAAGCGGTGAACTTTGGGCGGTTCACGATGCGGCAGACAACGCCCTCGCGCACATGGGACTTGCCGATGGGATCAGCACCATCGTAGTAACACTCGGCTACGGTTTTTACCCACTCACCGGGGCTATCAGACTCAGGCACAAACCCAGACCACAGGAGCGGGACGCAGTTCACACCCATCTGTTCACACCGATAGCGCATGAAGAACGGTGGATATTCCACAACATCGCCATCCTCATTGGTCATAGTCATACGGTATACATATAGAGCAGACTTCGGAGCGTCTACACCATCTGGGCTACAACCATAACTGAATACAGTTTGCTTGCCGTACTGCTTCACAAACTCCTTATCTCCGACCTTCTTGTTATCACAGGAGGCCATGATTGGCGTACCGTCGTCAGTAAATCCGACTACCTCATAGTAAACGGTTTCTCCCTTGTGGAGCTTGCCCCCGAACACCTTGGCGTGTTGCTCCCTAAATGCGTTGCTCCCATAAAATCCGCCGTCAAAGGTATCGAGAACAACGCGGCGGGTTCCAGTGACATATCCCCAGTCATAGATCGGTTTCCCAGGCCGGCGCAGCAGCTTGTCCATAAAGGACTTTTTATAACCAGACAGCACGGGGAGGTAGCCGGTTCGCTGGGATGTACCGTGCATCTTCAGCGTGATCTCAACAAGATCCCCCTGGTGGAAAGCGCTGAGGTTATAAGGAAGCTGCTCCGTGTCCGCATGTTCCATGAACAGGGGAGAGATGGGATCTTTGCGCTTTCTGGTGCGATTGCCGGCACCAACAGAATTTCCTTTTTTACGAACTGGGATATACTTTTCACAGATCGTAACGCCGTTGAGCTGCGTAATAGTGTCGCCCTCTTTGAGCTGAGAGATATCCGTGAAATCCGCAAGGGAAGACAGAGGCATGAACAGGCCGTCGCTCTTCTCGCCGCGAAGCTTCAGTGCCTTGATATTCCTCTTCTCTGGATCGAGATAGCCACCAGCGGGGTTCCCGTTCTCATCTTTTCTGCGCAGAAGGTCGTTCTTCTGGGCGAACTCAACACCAAGTTGGCCGTCAACGGGGAAGTAGACCCCCAGCTCGTCAGGCTGCGTATCAAGCCCAACGATTACCGTATTACCAAAACACTCGCCGCAGAGCAAACGATCTGCATTGGAGTGCTTACGCAGGTTTTTAATCCTGGTCACAAAAGCGTTATACATTGCATCACCTCAAATAGATTAACTATTTCCTAATTTAATCGCTGTCAAGGATTTTGACACCGATACCTTTATCTCCAATCTCCTTTAACATGGAATGGAGCGCTTCATCGTCATAGCCTATATCCTTGAACAGAATCGTATATCCGTCTTCGATCAGATTTATGCACTCGCCATACAGCTCTTTTGAAAACCATCCCTCAGAGATAATCTTTTCAATGGTATCAATTTCGCCGCAGGATTCGTAATCCAAAATACAGGAGTCCAGTTCCTCTTTTGTAGTGCATCGCTCCCCGGTCGTCGTTTCATACCCAGCGTCAGAAAGCAGAAGTGTTTCAACGATATCGTAAAAATACTTAATCTCAGGATATTTCTCTGCGACATCAGATGGGATATCTGGATTTGTTTTATACGCAATTACGAAACTTGAGCTACTACTGTTTGTAACAAAGTCGCTTCTAATTTTCATCGATAAATCTCTCCAAAATCAAAGATTAGATTGTTAGGCGACACATCCATTTTGTAGACGGACTTAATCTCTTTGGACAGCATTTCACGCAATTCTGCAAGATTGTGCTCAGTCAAATCATTTTCATCAAGCGTCCATCCAACATAGTCAAGTCCGCACTCCCCAAGCACAGCCTCAAGATATCTGTCTCTCAACTCGATATCGTCATAATCTCCATCGTCCATACGTTGCAGAATCTTTTCAGAAGAAAGATCGTTTTGCTCAAGGATCGCCTCTCCAGCTCCAGTCGGCAAGCGAAGACAGATAAATGAGCTACTGCTACTATTGGTCACAAAATCAGTTCTTACTTTCATGGCTCACCCCTTATGGATAAAATCATAAAATCGGCTGTATGTGCCGAACCGATCTTTCAGGCCGGCGACGATTTCGGCGGGGTTCAGATGGAATCTGGAACATACCTCGGTCACATACTCGCTGTCATAAAGTTTCTTGCGTCTCTTGTTGAGCTGTTTTACCTTGGCAAAAACTTCATCACGAGAAACCTTATATTCTCTTTCCAGATACTTTGCCAAATCTTTGTTGGAATACTCGATGAACTGGCAGATGGGGCAGCACTCTTCCGGGATTCCATA